CCTAAAGGCGATATTAATATGCTAGTCTATGGTAGGGCGTCAGAGACTGAACGGATGTGGGTCGTTAATGAAGGTTTAAGCAACCTGAAACGGCTTAAGATACAGTCCTCCCTCTAGGGAAACTTAGGGGAATAAGAGTGCTTACAGCAATTAAATTGCGTGTGCGCTTCACAATTGGAGTTACAATTTTATTTTAATATTATTATGTATTTAATAATATGAAAAATTGATGACACATAAAGGGTGTACGTACTATGGCTACAATCCTGTTATAAGTAACACAAACACAACACAAACACAAATAGATATGAATATGGATATTGGTAACACATTTTCATTAAAATATGAATATATTCGTGACAAATATAAAACATCAAAAATAGACTTTATACGAGGACATATTAAAACGATTGGTCGAACATCTAATCAAGAAAAGAACCCATTATGGAAAATCCAGAACGAAAATGGAACCATTATTATAGTTATGTATTGCGAAGTTGATACGCTTTGCATATTATGCCCGACAAGTTATCAAAAAATATTAGATTATGAAAAAACAAATAATAAAGGAAATAAAATTACTTGGTATAAAATGTCGAATGGTTATATTTCATGTCATTTAAATATTCATATGCATCAAGTAATAACAGGATGTATGGGTAATGGTAAAGGAACAAATACTATAAGTGTCGACCATATTGATAGAAATCCTTTAAATAATTGTTTTGATAATTTAAGAATTGCTACAAGAGAAGAACAGCAAAAAAATAGTAAAGGTACCGCGGACGATGGAACAAAAAGAGAACGGAAATACAATGCAAAAAAGTTACCTGATGGAATAACACACGATATGATGAGAAAATATGTTGTATATTACCATGAATGGTTGAATAAAGAACATACAAAAGAGAGAGAATTTTTTAAAGTGGAGAAACATCCGAAACTCCAAAAACCCTGGATTTCTAGCAAGTCGTCAAATATTTCATTACTAGATAAACTACTTTCAGCAAATAAAGTTGTTACAGATTTAGAAAGTGATATATATCCGTAGTATTGAACATGATGAATTAACTTTGCTTATTGATTATTAAAGCAAAAAACAATCTTGCTTTGCCAGTGGGGTGAGCAAAAATAATATAAAGTTATACTTGATAAATATAATAAAATCTTGCTTTGCTGGTTGGCAAAGCAAGAATCAATAATGGTTTGCTTTCTCTTGAGGGAAAGCAAATAATATACTTACAATTTATTTTTTAAAATAATTAATAATATGTGTGTGAATTTTATTATATAAATGTAAAATATTAAAGTCTTCATCATAAGGGTTAAATCTAATAAAGCTACAATTAAGTTTTGTTTTTATATATTCCTCCCTTACTTTGTCACTTTCTTTCTCATATTTATGATGTATTTCATCGCATTCTATAGCTAATTTATAATCTATAAAATATAAATCAACTCTATATTTATCGCAAATAAATTGTCTATGTATATTTTCATTTTTAAATACTTCTATAATATTTAATACTATATCTGTTTCTATTGGAAATAACTTTCTAATACCTTGTATACTTAAAACTTTACAAAATTCAACTGCTTCACAACTTCTTGAACCTATTATTAATTTTTCCAATCCTTTATATGTAAGAAAAGACATTTTTTGTATTCCCCCCTTTGTTTTATTGTTTATATTTAGTTTTTCCGATGAATCATACATTCGAACACAAGAACGTATATTTTTTAATTTTAATACAGAAGCAACATCAGTGCAACAATACAAAGTAAAAGGCTCAACATTTTGAATTATAATATTTAATAAACTAGGATAACTTTTTTTAATTAAATTAGCAGTATTATGTTCCTTTTCCATAATATGATGATATGATGATATATAAAATAAATTTGTATTATATGTTTCAATTTACTAAAAACATATAATAGTAAATACGACTGCATTAAATCCTTAGCAATAAGCGACAAAACTTTAACAAAAGCACTTACCAAAAATATCCCATATAATGGACACTATTACAAAGAAATAGGTGCAAAATTAAAGATGGTTTAGAGGAACAAATAAAAAACGAATTAAATACCAATGCAACAATCCTCATTTCGTTTCGTTTCACTTCACTTCACTTCGCATATACTTTTCAATGTCCGCAAAATTCGCGGAGGATAGTACTTGATATCATCCGAAACTATGTAATTTTCCGTATAGTGTATATTTTTTGAGGATAAAAGTCCGGTGATGCTTACCTCTATAATATTATAATTCGTATCATATACTACAGCAATATATCGAATATTCCCCTTCAACATTTTCAACGTTTCACGAACCGTGTTTTTTGATGTTGGGAATTTCCATGCACCATTGCTAGCCTGTGACAGAGGACAACTCCCATTTTTGCTGCACATTGTTTTCACTTGCACAAATGTGCCACAATGGTCACAGCATAAATCAACGCCAGGATAATTCATTTGTACTTTGTTCAAATTTGTCCACTTTGTATGACCGCACGTTTCGCACGGAATCGTATTGCAAATGAAATCTTCTCCTGCATCCCCAATAGCGTGTTTCGATAATACCTCGAATTCATTAAATCGTAACTTATGGTTTGGCACCCTTGGTGCCCTTGCTGCCCTTGCTGCCCTTTTTGCCGGCTTTTTTGAGGCTGATTCTTTAGCGTTTCTAGCAACAGATTTCATTTTTGAAATTAGTATGTAATAGGGTGTGATGTAATAATTTATTACGGTTTTGATTACACCTAGTTTTATACACATTTTTGGTTTCAATTTTGTAACAATATAAAATTGAAATGTTTTATATTGTTTACTCGTGATATAGCCAACAACGCCACACCAATGCGCCCTCTCCAACTCGTAAATACTGTCGACCTTGTACCGGGAAAGACATACTTGATTCAAGAAAAACGTCCCGAATACGCACATCAAAAATTCAAGGGTACATTTATCAAAAATGATTATCCGCAACATCCGTTTCAGTGTACGTTAACAAGCTTTACAAATGTCATATGCGCAGGTAATCAAAGCCGTACAGAACTAAGAATCCCGGACACATATTGGAACTACTATGAAGCCAATGCAGTCGTGATGGCGTATACAAATTATGTTCTTCGCCAAATTACTGGTGAGCCGTCGTTTATGATTCAATAATTGCATAATCCTCAAAAATAAATGATGCAAACTTATTAGAATTATTTTCTTCGACTTCTACATTAAATCCGCGGTCCTTAAACCATTTTTTAAAATAATTAAAAGCACTCCACTGTTTTACATAACCTCCAATAACTAGTAACTTTAGCGCATTTTTAACATATTTTTCATCGATTACGCAGCATACGGCTTCGTCGCCTTCATCACCGCCTTGATGTAATGTCCCTGTCATCAGCAAATATTCAACATCGATATCTTTATCAAATGTTTCTGAAAATGTAAGGATGATTCTATCATGGGAGAACCCGGCATTATGTCCTCCGAATCCAAAAAAGTATTCATACTCCCAACGATGTATTTGTTTTATAGGACGATGCAGATAAACTTCAAACGGTTGTCCAAAAACAATTATATTAATTTTAGCAGTTAATACTACTGCTTCTGCGTGACGATTATACTCCTCATTCCATTGTAAGGTTGGATGCGTTGCAATAAAATGTTTTGAAAATGTGTCATCCAGTGTTAAAATCATACATCCCCTAGTAGTGTAAAATATTGATTTCAGTTCTTCGAATTTTTTATTAACATCGGTATAATTTATACTAATAGTAGCTGTAGCTGGTGCTTCAGCGCCCGTGGCTTCCATTCTGTTTTGCGTGATTGCGATTGTGTTTGCTACATAATATGCAAAAGGTCTTTTTATATTGTTTATATATATTGTTTATCTGAGTTTTTAGAATAACAACTAGCATAATGTAGCATAATGTAGCACAATGTAGAATAATTTAAAATAATATAATTTATAATATATAGCCTACAATAGAGACCATGCGTAAAACAGCAAAAAGGTGTCGCCTTGTAAAAGGAAGAAAAGAAACGTGTTGTATAAATCCCAAACGCGGATTTTGGTGTTGGAGTAAAAAAACGAAGAAGCGCATATGGCGTAGAATGAAACGCAGTTGTTGTAGAAAATAATTTAGGAAAACATAAATTTTTTAGATAAACATAAATAATTATTTTACGCCAATGGAGATGTGAAAGCCATTTTTTAATATGTTACTATAATAGTATACTATTATACTATTATAATAATATGAATTATAAATCTGCTGTTTGTGTATCTACTATTTGTATGGCTAGTATAGTAGATTCAATTAACACTTCAGTTACTATGAAAATATTTAAAAATAAAGAAGAAGCAGCATTTTCTCATATTTTTAATTATAAAATTGTTAAAATACCATTAAATACATTTAAGAATAACAATGTCGATAATTTTAATTCAGATAGATTACAGAAATCAGCCGTAAAAGCATATCCGTTAGTTGATAGACCACGCGGCGATGAAGATATAACTAGTGTCAAATATTATCAAAAACAAATACAACAAAAAAAAGAAATTACACCAGTTTGGCTGATACAAAAAAACAAAAAATATATACTATTAGACGGAGCACATAGAGTTGTAGCAAGTTATATAGAAGATATACCTGTATACGCTTATGTAATTAATATTTAATAACAAATCATACATATATAACTAAATTGAATATATTCAATATATTCAATATATTATTGCACCAACCGGCGAATGATACAAGGTTAAATTTATTTATAATTATTGTTGTTACTGACGTTACTGTCAATATTTATACTATGGTGTAAATTCTAATTTATAGATATGTAAAAAATAGTAGATTGAATAAAATATAAATAATATTGATATTATAAAGAAACTTTTGTATACATCACATAAATACTTTGTTAAAAATATTAAAAATACAATAAATACTGTATTTGCTATATAGTTAATAAAACTATGTACAATAAATGTATAGTATCCATCAATTCCGCGACTTTTATATATAACATACATAATAATCAAGTATATCGTAGGAGCACAATATAAATAAGCTGTTAATGCTGGTCCATTATGATATTTGTCCAATAAATAATCGGTGCCTACTAATATTATGCCGCCTAAAATAAAACTTTTAACATATTTATGCAAATTCATGCTATTATATTTATACAATATTTTTATTTTTTATTATCATAATCAAGATTGAAGTAAATATATCATAAAATAAATCATATATTATTACCAAAAAAGGTAATAATATATATTTCCAAATTCCTGTGCAGCACACACATTGTACTTAAAATCCAAAATTGAACATTTTATAATACCATACGAAAATAATATAAATAGTTTGTCAAAAATGTCAATCGTCGATGATTAATTATAGCATATAGTTAACATAATCTTGGAGCTTTATATTTAGAACGAATAAGGTCTAGGTAGTTTTGTCCTAATGTAATACGCTGATAAGCATAGTTGTTTAAGTATTTCAACATATTACTAGTTACTCTTAATTCTTTTTTATATGTTTTTTCATTTTTATTTATAGATGCTACAAAATCTGTACCTGTTAAAAATCTTGTAGGGTGTTTATTCATCAAGTCAACATAAAATTTTCTTTTATCGGGGTATTTAAATTGTTGGTCATATAAAACTCGCCAACTAATATCAAAATATAAATTTTTATAACTATTCATCAAATCATTCAGTATACTCGTATGTTCTTTCGGACTAATATTAGTTAACTCTTTACTTAAACCTAGATGTAGCCATACGATTATATTATGAGGATATAGTTTTAGTATTTCTTTAATCAATGGTAAGTATTTAAAATTATCATTATTGTTTCCTAAATCTAAATGAAGCGATAGTGGTATTTTTCTTTTTTTTAAAATTTTCATAAAAGGAGCCCATTTTAAAATATCATTTACATCTACGGGTTTATGTCCATTTTTAAATATTGCTTGTTTTGAAACATTTACTTCACCCATCCAATTAAATAATCCTGGATATTCTTTATCTAAAAAATATATACCATTTACTATTTCATGAGGTTTTGTTAAGTCTGGAAATGTCATAGATAAGTTTACCCTAACACCACTTATATCCGGTTTATGTAAATTATTATCTAATACTAGTTGTGCATTCATAATATCGTTTGTTATAGATGGTGTTACATTCACTCCTGGACAACCTTTATAATATGTGCATGGATTGTTTATCGGTAATTTTTGCCCTATACCTTCTATATTAGCAAATAGTATACCATTTTTATTTAAAATATTTATCATTTTTTTAAACTCAATAGGTGGACCTCCAAATGGACGCATGTGTAAATGTGCGTCAACTACTGCATTTTGTCTACTATTCCTTTTTGTTCTATTAAAACATTTACTTTTTTTCCCGTTATAATATTTTAAAGTTATATTTTTCATCTTATTTTATACATATAATTTATTTTATAGTAAATTCAATATATTATTACTAAAAAAAGTAATAATATATTCTGCAACTTTATCTAATCACATCATATCGTATCGCATCCGCCCTTAAATCTCTCCTCGCACAAACATGCTAATCAACTCCGGCGTCGACGTATCAAATCCAGCCAAGTTCAGCGTATTCTTATCCTTCGGGTCGGCAATTGTCAAACAGTTCGACGTCATTCCGACCACGATTAGTTTCGCATCAATCCCCGTTTCTTTGCGATACACTTCTAGTGCAACTTGTGGGTGTACTGTCGGTGCGTATGTTTCGCTATCCGTATAAACGCAAAATACATCAAACACAGTCCCATTTTGACGATACATTTTCAACGCCTCCGTCATCGGCAAAGCACAATCTGTAGCTCCAAATGGCACATCCGTAGCCTTAATCGCATCCTGAATTGTCATCTCAGGGCGAATCTTCCCATTGAAATTGTAAAATATATTACTGAACCCATAGATATGGACGTTTTCGGCTCCCTCTGCATGTAGTGTCATCATCGCCATTGCAACCGATCCCTCGCGTGGTGTAATATTTTTCGCCCCGGCGCACATAAATGACGACATACTCCCTGACACATCCAATCCAATCATATATCGTTTTCCCGTTGGTGTAATATTCCCGAATGACTGGCGAAACGTTGTTGAGAGCGCAGTTGTGATGTATGAATTCGGCGTCCATGTCATCGAGCCTAGGTCACCCTTTCCTTGCGAATACGTCTTCATTCCGACCAAAACTTGCAGCGGATGAATCTTCGAATCTTTGACATTTTTGGCATCAGTCAACATTTTGATAATTTCCTGAGACTTTGTTGATGCGACGCCGACCTGTGACAGTTTTCCAAGATTGCGAACTAGTGCCGTCATTCCCATCCCACCAAGAAGAGCATTCCATATTTGCGGTGTATTTAGAAGCTCGGTAGGCAAATGTTCGCGCTGGATTTTCTTGTTCTTTTCCATAAGTGCAACAGCGGTGGCTGCATCCTTCTTTTCGCCTGTTTTTGCCAACTCTACCAATGCTTTAAAGAATCGAGCCGTCTCAATAAGATAGTCTTCGTCGGTTTTTTTTGGTGTTTCTTCGGGTTCTGATACTGGGGGGGCTGCAATATGTGCCGGTGCCGGTGCCGGTGCTTCCACTGCAACAACAGGTTCAACACCTGCAGCCAAGTAGATTTTCTTGGAGGGGTCATATGAGATGTCTCGCAAAGATTTTGTCGAAGAAATGATAGCGCCATTGTAGCGAAATATGAAACTCGTTCCAATTCCAATGTCAATCATCGTTTGCCTGAGGTTTTGAAGTTGCTCTGTGTCTTGAATCATGAGCTTAAACGAACCAGACATCGGGCTATCTGGATGAACGACTTCAAACATCACATCGAGTCTGCGCGATGGTGGTGTTGTAGAGCTAACTTTGGAGGGAGCAGCAGCCCCACCTCCACCACCCATAACCGACCCAATCGCATTCGCAATAGTTCTCATAAATCCTTTGCTCTCCTGTGCTCCGCCAGTCTCCTTGTCCCGTGTAGGAATCTCCATCAATTGTTTCAGAAATTCAGTCCTCTCCATTTTAGCAGGCAGTGTTGTCGCCACAATTCCTTTTGCCGGATTCGCCTCAATCTTGCGCTCAGGTTTGTCCTTCTTCATAATCCACTCCAATACGAGCTGCCCTCCACAATCTTTCATTTCTGAAGGGTTGATATGGAGCAGTGAAATCAAATCCTCGTGTGTCCATCCTTCGCGATTTTTATATTTTGTCACCAGAACCGCAAGCTCCAACCCTCCACGCGACGTGTAGTATTCCGTCAAAGCACGTCGCACCCCTTTACCAAACCCCTTACCTGGCTTCGCCTTGTCCTGCGAAAGGTCGCGAATATATTGTACAAGCATAAACAAGTGAGTTGGGATACGGCATACTTTACCAACTGCCGCCAGCGCCTGCGCTTTGCACGCATTATCAGGAGGAAATACAATCGCGGCGGCAAGCGACATCATCGTCATCTCCTGCTTTGGTGCTCGCCCCTTTACGGAAACATCCACAATATCCCGAATCAGATGCGCACATGTAGTCGCCGATGAAACTGCCGCCATAATACACTTCGAAATCGTGGTCGCGATTGCCCCTCCACATTGATAGTAACTTCCATTATCCGATTTGCTTCCAATAATTAAATATCGCATCCATTCTTGTTCCAGAGGCAGAGGGAAAGAATATCCTCCTGCATTGTTGGCGATTTGTCCTGGTAATCCAATTGTTTGCGGAATTCGAATACGCGCCGCCGGGTTATTTTGCGCAGACATTGCGGTCTTCAACGCCGAACCACCTTTGGCTCCTGATTTTCCTTTTCCACCACTCTTGCTTTTGCTCTTTCCAGCCATTGAAGACGATTGTTTTTGAGACGATTGTGTGTTTGTGTGCTTATTTGTTATATCAGCATTTCTTTATATCAATTTTCTATACTATATTTGCGGCATCTCGTAATACAGTATCCTAAACAAAAAATAACAGTAACGCATGCTACGGTTGCGATAATAATAACAACTGCTATAGGTGGATTCATGCTATACTAGACTATACTATACTATATTATACTATATTATGCTACACTACTACTACTTATATGTTATATTTTATTTTACTTTACTGTATTAGTATGTTAAACTATAATAATACAGTATTATAAAGTGGTGTAGTCTGCAACGAAGTGTTTAAAAATTACATTTATATATATTGTATCTAAGGTCCCAATTTTTTTTATATTCACTCAAAATAAGCCCATTATTTCTATGGTATTCGGTATCGGCGTGTCCACTAGACGGTACTTTCCAGTCACCATATAATTGTTTTAAATATAATTCAGGATCTTTCGGAACAGGGTATAAAATATCGTCCATCAAAGCGGCACCTAATTTAGGAAATGCCGGATTTGCATAGATGTCGCAATAATATTCAGGATTTTCATTTTCTAGATAAACCGATATTAAGTTACCACCGTATTTTTCCGGAAATGCTTCATATTTTCTTTTCAAAGTTACACCATATTTTGAGAAGTCTATCTCCTTGAGTTTTTCCCATCTTGATAAATGTATTGTTACATCTACATCTGTGTCGTGTAGTAATAATCTTCCTTCGCGAATACACCCGAGTAGAGTACCACAGTCTAAGTAATATGGAATTTTTTCTTCATCTAACATTACACATACCGCATATAAAAGTTTATAGAAAATATTCATTTTTTCTACTATTTCAGGAGTAATAGGAACGTCTTTATTATTTATTTGTTCTTCTTCTTGTTTTTGGGGTTGTTGTGGTTGTCGTGGTTGTGGTTGTTGTGGTTGTCTTCGTGGTTGTGGGTCATTATTTACTAAACCAAGCATATTTTTCATCATTTTATATTTTATTTTTATAAACTAAAACTATAAATTAAAAATAGGAATTAAATTTATTCTTATAAATAATAATAATACTAATAATAATAATAATAATAATAATAATAACAATAATAGTCATCCATGTCAACTGTCGAAAATGAAGATAAAAAAGATGATACTTCTTTCACTAAAAAGCGAAATAGAAAGCATAGTGCACAAACATTACCAAATGGTTTAGAACACCATATGATGAAAAAGTATGTAGTATATTATCGTGAGTGGATAGATAGGTCGCATACAAAAGAGCGTGAATACTTTAAAATAGAAAAACACCCCGATTTACCTAAATCATGGACATCAAGTAAATCCGGTAAAATTAAGCTAAACGATAAATTGGCAGAAGCGAATAAAATTATTGATGATTTAGAGAAGAAGCGCAAAGAGGAGTTGGAAAAACAAAATGAAAATGCCTCAACGCCGTTACTATAGTTATCAAAAATACTTAAAAATAAAATATATGTAGATATTATAAAAACATCTAAGTAGAATGCAGATTTTTGTCAAGACGCTCACTGGCAAGACGATTACCCTTGAGGTAGAAAGTGGTGATACGATTGATGCTGTTAAAGCAAAGATTCAAGACAAGGAAGGTAAACTTTAGATGCCTGTAAAAGTCACATGCTGCAACTATTTTGGCTCTAGTTGTAGGTAAACATTTGAAATCCAAAACTACTTTTAAAAAGTAGAAATTCAGTGGCTAGTATTTGTGATGAACAAATGCAACATACCTTATAATGACGGGAAACCCCTTAGAGCTCAAGATACGTCTTATTATTGGGAAACCTTTAATAATAAACAGGGTAACGACCTCGTTTATCGTAATAACTCTTGAGATTGGGCAATCCGCGGGTAAAATACCTAAATCTGTTATGATTAGGACACGGTATTCCCTCAACGACGTTGAAAGTAATGCGAAAAATAACTTAAAGACATTGAGGCATAAATATTAATGGGATATATTTATGTTATTAAAAATATAATTAATTGTAAAATATATGTTGGACAAACAAAAAGAGATATAAATATAAGATGGAGAGAACATAAAACTAATAAAAATAGATTATTAAGTATCGATATAAAAGAATTTGGTGCCGATAAATTTGTATTTATTTTAACAAAAGAATATTCTGACGAATCATTAGAAGAAGAAGAAATTAAATTAATTAATAAATATAATTCTTTACATCCTAATGGTTACAATATTGAACTTGGAAGCCATAAAAATTTTTCAAATGACAATAGTTCAAAAGGTGGTAAGAGTGAAATAGGTCATGATAAACAATCATTAAAAGTTAAAGAAAGATATAAAGACAATATAGTATTAAAAGATTTGGGAGAAATTCCTAGAGGAATATCATATTGGAAAGGCTTTAAAAATAATAAACCATATGAAGGGTTTAAAGTTAGAAAAACAGGCATTAAAAACAAAGAATGTATATCTCCAACAGAAAAAAATATTTTACAAGAGAATCTCAAAAGAGCAATTGAGTATTTAAATTCGCATTATGAGTAGAGTGTTTTATTTAAAGCACGCACGGGTATGGGCTTGAGAAGACTAATCATCTTCAATGATAGCTTAAGATACAGTCTAATCCTTATGAGAAATCATAGGGGGAGGATGATCCCTCCAGATCAGCAACGTCTAATCTACAGCGGTAAGCAGCTTGAAGATGGTAGAACGCTTGCTGACTATGGAATAATATCCGAAGCCACGATTCACCTTGTACTTCGACTTCGTGGAGGTATATTTTTTTGAATGTAGTGTTGAATCTTTATATTATATAAATCAAATTAAAGACAATTTATATAATATATGTAAAATGAATAAGTGTAATAGGTGTAGAAAAGAAAAAGATATTGAATTATTTTTAAAAAATAATAAAGAATTAAAAACATGCATTGATTGTAGAGAAAATTATTGTAAATCGAAAGATAATTGGTATAAAAAAAATAAAGAAGTAGTTTCATTATACAACAAAATACGCATCGATAAAAAAAATGATAACAAAGAAGTAATATACATTTATGCTAAAAAAAATAATACAGAAGAAGAATGGATTAAATTTGATTCTCAATTAGAAGCCGCTACAAAATTAGGAGTTTACGCAGCAAATGTGTGTAAAGTTATCAATGGTAGTTTAAAAACCACAGGAGGTTATGTATTTAAACAAAAAAAAGAAATATATAAAGCAAATGAATCTACATGGGAAGAAATTAAAAAACAAAATAATATTGTAAATAAATGTAAAGGTCAACCATCTAATCATAGAACTTTACATGAAACTATTGAAGGAGTTACAGGGAAAAAGTGTTGTACTTGTAAGTCATGGCAACCATTAATAGAATATAATTATTCAAAATTACATTGGGACAATTTAAGAAATGATTGTAAAAAATGTCTTACAGAATGGAGAAAAAAAAATAGACAAAAAATTAATAAAAATTTTTTAGAATATGAAAAAAAACGTAAAATAAAAGACCCCGAGTTTAAGCTTCTTAAAACATTAAGAAGTAGACTATTATGTGCTATTAAAAGACAACAATCAAATAAATGCAATACAACAATTGAATTATTGGGTTGTTCTGTTTCATTTTTAAAAGAATATCTTACTGCAAAATTCAAAGAAGGAATGACTTGGGAAAATCATGGGGAATGGCATATAGACCATATTAAACCTTGTGCATCATTTAATTTACTTAACGAAGAAGAACAAAATAAATGTTTTCATTATACAAATTTACAGCCTTTATGGGCTTCAGAAAATTTAAGTAAAGGTAGTAAATATCTTGACCAAAATTTATAGCTTAGTTACACAAACAAACTTAAAATATAAATATAAATATAAATATAAATATAAATAATAGTCAATAGTACACTATTATTTATATTGAATGGAAGCAAAAGTGGTGTCAAAGTTACCGTTACCACTCGATATACAAGAATACATACTTGTAAATATTATGAAACTATATAAACTGAGAGATGGAAAATATATAAGACAAATAGACAAAACTAAATATAAATTCCTTGACTATATTATGCGACCAGCTATAGATAAAAATTCATTTAACTACTACGAAGATATACACGAAGATATATTTAATAGCAACGAGGATACACAACGCTTTTGTTATAAGTTTAATATAAAAAATGTACACGATAGCCCCCTTAGAAAAGAGTCACGCGTCGATGATGATATAGTAGATGTGCGTATTGAATATAAAAATAATATTTACTATTACGATGTTGGTATATACAAGCTAAAAATGAAAAATATAGAAGAAAATAACTGTACGCCAGAAAAAATACGCAAAGATATATACCACAAGGGAGCACTTGCAGATAATTACTTTTGGGATTTTTATGTATTTTCGTATGAAGTTAAATAACACAACGTTATCGAAGATTTAAAACGTCTAATGACGTCTAATAACAAGGTTATAAATAAAATATTATATAAAATATTATATAAAATATTATATAAAATATTATATATATATATTAAAAAAATCATAGATATGTCCAATAAAAAAGGTAAAATTCCTCTTATAGCAGTTTTAGAAGAGCACGAGTTGGGTGTTTGGTCAGTCGTATTTCATCCCACTGCACACCTTATGGCAACAGCAGGTGGTGACAATAACGTTAAACTATGGGACACAGATTCGCATCGATGTCTAGCAACTCTTGAGGGTCACACTGCGCTTGTTTCATGCGCAGCATTTCACCCTACAGCACCTGTTCTGATATCTGGAAGTGCGGATAATACGTTAAAAGTATGGGATACGACAACACATCAATGTTTATCAACTACTCCACTACCAGTTAATCGAAGTGTATTTAAGGGTGTTAGTTGTATCGCAATTCATCCCATTATGTCATTTATAGTAACAGGTGAGAACGGTATGGAACCACCAAAGTTGTGGAAACTATCAGATGACAACACGAAATTAGATTTTGTATGTAATATAACTTCTATGGATTTAGGTAGCGCTAGCACTAGATGTGTTGCTGTTCATCCAACAGAACCACTTTTTGCAACTGGTAGAGCGCGCACTCGTGATGACAGTTCATCATTGTTATGGTCATATGAAGAAACCAAACAAGGCGTTCTAACAATGTTAGAGAAAGAAATAGAGAATGGACGTGAAAATCACAGTAAGAATGTTGTATCTATTGCACTTCATCCGACTAAACCTTTTATAGCAACTGGCAGCAATGATAATACTATCAGGTTATGGAAGTTAGATTTTAATAAAAACGGAAAAATAGGGAGGAGTGAATGTATGGCAATTCTTGATGACCACGATGCCGCTGTAACTGGTTTGGCGTTTCATCCAACGGCACCAATTCTATTATCGTGTAGCGCCGATACTAGCGTGATAGGGTGGGGATTCTCAGACGACCTGATGACAGTGGATATAATTGGACGACTTTTCGGAAATCGAGGACCTGTTACATCTATTGCAATTCATTCAAATGGTAGACTTCTTGCAACAGGCAACCAAGGCAACGCTGCTCTTTTATGGGATTGTAGTGTGTTAAGTAGTAAAAAACAACGCAGTATGGCTTTAATGCGTGGAGTAGAACAATCCCTAGTACCCAAAATGTTTTCAAGACATATGACTCCATTGCAGTTCGCAAGAAGCGATGCTGCACGGTTTATGCGTAACACACTTAAAAAGCGAGGTCCTAATTTTTTAGGAAATTTAGAACAACCGGCAAGAGCAGCAGCTATAGCAGCATTAATGTCGAGAAGGGCAATGACAACAGCAAGAGCACCAATGAGAGCAATGGCGATGATAGCAGGTCCTAAACCACATTCAAGAACGCCTTCTCCAAAACCACGTTCAAGAACGCCTTCTCCAAAGTCTCCAAAAGAAGATAAAAGTGGTGGTGGTGGTGGAGGTGGAACTTCAATAACTCGTCGTCCTAGAAATAAATCATCACGAAAAATAAAACGTCATCCCTCAAAAACAAAACGTTATCGAAGATTTAGATGAAAAAAAACATATAAAATACTATAAAAAATAAAATAACACTATAAAATATATCATATATATCATATATATCACCATGATGAATCTCGAAGACCGATGTTATGTCATTTACGGTAAGGGATTTAAACCACTAAAAATAAAAGGCTTCGCAAATAAAAATAAATTGATACATACTTTGAAGCTTAAAGGATTTAATCCAAAAAGTTCTTTACTGAATTGTAATTCAGCAAATGGTAAGAAATGTAAAACAACTCCAACTTTTTATTAGTTCATCTAACCCATAACCCATAACTCATAACAATATTTCATAGTTATTTAGAGAAATGACTATAAGATATAATAACTACAAAAATCCATTATCGCCACCCCAAAATACTTTTCTCCGTTTAGATAAATGAATAAATATAAGCCTTTTCCCCTTTTGGTTCCGTTTTTGTTGTATGCAGCGGCGGCGGCATCGGCATTACCCATCGAGATGCTACCACGTTATACACCGCCCCTTAGCACCCAAGATAGCACCCGCGATATTAGTATCATCTCTTTAGGAGACTGGGGGTCAGCCGCACTCGGCGGCTATCATTTACGAAACGCCGAAAATACCGCTCGCGCAATGACAACATATGTATCAGAATATAACCCAAAACTTGTTTTAAATACCGGCGACAATTTCTACTACTGCGGGATTCAGAACACGAGCGACCCACAAATAAGCGAAGATTATGTCAACTTGTTTGGGAATATTAGTTTGCCTTGGTATAACACACTTGGTAACCATGACTACGGTTTTAATCCGGCTGCGCAGTTAGAATTAAACAAGACGATTCCACAATGGATAATGGATGACCGGTATTATCATCGTCGCGTTGTTCTTTCAACCACTGGTTCCAGTATTCCTTTGAATATTATTGTACTAGATACGAATCCGTGTGTAAATGACTATCGCGGCGAAGATCGAAAGAAATGGGACCCATGTGGTACACAATATCCCACATGTTCCCCCATTGTCGAAGAATGCATGTTTCATGAAAATATTCTTGCGCAAGACTGTAAGGCACAGCTTGACTGGTTCAATACCACGCTTTCCGATATTCCATCCAACGAATGGGTATTTGTTTTAGGACACCATAAAGCCGACGAAATAGATGCGGAAGATTTTCAGTCCGTTTTAAACAGCAGTCGTGTCCACTTGTACCTAAATGGACACAACCATAATTTGGAACATTATTCGATAGATGGAGAATCAAAATACATAACAACCGGAGCTGCAGGTATGGTAATAATAGGCTCTACCGGACATTCATTCGTAAAATTGCACGACGAATCGACACAATTCAAATATAAAAAACACCAATTAAAAAGCGTCTGGAGTAAAATCGTCACCGGATTTACAACGCATACATTTATAGATAGCGGAACAAAAGTTCGCACAGATTTTTGGGATACAAATCAACACATATTACATACATTTACAGTTAACATATAACATTTATAATAAAATTACAAAACTACCACACAATTACCATACGGTTATTACACTTCTGTATGCTAATTGGAACTAAAAAGCTTATTCATATTTGCAACTTCCGGCTTATTGTCACAGTGAGTAAAGAGCGTCTTTATAATTTCATTGTCTCTAAATCGAATTGTATAGGTTTGCTGTAGTTTATTTCTCCCAACACGCCCCATAGCCTGAATCGTTTTTTCTTGTGTCATCGTACTCAAGTCTTTGCTAATATAACCATGACAAAACTGATAATTTGTTCCGTACACATAGTCTGAAGATGCAATAATAATGTACAATTTTTGATTCTGCGCCAGCTCTTTAATAATTTCATTATACTTCACGTTTGTGTGATTCGTTATCGCACCAATTCCCATCAACAATAACACCTTCCAATGATTGTCGATTTGCAGCAACATAATTTTTTCTACCGTATTTTCATCCAAGTTCGCGGAAAATTCATTTGTATATTTGTCCCTTTTCGTCCATCTTATAATATGGTCTAGCTTATTCGGCACAAATACATCACTCAACGATATCCTCTTCACATTCCCTCTTATCATGTCTATAAGTTGCTGCTTTTCTCTTATTTCTCTAGTATCTACAACTATATTACCACCACCGCTTTTACCCTTTGAACCGTCTTTGCTACTATCCTTTAACTTTTCCTTCTCCTCTTCTATTGCTTGAATATCTTTTTCCAAAACGTCAATCTTATTTGACAGCCCATTATTATGTTCTATCGAAGTCATTAAGTCGTCAATAACCTCCGCGGGAATTTTAGAATTTTGAATCGCAAACTTTGCCACCTTTTCAACATCATTCGTCAGAAAAATTGTCGGTCCATCCGTAAGCGTATGTGCATCCTGCGTCGTAAAATAAATATTCGACTCATGTACTTTTACACGTTTGGTTTTCATTTTGTTAAAAAGTTCTTCCCATTTATCAGGTATAATATTTTTAAGAAGAATCAAATAATATAATTTTATATTTGACATCGTGATATCCATCATATCGGCAAAGTATCTTTCCTGTGAGTATCTAGCACTCGTGTATAATTTTTCTTCATTTACAGTTATGATAAATTTTACTATCTCATTCAAGTCAAAGTATCGCAAAAGTGTTTTATAGTTCTCGCAGTGTTTTGCCGATGTAAGAACCTCGTCATATTTCTCAAATAAAAAATGCGGCAACTCCACATAACCATCTTTATTCACAATCGGGATTGACTTTGAGCAGTCATGACTGACAATAGATATAACTTCTGCCCCAATAAATCTTGACCTGAAATCCGAAATAGTTGTCTGTATTTCATTCTCATGTGGAAGCGTCGCCGACGACAATACGATATTGGGAATCTGATTTTCAACCCAGTTTTTCTTGATTATTTTATGAAAATCGTGTTCACTATAATCTAGCGAAATTGTCGGTTCGTCGAAATACGAAATAATATTGTTAACATTATTAAACGCCTTCATATACAACATCGCGTGAATATATGACTTGATATCGCATATCATTATTTCTACTTCGTCTCCTACCGTATTATCCACCTTGCGAATCCGCCCATTTTTATCACGCGTTGCTTCCTTTACCGCATAATAATGTAGCCGAATGTCGCTCACACTATTACAGCCAAATGCAAACGCAATCTTTTTCATAGCGCTAATCGCCGACTTTGCTAACGCAAGACCCACATGTCGCGCGGCACATACAAAAATAATTCTGTATTTTTTAGTTATAAATCCTCCAACTGATGGGTCCGGGTTGGGCAAATTAAATGGCTCGGATAATCCAATCGGGGTTAGCGTTTTACCTGTGCCCGTTGGAGCAATATATAATATAAGTTTCGGATTCGGATTTTTGCAAACGGTGAATATTTGTTTTTGGTGTTCATATAGAGCAAAATCTTGATACTTGAATAGGTATTCGTTTTTTTCGACGAATTTGTAAGAATATCGAATAAATGTTTTTATTTTGAAATCATTCTCGTATTTTTCTAAAATATTATTTACGAAATGAACCACATATGTATTGAGGTGGTCAATTTCATTATTTTTCATAAATTTTAAAGTATAGTAATAATAATACCAGTTCGCCTTTTTGTCTTGATAGTGTTCTAATAGTTGCTCAATAATTTCTATCAAAACAAACTCGTAAATTTTGTCGTTACTTGTGTCTTCTTGAAAATTATTATTCACTATTCTCATTTCGTCTATTTTTTTTATTTTTAAATTTTTATTCTTTCCAATCACTTCTTCGCAATTGTAATCCGAATAGTCATATTCGCTGCATATTTCTTCTATCTTTTTTTTAAAATATTTATTAAAAAGAAACACCATGATTTCTTCCGTAGTAGACGTTTTTAAAATTCCTATGATAGACTTTGCTGAATTATACTTGATATTTACATCCGAAAATCCCTTTTTAATTAAATTTAAAATTTCAACTTCGTCTTTGGATTCTGGTATTTCCATATAGTCCCATTCCGCTTTTGATAACTTCTTTTGATACAAGTCAATATGTATATCTACTTCGGGTTCGGGTTCGTGTTCGCATTGTTTGTCATTTTTATTTTCTACAATGGCTTTAGTTTCTGTCATGTTGTGGTAAGTATAGTATGTGTTAAGATGATTGAAGCTCTACGTGTATCGTTATATAATTTTAAGAAGATATATTTAACCTACTTTAATATATTATATAATATAATATAATATAATATAATAGCAGTATTATCTGAGTATGCAAAATTGAAAAGAAAATATTTAGTATATTATAATCGAAATGTCATCATTACCTTTTTCTGAAAACACAGCTATGTCTAGTTGTGACGCATCTTCTGCTGCTATCACCTCTTCTTCATCCGTATCCGCTCCTGTCATTATAAGTATTGATGGAAATATTGGTTCGGGAAAATCAACAAAGGTGAGAGACCTTGAAAAATATTATACAGAGCAAGGTAGAAACGATGTTATCTTTATTCAGGAGCCCGTTGACTCGTGGAATTCAGTTGTCGACGAGAATGGTGTGACAATTCTTTCGAATTATTATAGAGACCAAAAAAGGTTTGCATTCCGCCTTCAGATGCTCGCCTATATTTCGCGGCTGTCTCTTCTTCGCGATGCTGTTAAAAAAGGTTACAAATATATTATTACCGAAAGATGTGTCGGAACAGACAGGAACGTGTTTTCGAAAATGTTATATGATAAAGGTGACATAGAACACGACGAATATATTATTTACCAAAAATGGTATGAAGAATTTATAAGCGATGTACCAATCAGGGCAATTGTATATATAAAGGCGTCTCCTGAAACGTGCTTAGAGCGTGTAAATATTCGCGCAAGAGAAGGAGAAAATATCCCGCTTGAATATTTAAAAGAGTGTGACAAATACCACGATGACTGGATTAACAGCGAACACATTCCAAAACTTGTTATTGATGCGGACATAGACTTACACAAAAACCCGGAAGCAAATATCAGAATACTGGAACAAATTGATACATTTATTACATCAATGTAGTGCGAAGACTTTTGTCTTTGTCGTCCCCTATTTCCCATTTTCTATATACTTAACATCTAATACTCTATGCGAATTATATTTCAATATGTCTAGCTCTTTGCTAGTAGTTGGAAATAGTTCACTACCATATATATCTTGTAATAATAACCATTCGAACATTCCTCCTACGTATATGTAGACGTTGGTAAAGCCTAACTTTATTAATTGTTCATATTTTTTATACGTCTTTTCGTCGTTACAATTTCTACCATATAATATAATATTTTTATTACGATTTTTTTTAATGATAGAATTTATAATTTTCTCTTCTTCGTGGATTTGAATTGTATTTTTTATCAAACACTTTTGCATATTATCTTCTAATGTGTTTATTATCATATAATTATCGGCACTGCTTCCATTACAAGCTTTTTGCATATCTTCACAGTTTATTTTTTTTATTGATAATGTATTCCCCATTATTTATATTACAACTTTACTTCTAATAATAAAAATACTGTAATTATATTTTTATTATATTTTTCGTGTTTTTTATTTTTGTATTTTGTATTTTTATGTTTTATGTTTTGTGTTTTATGTTTTATGTTTTTATAACCCCACCTCTCATTTACTTCAATTAAAATTTACCACAATTTCTACTTTTTCCTTTTTGATACTTTTCGTAGCCGAAATAGATAACTCTTCGCGCTTCTTTCTCGTCTTGTTATTTATATCTCCTGTACAAATTCCAACACACTGACCATTTTGGGTTGTGTCATTCCCGTCGTGTGCGTCATTCCCATCGTTTGTATCAATATTTACAGAATCAGTCGATGAACTAGAAATGGAAGAACCAGACAATGACTTGTTCTTCGAAGTACTGTTTCGATTATTCATATCTTTTTCAATATTTAAATAGTTTTCTTCTATAAAACGAATAACATTGTTTTCTAGAGCCCATTTGAAAAAGTTTAACTGCCCTATCGTTGTCTGAATATACTTACCATCTTTATATGGAACCGTTATTCTATCCCATCTACAAAAAGGGTCGAATCTTTTCTTTGAGTATGCTTTCAACTTTAACTTGTAGTCTACATACACTTTAAAGCGACGCTCCGTATTCGGTATCTCATATACTGTGTAATATTTTTTCGCATAGTTTGTTGCAAACCAGTCTATTATCCTTAAAGAAATTTTTGACTCTCCGTTTATTATTCGCAGCATATAATCCATATTGTTACTCTCTTCATAAAATTTTAAAAGGTTATTTAATAAAAGGTCGTTCTGGGTTGAATAATTAGAATATGTAGTGGCGGTATTGGCATTAGAAAACATTTATAACTTTTATTTTAATTGTATTTGTATTTGTATTCGTATTTATTAAAATAAAGTTCATTTTAAATGCTTTTTGCGCAATTTAAAATAAGTATAATATTTGTAAATAATTATATATTATAATATTTTATCATCGGGAATTTTATCATCATGGTATTTTATCATCATGGTCTTTTTTTATAAATCTCATCTGTTTCCCTAGCTTGAACCTGTCGCTATCCATCGTACCTCTTCTTATATTACACTCTAAACATGAAATAACTATATTGTCGTTGTTGTGTCCATGGTTATTATCAAGTCTGTCAATCGTCCACTGCGTCTTTGACAAGACTTCGTTATATATAATATAGCATTTTTTCTCGCAGTAATAACATTTTAATCCACAACTCGTTAATTTTGACAATACATGCTCCATATCTACGAATTTTTCTTTTTCGTATAACTCTTTCTCTATATCTTGCCGTTTATATCCGCTTATTTTTTTTTCAAGTTCTTTTATGAATATCTCACGGTTCTCTAATGGTCTCACATCCATATAAAGCTTATTTATCACAGATATTTGTTCTTCGTGATTCTCATAAAATGCAATAGTCTCTTTTGAAAACTTTTTTATAGAATTTCTTTCGCAAATCATATCCGGATTTTCTAACGTTTTTATTTTATCAGTATTTCTTTTTCCAGTTATCGAAATTGATTTCATGGACTTTTTTTTTATATCATAAATATAACAAATAGAAAAAAAGGTTAAACTTTACTTTATATATAATATATACAAAATGAGTAAAGAAATGAAAGACCTGAAAAATATAAAATATAAGTCGATGCTTTTAAGTAATAGTACCTATAATAATTTAAGTCCAAGAGACACAAACGATGTAAATAATATTAATGACTTTCTTGAGAAAGAAAAACAAACACACACCAACGAGCTTTGGAGTAAGCTCGACAAAACAATCAAAATGCAAAAAATTCGCGTTTTCATTGAAGACTATTCCACTATTAATAATCTTACTGCAAAGGAATCAAAATTTCTACTCTCATTTTTAACCACAGGTCTTGAACAAAAACGTTTATCAAAGGCAAAGGATGTTATTTATGACCGTGAGACTGGTGTTATAAAATCAATACCTTGTCTTTTGTTCAACCAAATAAATCGTAAGTTTACTCTAAAGCGATGCGAAAAACGACAGTCTACATTAAAATGTCTTCCTCCTAAAAGAACAAATAAAACACGTGATAATAAAGGAACAAAACTTGCCGGCGTATCTTCAACAGCAAACTCGAGAAATAATTCTAATAATAACAGCGATGACGATAACAAGTAGTGTGTAAAATCTTCACAGTTGTATGTATATATATTCGCCGGAATAACTATTTATTTTTAACTATTATAAAATTGATACTGACTTAAAAATAGTTATCTATTTATATTAACCAACCTCTTGCTATACCGTACAGTATCGTACCGTACCATACCATACCATACCATACCATAATCATTTGTTTCAACAATTCTGTAAAACACCATGACAGATGTATCAGTTCAAACAGACGATATTTTAATAAATGGTGTTCCATTGCATGAATTTATTAAAAATAATAATAACAGTAACAATAACAGTAACAATACCGTTCTAGAAAATAATGAATCGGTTTGGGATTTTCTAAACGATAGTGACAACGACAGTGACAACGATAGTGACACTGCACATGAAGAACACCACACAGGTGACCATACCGATAATACCAATATATGTCCTCCATTGTCCGACGCGGATATACAAGAGACGCGAGAGTCTGTTTTGTACTGCATCGAGCAAAATGTAATAAATAATCCTCTGTCATTTAGCGACCCCACATTTCACGCGAAGTTAGAGAATTCCATATATGAAATTATAGACGACACGTTTTCGTATGGTTCATATGGGTTGCTTATTCGAAATGACATATTTACATTCACAGATGATATGGAAAATAGCATCGAGGAAATTATAACTAATTGTTTAGAAGAATATTTTGAGACAGTTCTTCCACCTAGGTCTTATCCGACTACCTGTATTTTACATCCCCCGAATGTCGCCGAAGTAACTAAAAAAATAGAATACTTAAAATCTATCCCGCAAGATGAACAGAGAACCGCTGGGTGGTATATTTTTCGGAATAAACTTATAACGGCAAGTGCTGCATGGAAAGTATTCAAGTCTGACTCATGTATTAATCAGCTTATTTATGAAAAGTGTAAACCACTTGGTGTTAGCATTACCTCTGCCTTATCTATCAGTGAAATGGATGACATGGATGATATAGAGAGGAAAAAGGAACAAATAATAGTAGAAAAAACATTTGTTAATACAAACTCGCCTCTCCACTGGGGGCAAAAATATGAAAAACTGTCGGTTATGCTATATGAAGCAAGAAATAATACAAAGGTCGGGGAATTCGGTTGTATCAAACATCCCAAATATGATTTCTTAGGAGCCTCACCGGATGGCATCAACGTTGACCCCTGCTCGCCATTATATGGGCGAATGTTGGAAATTAAGAATGTATTCAATCGAGAAATAACGGGAATACCAATTGAGGAGTATTGGATACAGACACAGCTTCAAATGCAGGTGTGTGATTGCGACGAATGTGATTTTCTAGAGACGTGTTTTAAAGAGTACGAAGATGAAGCGGCGTTTTTACACGACTCTTGTTCCGATAATGATGCCGAGTTTTATTTAACATCCTCTAGAATGACGAAAGGCGTTATTGCTTATTTTATGAAAGACGGTAAACCGTTTTATGAATATGCGCCATTATATTTGACGCATGCGCGTTACGATAAATGGTGTGAAGAAATTATTGACAAAAATGCAGGAATTACATGGTTAAAAAATATATACTGGTATTTAAGCGAATATAGTTGTGTTCTTATTAGAAAGAATGACGTATGGTTTGAAAGTGCGATTAAAAAAATAGAAACTGTATGGAATACTATTCTTAGGGAACGAGAATCGGGATATGAACATAGAGCTCCTAAAAAGCGAACACCGAAGAAGAAGACGAATGTACCAGACGATGAAGAGACTACCGAAACAGGTTGTCTTATTGTAATATCTGATTTGGAACTAAATTTATAATGTGCGATGATACGCGCGATAGTACACGAATATAAACCACGAATATAAACAATAAATACTGTATAATTATTTATTGTTTCCTGTGTGTTACAGATATTTTTTAATAATACTTATTCGCAACTATTTGCCGCCCACCAGTTAATACGTGTTACATTAGCGTTTAATGGAACAGGGTTGCTTACTATTTCTTTTTGTTGCTCCGTTTCTTTATAGGGTGTTCCGCAAAATTCTGCAGGTGAACATGTACCCATATCGGGTGTTGTCCAAGTTTTTCTGTTATTTGTCATTTGTTTAAATGAACTAGGATAAACAGGATAATCTTTCCATATATTAAAATTATTATTTTTTGTAACCTCTGTATTTTCTTTCACTTCGTAGTCCCCATATAAAAGAAGTTGCTCTCTCCCATTTTTGGTAAAGTCCTCCGGTACAAGTTGATTGTTGTTATTCATATTTGATGTAAACGTTTCGGTATGATATACTTTTATAGTTCCTATAAAAACTAAAACTAAAAATACTACTAAAACTATTAAAATAAAATCTATAAAAAATTTTAAGCCATATCTTTTTGATAGTGTGTTTTTCATTTGTATCTAGTAATGTATTGTATATATCGTTGTATATATTTTAAAAATATTTTATTATTCTATTCATTTTATTTATATTTATATAATTGTTCTATTTCTATAGTTATTATATTTCTATAGTTATTATATTTCTATAGTTATTATATTTGAATAATATATAGCATATTGTAATATCTGCATTCAATGAGTGGAAGAAAAAAATCGTTAAAGGAAATGGAAGAAGAATTAGAGTCTCAGCGCGAAAGTGCAAGAGTAGAAAGATTAGGCATAGGAAGATTCTCTGGTTCACCTTCATCGTTAAATCAGTCATTGGTGGGTAGACAGTTTCATGAACTTACCCCAGATAGAATGGAAAGAAGAGAAGCAATGAATCAACCTTATCGGTCGCATATAGCTGAACCTGTTCAAAGCGGAATTAGTTCTGCATTATTGCTTTCACGTATGAATACAGACGCAATTGAAAAACAGGCTAGATTTTTTGCTTTACTAGAAAGTAAATATGGCGCCATTAAAGGAAATGATAAAAGCTACGAGGATGCAATAAACAGGCATCTTGATGACGAAGAAGCAATGCATTTAGAAAGTCAACAAAGAATGGAAACGCAAAAACAACGCTCCGACCATTTTAAAGGAGTGCAAGAAAAATTAAAAAAAGAACGCGAAGGATTTCGTCCAATGCAGCAAGTATACAATGCATTATTTCAACGCAATTATAAAAGTCAATCCGTAAGTCGCGAGGAACAAGAAGAACAAGAAAGACAACAACGATATGAAGAGGTACATCGTCGGCGACAACAAGAACAATGGGAAGACATGCAACGCACTCAACGCGAATGGGAACAATATCAACGACAACAACATTCATATGCACGCGGTGGTCCAGCCCAAGAACCGCCACCACCCTCTGGAAAACGCCCTAAAATGCAAAGAAATAAAGCGTTGGCTTTTATGGGTATTGACCCTCGAACGGCACCTACCGCGCGTGATATTAAATTGGCTTTCAATAGAAGGTCGTTACAGTTACACCCCGATAAACATTTAGGCAACGGGGAAAAAACAGCAAATAAATTTAAAAGAATGCGCAAAGCATATAATTCTCTTACAAACAAGGGACAAAGTGATAGCGATACGTCTGGTAGTATGGGTGGAAGTACGCTGCGACAAAACCGCAATGGTCATAGAACTCGTAAAAATACAAGCAAGAAATAGCGCGGAAAATATACTATCAAAAAATGGTATAAATATAATATGTGTAATAATACTATACTCCGCTACACATATTATATAATCAACCATGTCAACAACAGTTAAAAACGATTCTGCAAATACACACGAAACAGAGATGCGTGTAAAAAAGCGCGACGGTTCACTCCAAGATGTAAAATTCGACAAAATTTTAGCACGTGTAAAAAAGATAGGATTGCAAGCCGGTGTTTCTATCAATTTTTCAGCACTCGTCATAAAAATCATTGACCAATTGTATGACGGCATCCCAACGACAAAAATCGACGACCTTACCGCTGAACAGTGTGCAATGCAGTCATCGCAACATCCAGACTACGGCACTCTCGCGTCCTATATTATCATTTCCAATCATCACAAAAATACCGACCCATCATTTGTAAATGTTATGCGACGTCTATATGAATTCACAGATAATGACGGTATTCATACACCTCTTATTTCGCAACTTACTTGGAATATTGTCGAAAAAAATAGCGACTTCTTAGATGAATTTGTTTCATTGCATTCTAAAAACGATTTTTTATTCGACTATTTCGGTTTTAAAACATTAGAGCGCGCCTATCTTATGAAAATAAATGGCGTGATTCAAGAACGACCGCAGTATATGTGGATGCGCGTATCGATTGGTATACATGGCGAAAATTTGAAAAAGGCATGTGAGACATTTTTACTTATGTCGGAAAAATATTTTACTCATGCTACACCGACTCTTTTCAATGCGGGAACGCCGCGCCCACAGCTTAGTTCCTGTTATTTGATTTCCATGGAGGATGATAGTTTGGATGGTATTTTCAATACGCTAAAGGAGTGTGCGAATATTTCGAAATGGGCAGGCGGTATTGGTCTGCATATTCATAATATTCGCGCGTCGGGTAGTTTAATACGCGGTACAAACGGTTCATCTACCGGCATTGTTCCTATGCTTCGTGTATTTAATAATACGGCGCGATATATCGACCAAGGTGGTCGCCGCAATGGAAGCTTCGCTATATACTTGGAACCATGGCATGCCGATATTGTAGACTTTCTGGACTTGAAGAAAAATCAGGGCGACGAGGAGATGCGTGCACGTGACTTATTTTATGCGATATGGATTCCCGATCTTTTTATGGAAAAAGTAAAAACAAATGAAGACTGGTGTCTATTTTGCCCCGACGAATGTCCAGGGTTGGCTGATGTATATGGCGATGAATTTAAAAAATTGTATATAAAATATGAAAATTTGGGTAAGTTTAAACGCAAAATAAAGTCACGTGACCTTTGGTTTAAGATTCTAGATAGTCAAATGGAAACCGGAACGCCCTATTTGTGTTATAAGGATGCGGCAAATCGTAAAAGCAATCAGAAAAATATTGGTACAATCAAGTCGTCTAATCTTTGTACGGAGATTATTCAGTATTCCGATAAAGACGAAACGGCGGTATGCAATCTTGCGAGTATTGCTTTGAACCGGTTTGTTAATTTTGATGTTGACACATGTAATCATGTTTTTAATTATGAACATTTACACGACGTTGTTCGTGTAGTTACGCGAAATTTGAACCGCGTCATTGATATCAACTATTATCCAACAGGAAAAACGCGGGTTAGTAACTTACGTCATCGCCCCATTGGTATTGGCATGCAAGGATTAGCAGATGTTTTTTTCATGATGGATATTCCGTTTCATAGTGATGAAGCTACGAAAATAAACAAGCTGATATTTGAAACGATATACCATGCCGCATTATTCGAATCGAATATTATATCGGCAGAACGTTCGCGTTATTTTGCTGCGTCTTCAACCTACGAGTATGTGAAAGTAGTACCAGTACCGCCATGTGAAGAAAACTTTCAACTAACACAGGAAGAGAGTTTTAATCTGAAAAATACGCCAGATTTATTGGGTGCTTATTCTTCCTTTATTGGTTCGCCGATGTCTCGCGGCATTTTTCAATTTGATATGTGGAATGTAGCACCAACACCAGGGCGATATGACTGGGATTCGCTTCGTTCCGATATTATTAAAAACGGTTTGCGTAACTCGCTTCTTGTTGCGCCGATGCCTACTGCAAGTACGTCGCAAATTCTCGGCAATAATGAATGTTTTGAGCCGATTACTAGTAATATATATATGCGGCGAACATTAGCAGGTGAATTTATTATGGTGAACAAATATTTGATTCGCGAGTTTATTAAATTGGGTATATGGAATCAGAATATAAAAAATAATATTATTGCGAATCGGGGGAGTATACAACAGCTTGACCCGGCGTTAGTGCCTGGACTAACAGAACATATTAAAAATAAGTATAAAACGGTTTGGGAAATACCTATGAAACACTTGATAGATATGGCTGCCGATAGAGGGGCGTTTATTTGTCAGAGTCAAAGCTTGAATCTCTGGCTAGAAGAACCGAACTACAATAATCTGACGTCTATGCATTTTTATTCTTGGACGCGTGGACTTAAGACGGGTATCTACTATTTACGAAGAAAGCCGAAACACCAAGCGCAACAGTTTACGATTGAACCGGAACGGTTGGATAATAAAGAAAAAAACGAAGATGATATATGCGAAATGTGTTCTTCGTAGTATTTAGTAATAATTTTTTTTATAATTATAATATATAATACGCGTATAATAGTAATGAATCCTGATCGTATTCAGCATGGCATCGATTCCAATAAACGACACATTGAAGATTTCAAAACCAATATAGAGTTATATTGTCCAAAAGAACAACAAAATCTTTATTTACATATGGGTCAGGTATTATATAATATTGAAATGAAGCCTGATCGACACCCAGAAACGGGTTTTATACCGGGATTAGTGAAAACTGGTGATAAAATATGTAGTGTTTTACAAGAAAATTATTTTAAAAAATTTCCAGAAGGTTTAGAGGGACAAGTACTAACAGATGAATCAAAAGAAAAAATTAAAGAAGCGATTAACGAATATTTTAAAGATAAAAATAAAGATGGAAAATTAATATTTGTAAAAGGTTGTTTCTTTGGAACTTATTTAAAAGAAAGATGTAGAAAAAAAATTTTAAAAAGAATAGAAGAATTTGTAGAAAAAATAAAAAAAGTTTTATTATCAGATATTATACCAGTTAATAATTTTAGATTAGGTTCTATAGTAAATGGTATTAACCCAGATAGTATTAGTCGTGCGCTTGAATTTTTAAATGATCTAGATAAATTGCACGACTATTCAGTTAAATATTTGATTTCAATGTGTAGCGATGCACCACCCACACCACCAGAAGTACCAGAAGAACTTATTAAAGATGATGTGGTAACCAGTGGAGGTCGTCGTTCTAGATATAGACGTCGTCCTACTAAAAAATATTTTAAAAGCCGTCATCGTCGTCATTCTTCGTCTAAAAAGAAGCGTCATATGAAAACAAAACGCCATATGAAACGCCACAGGAAGACAAAACGCCATACAAAACGATATTAGAAAAATATTTTTATACTTCATACCTCATACTTCATACCTCGTACCTCCTATTCAACTGCAAGTTTCGCGAAACAGTATGCGAAAGTGACGTGACTCAAGCGAAAGGTTCACATCGTGAGCCAACTTACAGTAACATTTCAGCGTGACAACTGTATCAGCCAACGAGTTGTGTAAATTTTGCGGAGCTGGTACTCCCGGGAATAGGTGCTCATATAGCTCCATCAACTTGGGGAACTTGAATCCTTTTGTTCCATTCGAAAACGTGTATTCAATTTTGCAGACTTCTTTGCTATTTTTCATCGTACAATAGTCGGCTGGGAAATTCATTCTCATATTGTTGCGTACTCCTTCGACAATCATAAATCGTTTATCAAACGAAACATTGTGTCCAACGCAGAGGTCTACACGCCCAAGCGCATCGCGTACTCGAATAAGCACGTCTTGTATAGGCACACCTTTTTTCTCCATAATTTCGCGTGTAATTCCGTGTATTCCTTCCGATACAGGGTCGACGATTACCCATGGGTTGAGCTTGACGTATGCATCGTATGTTTCCTCGAGTTCGCCTGTTTCCGTATTGTATATAATATAACTTACCTGCATGACGTGTGGCCACTTGTCAGTATCATAAATAGATGGGTTGCGCTCTTTGGGTAATCCGGAGGTTTCAGTGTCGAAAACAAGAACTTTCATTTTTGTTTGTTGTTTGTTGTTTGTTGTTTGTTTTTCTTTTTTGAAAATAGTATTCTGTATATTATTTATTAGGGTAGATTTACTTCAATTTAATGAAATTTTTTATTGTATGTAAATAAATATTATATATACTATATATAAATAACTATATATAGTATAAAATAATGGCTGGAAGAAGTTCGGGTCTTGGTGGTGGTGGCGGCGGCATCTTAGGTTCAGGAATATTTGGGTTTTTTGGAACTACAATACAGTGTGATTCAAAAGACGATTCAATGTATTGTAATATTATGAAATGGTTTAATTTACTAATCGTGTTTTTTGTTATCATGTATATTTTGTATATATTATACGGTATTTTTATTGCTCCTTCGATGAGAAAAAGAGGATGAAATGTGCGGCATGAAACTGCCGTGTCCAACTCCGATACAATTAAGAAAACTCTTTGCATAACCCAAAGCTTTTTCTATGCCACTGACTGATTCCGTGTAGCTTGATACCGTCCATATGTTTTTTTGTTCCGTACCCCTTGTTGCTTTCTAAGTCGTATCGCGTGTTTAGTTCTGGGTTTTCTTTACACATTTGCATAATATACTCGTCGCGTGTAACTTTTGCAAGAATCGACGCAGCCGCGATTGAAGCGTATGTATTATCACCACTTTCAATACACTTATGTGGTATTTGGATATAAGAATCATCGCATAACTTCATCATAGGTATAAAATCATTACCGTCTACGAGTAGGTATAATTTATCCGGTGTTGTATTCATTTTTTCCATTATTTCATTTACAGCATTGTGCATACAGTCTATCGTTGCTCTGCGTATATTTTTTGCGTCTATGTCTGTATGCTCGGCATATGTAACAGTCCAAGCGATGGCGTGTGATTTTATATATTCCGCTACTTCTTTTATTTTCTTGTCGGAGTGGAATTTTTTGCTGTCTTTCATTTTCGAAAAATCGAATTGTTTGCTATCTTTAGGTAAAACCACCGCTCCTATATATACGCGTCCAAACATGGGACCTCTTCCTGCTTCATCTATACCAATTTCAATAAAGGGTGCTTGTGCTGGTGCTGGTCCTGGCGATGTACCATCTGTTTCAAAATACGACGACTTTAAAATATGAGGCTTTGGTTTATCGGCTTTATCGGCTTTATCGGCTGTTTTTGTTTTTTTATTTTTCTGTTTGTTTTCCGTTGCAGATACTATAGATGATTCAGATGTTATGGATGACATAGCTGTATTTATTTTTGTTCTTATTTTATAATAATATAAATATATATTAATCAATTTTTTTCCATATATATATTATATTATATTTACATTTTATAATGAAATTAACAAAAATTCATATATTTCTCATACTATTACTTGCGCTTGTTTTATGTTCTACTTTAGGTATGTGTTCAAACCAAGGAATGGAAGGCTTCACGAGTAGAAGCGATGATAAAAGAACATACAAAAGTTATTTGAATTATAATACACAAAAAAATGATGACAATATAAGAAGTATAAATCATTCAGACAAAAAGTCCTCTAACTTTAACAATCCTTTTTACAATAAAGCAAACTGGCAGTCAGATAAAGATAAGAGCAAGGTTATTCACAAGGTTATTCACAAGGATATTCACAGGGATAGGACCGACCTTAATGCCGGAGATGAAAGAGACCGTTCAAGTATGAATACAAAGAAAACGAAATATTCTGAATATCACAATAGCGACTTTGATTCAAATACGAAATTACTTGATAGATTAGTCGGTATATTTGACTCTGTATCAAAGGGAAAAATGAACGCCCCTATGTTTAATGTTACCGATAAAACCACGCCCGAAAATGCAAATGCGAATGCGAATGCGAATGCGAATGCAAATGCAAATGCAAACGCGAATGCAAATGCAAATGAACAACAAGGAGTTCCAAAGGGTAGAATCCCACCTGGTCAAGATAATTTATATATTCTTAAATCCGAGATTGTCCCTCCTATTTGTCCCGCATGTCCACAGGTAAATTGTGGTAGTTGCGCTAATGCTAAAAAATGCCCACCATGTCCTGCATGCGCAAGATGTCCAGAACCATCATTTGAATGCAAAAAGGTGCCAAACTATAATAGTGTCGGATCGATGAATCAGTTACCCATGCCTTGGGCTGATAAGTTATGAAGTTAATTTACATTCTTTAGTTATAATTTATGAGTTTGAATTACAACAAATCTCACCACATCTCTTACATCTCATGTTTTACACACCGTCTATTGTATAAAACATGAACACGAATCACTCCCCTCGCAATACTATACTCCCCGAATCTTGATACACTTGTTGTCCACTGTAAATGACGGTTTTTTATCTTCTTGAGGAACAATTTGTATAATACACTTTGCTTTTTTGCCATACAATGGTTCAGTGCATCCTTTTTCTTTCTGGTTTTTACGCGTAGTATTGAATTTAAATATTTTAGGCGCGTCATTTTGAGTACACCTTGCCCTAAAATGTTCATATCTTTCGCGTACATCGCAATAAGAAAGCCCCGATTTTTTACCCAACATTTTATTAACAATTTCGTGTAAATTGTACATATATCTTGAAAACGCATCGCGATTTTTCATATGACACGGCTTAATCGGATGAGCTTTTAAATTATTTTTCAAATTCATACGGCAATATTTGCAAGGAAGAACATCTCCTAGGTTTTCTACAAAATCTTTATAATCTTTTTTGTTTTCTTCGGTGGGATGAATAGGATAGTTGAAACTTATCGTATGAAGAAGATGCCATGCTGCAGGACCCCATACGCTTGTCAACATTCCATCACCACTCATATAATCTTTACGCGAAAATGTACGCTTTTTCGAATTCGGATTCGGAACAATCCTTGTATTTGTATTTCTGGTTTTATTTCTATTATATTTGTTGTATTTTTTTAATGTTTTTTTATACGCCATTTAACTATATTTATATATATCTATTTTTATATATATATAAACATAAAATATGTCAAATAGTTCAATAGATACATTAAAGAATTTTTCCGACTCTGTTAAAAATATTACGTATATTATTATTTTAGGGTTACTTCTTATTATAATTACCTATGGGACAAAAATAAGTAATAATGGGTTTTTCTCTCTTATTCTAAAGGTGGGGATTGTGGGGTTGTATTTATATGTATTTACCGCTGTATATAAGTCACTTAGTGTAATTTTTAACACAAATGGGCTATTTATAGATCCGTCTATGTCTAAAGTCAAACTATTTTTTATACTATACTGTATATTTGAAATAATAGTAATATTTTTAGTTTTTTATATTTTTTATACCATTTTCAAATGAAGTATTTTATTTTATGTAGACACTGGTTTGGTACTTTTAGTTACTTTTAGCAATATGTCGTAATAGTCTTTATCAGTTATAAACGACTGAATTTTGATATCTATTATTTTCCCATCACAGCATCGAATAAGCATTATATGCGAAATAACGCTTGTAGTTATATTTAGTTATACTATATTTTTAAATCATTGTAGTAATTATTTAGTAGTATATTAATGGGTATATTATTCGTTTATTTGAAAAACATATATTAATCTTTTATATATATAATAATATAGAACAAAATGGACGATTCTGTTTTCAAGTTTAAAAAAGTAATAAACTCTTTACCGACTATTACCAGATATATTTTAATAGCATCTTTTGCTGCTATTTTAATAGCTTGTGCATATTATATTTATAAGACATATATTGTACCTCAATCTGATAGGTCGCATCTAGAAGGCTATGCAAATGGTATGAATATAAGGAACGACCGTCCCGCGAGCGAAGTAGTAACACTGTACTTTTTCGGCGTAGAGTGGTGTCCTCATTGCAAACACGCTAAACCCGAATGGGAGGCATTTGTAAAAGAAAACGAAAATAAGACATTTAATGGTAAGAAAGTCAACTTTGTAACTGTCGATTGTGACAAAGACTCCGCCCTTGCCGATAAGTATGACGTATCAGGCTATCCTACGATTAAACTAGATACCGGTTCTGATGTTATCGAATTTAAATCAAAACCGGAAAGGGATACTCTCACGCAATTTTTGAACAGTTCTCTCTAATAAAATATTGTAAAATGCGAAAGTGTTGTGTATAAAATAAAAATACGATACAACTACATGTTTTTCATGTATTTGTAATAATGTTATAATGTTGTAGTTTTCTATTATTTATTTATGGATTGAATTTCGATTAATCTCACGCATCTGTTACGTCTCATGGTTTAAAGAGGTGTCGTGAACAGGTTCTTCAGACAAGGAGTCCCGATGAGAAACGAATGATTCGTACAAATCTTCGGCTACTTTTACGCCGTACATGATTAAATTATTGCGATGTTCCGATGAGTAAGGAACTTGAGTCCATGCATCATATGTTGTGAATATACTCATATTACATACAACTTCATAGGGTATCTTTTCAAGCAAATACTCATCATTTATACGATTAAAACAATGTAATGTAACTTTCTCTATCAAGTCAATAATATTAGAATCATTGGTAATAATACCATGATTCATATTAGAAGATTGATATTTCTTAACACCTAATATTTCTTCATGTTTACAACCGGTTTCTTGCAAACAAATATTGACAGCATAGTTGCTAAATATGCCACCGTCAATGTAGCATTTATCGTCTATGATAACGGGTGTAAAAACGACTGGAAAAGCCGAAGTGATAGATAGAGCGGTAATTAACTCGAGGTCAGGGTGTGTTTTATATGATATAATATCTCGCGTAAAGCGGTTTGCATCACATGTAATAAAGTAAAATTCTATACCAGAGTATTCATAAAACTCTTTCATGGTTATATTTGGCGATAGTCCTTTTGCTTCGAATAAGATACCATATTTTTGTATTAGTATGGGATGCATATTTATTAAACCTTTATTGTCGTACAGTTCGAGTATATTTTGTATACCTATTTCTTGGAATATTTTTTCCCATGGTCTTTTTACGATATACTCTATAATGTAGTCGTAGTCATATTTCAGAGATAGGTATACTGCAACTAAAGAACCAATAGATGTTGCGTAGATAGATTTAATATTATTTATGTTCCAGAATTCTTTATCGTGTAAATATTTTAAAGCACCAATCGCACAAATACCAAAGGGTCCTCCACCACCAATCACTAAATGCTTAATTGTCATTTTAATATAATAACAATTTTTAATTATTATATGAACACAGTGGGAAATATGAAATATGAAATAGTATAAATATTCATATTTTTTTCTAGTTATGATTTAGGGGTTATCGATATACAATATGGACGAATTGTTTCGAAATAGGGAAGATAGCGACAAAATCAAAAAAATAAATTTAGAGGAATTGTACGATAAGAAAAAGACATATGATTTGTCTAAACTCTCAGTCTACAATAAGATTTTAAATAGAATCCACGAAAAAATAAAAATAACATCACGTCAAAAAGTGGATACACAATTTTGTTGGTATGTTATTCCGGAAATTATATTAGGCGTTGCATCATATGACCGCGCATCGTGTATTAGTTATATTTTAGAAGAGCTTACAAACAACGGTTTTGTTGTTCGATATACGCATCCAAACCTGATATTTATTTCTTGGAAGCATTACATACCGTCATATGTGAGAACAGAGTTTAAAAAAAAGACAGGTATCATCATCGACGAGCACGGTAATCGCGTAGACGAGTTAGATGAATACGGTAATCCGGTACCTCAATCTCAAGCAATGCATACTCCCTTAAGTGGGAATACGTTAGACCCATTTAATATGGGCTTGACACGTAAAATAAATCCTAAAAATACTGCCGACAACACAACGAATAAAAAGGAGTTTAAGCCGATTAATGACTATAAACCAACCGGCAATTTGATATACGGGAAAGAGTTTTTCAAAAAAATAGAGGACAAGTTTTCATAAATATTTGCGACAATTCTTTTGCTGCCAATATTTTCGCGATTTTCAAGAATGGTTCGGTGAGATGGAGAGTATGGATGGAGCGTGTTCGGTGAGATGGAGCAGCATAGTTTGCACGGCGGAGCGGCGATGGTTCCCGCACGATGGTCAAAAAAGTGGCAAACATGTTTGCGAAAAACGACTTTCCTCAAAAACGGACATCAAAAGAATACCCCACCGAAAACCACCCTTTTTTCCCCTTTTTTACCTATTTTTATTACTTTTTATATTTTGCAGCATTATGGTCGCCACGTGACCACACCCTCGCATTGCCACCCAGAGCATAAAGGTAACCCCGTGGAATTGGGAGGGCGGACGCCGAAGAAGTGATGATGTATTAAAATTTCAAATCTAAAGCTGGATTTTCAAAAATGGACATTTATAAATGTCCTTTTTTCAAAACCGGGGGTAGAAATATAAAAAATTCATTGCATTCGTCACTCAGAGCATAATGCTCTAAATCGCATTTTTAAGTTTGAAATTTTGTTACCATAATTTTTTCAACTTTTATATATATTATATGAAAAGGATTTAGGAGTTTTTTATGTCATCATTATATATGATGACAATGATGACGCAAAAAAACGACGATTTTTTTACCTGCGAAAAATGTCACTTTATATCTAGCAAGAAATGTGACTTTGAAAGACACTTGTTGACACGTAAACACAAAAATGATGACAAAAAAGCGCAAAAAACCGCTGAAAATAATGTCTGCATTTGTGGTAAGAGTTTTAAGTACCGTCAGGGACTTTTTGTTCATCGAAAAACATGCATAGATTATATAAATATCAACAGCAATAATGGTGTTGTTTCAGAGAATAAAATAGAAGAAAAGGTAGACACAAAAACGGACAAAGAGTTGAAGGATTTGGTTAAGGAGTTAATAAAACAGAACGGTGAGCTTGTTAAGACGATACATGATATGGTACCCAAAATCGGGAATACAAATATTACGAATAATACGAATAATATGAATAATAGTTTTAATCTCAATGTGTTTCTAAACGAGCAGTGCAAAGATGCGTTGAATATTTCCGACTTTATTGATTCGCTCAAGATAACGCTCGAGGATTTACTATTTTCAAAGACAAACGGTATATCGCGCGGGATAACTGATGTGATGATAAAGGGGCTAAAAGAGTTGGATATCCACCGACGTCCGATTCATTGCACGGATATAAAGCGCGATATCATGTATATCAAGGATGAAGACAAGTGGTGTAAAGATGAGAACCACGAGATGATGAAAAACACGATTGTGAAAATCGCCGATAAGGAACGAACCGCGTTGCAACAGTGGGCTATTGACAATCCAGACTGGATGGAAACCGAAAGAAAACAACTGGATTACTTGACAATGGTGCGTTCGATTTGCGAACCTATTGAAAACTACGACAACTACGAGCGGAAAATATTAAAAAATCTTGGGAAAGAAATACATGTAGATAAAAAGATGTAAAACATATTACGTCTCGGATATGCAGTATGCAGCTATTTTTTATTTTGTTATTTTCATTTGTTTGTTATGTGTTGTATAACAAACAAATATTACATGGACGGACCAAAATGTGAAATGCGTAAATTATTTAAACGCGATTGTGGTTAACATGTGCTTTCAGTACATCGGCGGCACAACCAGTATTGCGAGTGGAAAGTTTAGCATCACTTTTCTCGCTCTGTTTTTTGAAAGCCCTAGTAACTTTAGCGATTAATTCATCGAATGATTCTTCGTCATCTTTTGAAAATTTCATACTAGTTTTAAGTTTATTGGCGATACCAAGAATATCGGAATACTCCTTCCACAGTGTAGTGCTTTCTTTTACGGAAGTGGTGTAAGTACTGCTTAAAAATCCCATACGCTTGAGTTCATCGTCGTACCGGTTTTTATCCGTTTTCAGTTGTTTACTATACTTGTCGTAATGGTCAAGGAACGCCTTTGCCAAAAGACTCGCCGACTTGTCAGTAGAAGAACGAACCTCTTCCAAGATGGTAAGCAGACCCTTTTTGTCATTCCCATCTACAATAGTAGAGTGAATATCGTTTTTGATATTTGTAACATGTGCCTTGATATTATCAAGAGAGAATAGAAATTTGGGTTTGAATTTTTCAAGTTTAGACAAGTAATCGGATTCTTGGGCGATAACTTTATGGTGATGATGTAGGGTAATATTCAACATCTCGATTTGCCCCATAATCTGTTTAGAGTTATTGATTATTTTTTTGTAGGTAGCATAACCATCGGATGCTTTGCTACTTGCTTGGGTAAGTATTTTACCGTCTGCTTCAAATTGTTCGCGCTGTTTTTTCTTTATTTCATCCATCATTGTCTTGAACTTCGTATACAGTTCGCTCATCTTGGCAGAAGCATTGGCAGATATATCGGCGACCTGTTTCTTGATTTTTTTATGCGATGTACGAGGGAAACTGTCGGGTTTGCATACAGCAATACTAGCAGCGGAGCCTGATGCAGACTTAGAGACGGTAGAAGAACCAGAAATAACGACTGAAGCCGGAGTAGACTTGGTTACAACAACGGGAGCAACAACAGGGACCGGAGTAGGGACAGACTTCGCAACAACAGGCGCAGCAACAGGTGCAGCAATCACCTTACGTGTCTGAACACCGCCTTCGCAATCTTTGGTGAAGTAGCACTCACTTCCACGAGGCTTCCATGAAAGCTGCCATTTAGAAAGGGGCGCATCAGGACCATTATTGCCACTATTTTCCCAATTTTTTGCACCATAGTTTACATTCATAGTTACACCATTAGGGTTCATACAGTCGGCAGCACTCTTTACACCATCCGCGTTACCACAGATACCTTGCATTTTTCCGAAAAAAGAGGTAGGAACATTCGTTTCAAGAACGCCGCAGTATCCACCAGTAATCATAACAGAAAAACCATTAGGTGTTGTAATCTTCACACCTCTAGATTTTGCTTTGTTATTTTTCCATTCGACAACCTGGTTTCCGTAACGAATTTGCACACCACCAAAAGTAAGGGTGAAATCTTCGGGAAGCTCCATTTCTTGACCATTGACGCGGATTTTTCCGAAATTGGAGACATCAACTTCAATATTCATTTGTTTATAGTGAACAACCGCGCCTGTCATACAAGAAGGTACGCCGGGTTTACTCGCGCCATTTTTACGCATCTTTTCTTGAATCTCGAAGACGCCGTCGGGAGTTCGTGCAACAGTATAAATACCGGGCTCTTGGATATGAAATAGCGTTCCATCATAGTTGGTAATATGAGGGTCTCCAGATGCTACGCAAAAACGTTTGCTTGGGTTTTCTGCTGCTTTTGCTAAAAACTCCTCTGCTGCAATAGCGCTCTCTTTTGCGATAGATTTGCTTTTAGTAACGCGCATGTCTTCAATGCATCCATTGTAGATGTCTTGTTTATTCATAATGCCTAAAGACTGACAGAATTTGACAGCATCCTGTCCTTGCGGCGTCACTACCCATGCAGCGAAAGCAGACTCAAATTTCTTGGCAATTTCTTTCGTCTTTGTAGATAACTTTGAATCAACGACTGAATATTTGTTAACTGAGGGAACAACGAGTACAGGGGTGGATGCAGCACTTAATCTCGCAACGGTTGTCTTGCTAGGAGTTAAATCACCACATACATTATTTTGCATATTCCTAAACGTACTTACCATTGCAACTTGCGCTAACCTGCATTTTGTATCTTTGCAATTGACTGCATTAAGACAAGACAAAATGCGTTGATTGCAACTTGTGCTTCGAGTGCTAGGTGTTCCACAACATTGGTCATGTGTTCTGCAACATGAGTCAAGAGAATCTTTTGGTGCAACACCCCATATACAATTTGGACCTTCTGCGCCTTTAAACTGTTGACCTCCACAGTAATTTGGTCCACAGTAGTTTCCATACAGTTTAAATCCTCTTGACTTTACACTAGAAACAACATTGGATACGACCTTGGCTACGGGAGCTACAACTCTAGGTATAACCTTGGATACGGGAGAAGCTACGACCTTGGATACGACCTTGGCTACGGGAGAAGCTACACGTGATTTAATAATAGATACAACCTTAGCTACAGATGGTGCAGGTCTAGGAGCAGCTTTGGGAGCAGCTTTGGGAGCAGGTGGTGCAGGTCTAGGAGCAGCTTTGGGAGCAGGTCTAGGTGCAGGTGGTGCAGGTCTAGGAGCAGCTTTGGGAGCAGGTGGTGCAGGTCTAGGAGCAGGTGGTGCAGGTCTAGGAGCAGGACGCCTTGACATCGAGATAAGAAGTTTTCTTTTCCCATCATGTTCCTCACTCATATCGCTGTCATCACTGCTATTCGAAGAATCAATATTTTCATTTTCGAACAACTTTCTATTTTCAACAATAGCTAAATGTGGGCGATGTTTAGTATGATTTACTTCATTCACAAAAATATTGGATGTATCTGTGGAGTTTTCGGGAAGTACGGCATCATGGATGCCGGTCCGCGTTTCATTCCCATCATGCGGCACTAACAGAAGAGCTGAAGCAAATGACAAACTTGCTAACAGTAAAAAAGCCTTCATTGTGTGTACCATTATAATATGACATAATATTATATCTTTATGCTTTTTAGTAATATATTTAAGAGAGCGAAATAATATATGCAAATAATATATATTAATATAATATATAGTAATAGCATACTTTAGTTAGAATATGAAAATCACTAGAAAAAGAAAATATTCTAGAAGGAGAGTAATAATAAGAAAAAAAAACAGAACAAACAATAAAAGAAAAATATCAAATACTAAAAAAATAGAGTTCAATAAATATGAGAATACAAAGGTAAATAAGAATTTCAAATTAATAAAAATGCCCTATATAAATACCAAATTAGTAGAGTCTAAATACTTGCTGTGGCCGCTTAAGAATATTCATACAAATAAGGAAAGTGTAGATAATGAACAAAGCTTACTCGAGGAAGCGAATGATGTAGAAAAAATACAAAAAGAATACAAACTTAGCCCTAAAAAAGACTACTACACGTATATAAATTATGCGTGGATGAAAGCCCAAAATATTGTAATGGACTATAAAAACTATTATTTTATCAAGCTAGACACGTTTCGGTTTATACAAAATACTGTAAACTATCGCGTTATTCATCTAGCGAATGAGTATTGTGCGAATAACAACACCCCTTTTTCTAGGAAAGTTAAAAACGTAATCGATTCAATGACGTATAAAAATCTCGATGACAGTAAAGTAATGAAACATGTAAAAACTATGGAGAACGAATATGAAGAGTATATAGGTAAAGATGACTTAATCGGATATTTAGCGGCAATAAACAAATGCGAGATAATATCGTGGGGGTGCCCTATAGTATGGGATATTTCTCAAGACGAAAAAGACGCAGTAAATTTGCGAAGCCATGTTCAGTCACCGCAGCTATCATTTTACGATTATGATTTGTATATAACGGGGAATGACAATAAAAAATACACGAAAGAATTTAAGGAGAATTTTGCAAATAAGTTTTGCGAATTTGTGGCGGATTTGTATGATAAAATGCTAGGCGAGGGACACGGATTAAATCCGCGACATGTAATCGAGTGCGAGATAGATATGTTGAACGCGATGAATTGTTTTCAAAAGGGTGACTCTGAAGAATTTTACAATGTAGTTACAGCTGAAGAAAGTAGAACAAAGTATCACTTCGACTGGAAAAAATTCGCAGAGGGTGTCGGTTATAAAAAGGCGCCGAGAACGTATATCGCCGGTAGTATAAGTTATTTGGGCTGCATAATGAAGAAGCTACACACCGACTGGAAAACCCCGAAATGGAAAGCATATTGGTATTATATGTATCTAAGACAATTGTGTTTGTACTCGAATAAAACGAGTCGACTGAGATTTAATTTTTTCAATAAATTTGCAAAGGGGCAACAAGCAAATATGCCAAGTGAGTTATTTCCATTATTTGCGCTATCATATTGTTTTAACACCTTGTTAGCTAGGCTGTACGTGGAGAAATATGTGCATTCTCAGGCGGTATATATAGCAAACACGATAGGACACGATTTAAGAAATGTATTTATACGAATCATAAATGAGAATCTGTGGTTACAACCGGAGACGAAGTTAGAGGCGTTAAAAAAACTAGAAACTATATCAATTGAGACGGTATATCCGAAATATATGGTAGAAGACTTGGTGGCAGATTTGCCGATAATGGATGCGTATGGTATAATGTATGCGCAGTCGCAAGTGAGGCGCGAGTATTTAATAGCCCGCGACGGGCAGCATTATGTGGAACTTCCAGAGATTAACTTTAGTGTAAATGGTGGGTTAGCGTTGTCAGGTACGCAGCCGTATATAGTGAATGCATTTTACAACTCTACGAAAAACAATATATATATTCCTGCTGCAACATTACAGGAACCGTTTGTCTCGCTGAATTTAACTGGTCTTGAATATAATTTAGCGCATATTGGATATACGTTTGGACACGAGTTATCTCATTGTTTAGACAATACGGGTAGATTGTATGACTATAAAGGTAATATGAGAAATTGGTGGCTTCCACAGGATGCGAAGATATTTGAGGATAAGGTAAAGAATGTTATTAAGCAATATGAGTTATTTGCGTCGTGGGATGGTATAAAGATGGATGCGTCAATGATGGTTGGGGAAAGTGTGGCGGATATATCTGGTATAGAAATATGCGTTAATTATTTAAACAACTATTTGAATAGCAATGATGAACCGAAGAAGGTGAAGGATGATTCACTTAAGAAGTTTTTTATATATATAGCGTTTCAGTGGAGAGAGGCGATATATAAACAGTCGATAAACTTTAATATTAAGACGAATCCACATCCTTTAGTAAAATATAGGACAAATTGTCCGATGTCTCGTTTAAAAATATTCAAGAAACTATACGACGTAAAAAAAGGAGACCGTATGTATTGGAATAATGATACAATTTGGTCGAACAGCAAGTAAATATAGAAAATATAGAAAATATAGAAAATACAAATTTATAATATTTAGAATAAAATAATATTATTTATAAACAATATTATTTAGGACAACAACGAAACAATATTATTTAGAAAGAATAGTATTTAGAAAGAATATTATTTAGAAGCAATATTATTTAGAAAAAGCAATAATAATAATTAAAAATATAATAATAATATTTCAATTATTTTATATTTTTTTCTATACGTTATATATAAAATGGTAAAAAGAGGAAGAAGAACTATGAAAGGTCGTCGTCGTCGCGGTCGTGCATCTCAAGCACAAGCACAAGCACAATCACAAAGTCAGAGTCAGTCCCAGTCGCAACTGGGAGGTCGTAGAAGACGTCGTGGATCTAGGTCCAGACGCGCTCGTATGACTCGTCGCCGCAGGTGAATGATTAAACCTTAGTTTAGTCACTATTATATAAGATGTATATCTGTATGACAAATATACACCTTTGAACTATATATTTAGAAATCCAACCACACAAATATATTTAGAATTATTATCATATTATAATTTATAATAGTATACCGATTTTATACATAGTATTATACTATGTCACGTAGAAAGTATAAAAAAACAAAACGTAAATTGTCACGTAAAGTCATACATAAAACACGACGTAGAACTAAAAATCGAGTAAAGAAACTATCTAAAAATCAGTCTGGGGGAATGATACAACTCAGTATTGGTGAAATGAAGAATATCAGAGGAAATATTGTTGATGCAATGATTTCTACTGCTCCTGCTACTAAAAAACGTGTCAAACCAACTCCTCTATCCGATGAACAACTAGGACAATTAATTATAAATTCTTTATTTACCAAAGTAACTAATGTATCTTTTATCCAAGATAGTAGTCTTTATGGATATATTTTATATGGAACAGTACCAGAAGGGGTACTATTTGATACAAAATATTTATCCTTACGTGAAGCACTAGATACTTATAACACTGATAGAGGTATTCCTTTACAACATTTTTGTATGAAACTATCATTAGTTCATAGTATTCCTGATGCAGATAGGTCTGAAATTTATCATTATGTAGATTCTAATAATGATACGCATAGCAAACGCGCAGTCAGTGTTATAAGTTCAACAAAAGAAGCACATATTCAAAAAAAATTACATGACAGCCTTGCATGTATGAGAGGTACATCACCGTTTGTTCCAGATGTAATTGCTCATGGTGTTTTTAACCATGAACAGTTTGAAAGTTATATTAGTTTATTTAAGAGTAACAGACTTACTGCTGCAACGAAAACAGGAATAGAATCTACAGTACTTCATGTTTTTACTGAAATAAGTGCTTGGTTACAACAAAAAAATATAGAAGATGAACGTAAAACTGATGCTAGCAAAAAACAAAACTGGGCTGTTGATATTTTACTAATGGAGTATATAGATACAAGTATATATCAAACATTATATACTCTAGGTACTCTAGGTACTAAAACGGGATGGTTTGGATCAGGTAAACCAAAATTCAATCCTTCTAGTATTGAAAAAGCATTATTAACAACAGCAGCTCAACTTGCGTGTGCGACAGGAGTAGGAATTATTTTATACGACAGTCATGCAAAGAATGCTTTATCGAATACATCTCAAGAACATGTAGTACTAGTTGATATTGGCGGTGCTATTGATTATGGTGATGAAGATGGTAAACATTTTACTCTACAAACTTTTGATACTATATTACGTGGTGCAAATACATTTTGCAGTATTGATGAATTATGTAATTTTTTTGATGTTGATATCACGCCTAAAATATTAAAAAAAAAAACTAAACAAACTGAACAAACTGAACAAAAATCAAATATTCTTAAAGAAGAACTTGATAAAAATCTAGATAGTCTTGTTGACTTTAGATGTGGACGTTTCACAATAGATGATATTCATAATAATTTAATAATGACAGCATTCGTCGATTTTATGATGTATATAGTTGCGCATAAGGGTAACCAATGTCAATCTCAGTATACTATGGAAAGTGTATATGGAGCTGGTACATTTAGCAACTTTAGTACTTTTCTTACAGAATTTAGACCAAACGATAGAACATTTAGAACTAGTGGACCAAATTCAGACAGTTATTATGATAAACTATCAATGGTTGGTCAAAAAATATTAGAAATTATTACACCATGTTTATCAGTTAAATGTCCTATTGACCTGACACATTTAACAACAGCTCATAGGTTACTACATCTGCCGCCACTACCACCAGGACAAGCACCAACACTATCACCAGAACTAGCACAATCACCACCAACAGTGCCCCAACCATCACCCCAGAGCGGATGTCTTATAATGTAAAAAATATCGCACGTAAAATAAAATAAAAATAATACATCAAATTAAAATAAATACACAAATAGATGATTATGATTATGATTATGATTATGATTATGATTATAACAAAATATTCATAATCAGTTGCAAAATGTTTATACTATATGGCGCGTCAAACAGCGTACTCCGCATCAATACTCTTTTCAAGTTCGCGTATTTGCCGCTGTCCTGTTTCGAACATTTGCGCCTCTATAATCCCCTGTAAAATTTTCAATGTATGAATAAAATTTTTCTCACAGTTTATGTACAACTTTAGTATAATTTTTCTCGTTTCATCTATCAGATTATTCAACTCTTCATATGTCAAATTAGGGTCGATGATATACTTTGTTTTAGCACCATCACTTTGCGACGACGTATTGGCAATAAATATACTGTCGATAATTTCCAGTAGAGAGTTCCTTATCATATTCGAGTCATAAATCATTTTTTTAACTTGCTCTACATAGTCTACAAATAACTTATCCTTTGTATTACCCACGTATGTCTTATTTAACATTGAATCAGGGCTACTACAGTCGGCGGTATCTGAAAACGAATGGAGGGGGATATCGCGAAAACTTTTAATATCTTTAGGCGGATTAGGATTTCCAGTAAATAGCGTATACAATAAATCGATATTCCTCTTCTTCTCGTCTCTGCTCTTTGCCGACATTTTATCAAACCTGCCCTTGCTCGCATTATATTTATCGTTATATAAGCGACTAAGTTCTGCAAAACCTGGCAAATCATATACAGTCTTAACTGAACCTGTACCTGTACCCGTACCCGTACCCACACTCGAACTATTATTTAAATTAGACGAACATAGTTTGGTTTTTATTTTAATTTCGGATAATGGTTGCTCTACACTCATGGTGTTCGTGATGGATACGTCGTCTAATAAATCGGTAAGCTCATCCATATCCATCAAATCGGCAATACGAGAATTACAAAAATTCAAATTCTCTATTTTTACGTCTTTTGCCATTTCGGATATGTAGTGTTTGTTTTCTAGTGTTGTTTTTTCCACGTCTTCGACGCCTTCGACGCCCTGTTCCGCCTCCGCCCCTGTTCGCCCAGGAGGCTCGGTAGGTATATGCGGGCTCAATATCGCGCGAGAAGAACTAGCGGATGACCTCCACGAAAATACCGGATTCAGTGTTGTTATTATAGCTGCAAATAAATGAGCTATTTTAACATAATATTTAGCAATTTCTATACACATCTTCTTTGTTTGCTCTTTTTGGCTACTACCTGATATACCCAACATAGACTGCCCGCTGTATATGTCGCTTTCTGATATTTGTTTATACATGACCTGTATTTGATTAGAGAAAAACGACTTCTTTAATATTTTCGATGTTATAATTACTAAATCATTGCAATATTTTGAATTTGTAAGTCGAATCATATCTTGAAAGTTTTGTCCTAGAATATAATCTGTAGCAACCTCATTTAATTTAGAAAGAAATTCGCTATTATTATTATTTAATTCTTTAAAATTTGATTCTTTAAAATTTAATACGGAATTATTATTTTTATTTTTATTTTTATTTTTATTTGTAATCGTACTTGCATAATTTCCCATTATATATAATGCTTTATATATATTGACTGTTTAATATTTTTATTTCATTTTATTTCATTCATAATAAAAGTTAAATAAACATTAAATAAACATTAAACAAACATTATAATATGAATAAAATTGAATTAAAAAATATTTAATATACTTTAAGACAACACATACGTAAACGTCCTGAATTATCTATGCTCGAACAATCGATAGCTCGAATACCCACTACGCACAAAACATATAAAAATAAAATAAAAGATAATAATAACAATAACAGTAAAGCGGATTTGTGGAAAAAAATCAATGAGTCTTTTGATATCGATATCGACAAAAAACAATTCAAAAAAGATGAAACAAATGTAGAGTGTATTTACAGAAACTCGGGGCAACGAGAAAATTGCGACACGTGTCAATCCGCCGTCTCACTATCCGACGAGGGTTTTCTTATTTGCACTAACCCAAAATGTAGTATAATTTATAAAGATATTGTCGACCAAACTGCTGAATGGAGATACTATGGTGTCGACGACAATCAGACGAGCGACCCGACACGTTGTGGATTACCAGTTAACCCGCTACTAGTGGAGTCATCATTTGGTTGTAAGATATTATGCGACGGTGTATCTTCGTATGAGATGCGGAAAATAAGAAGATATACGGAATGGCAGGCGTCGCCGCACAAAGAGAAGACGCAATACAATGAGTTCCAGCATATTACTATTATCGCGAACAATGCCGGTATTCCGAAAATAATAATCGATGAGGCTCTGCGATGTCATAAGAAAATATCGGAACATCAAACATTTCGCGGTTCTAATCGTGACGGTATTATTGCTGCTTCTGTATATATCGCATTTCGAATCCATGATTGTCCACGAACAGCAAAGGAGATTGCTACGATATTTAATTTAGACAATACGAGCGCAACAAAGGGGTGTAAAAATGCGGTATGTATTATAAATGATATTGAGAACGACATGCATAATTCCGAGAAGACCAGTTTCTGCAAGACGAGACCCGAGGCTTTTATAGAGAGATATTGTACTAGGTTGCATGTCAATGGAGAACTTACAAAGTTGAGTCAGTTTATTGCACTTCGGATTGAAAAGAATAACTTAATCCCCGAGAATACACCTCATTCTATTGCGGCGGGTATTATATATTTCGTGTCGCAAATTTGCGGACTTAATATATCTAAAAAAGATGTCAATAAAATTAGCGAAACGAGTGAAGTTACGATAAATAAATGTTTCAAAAAATTGGAAAGTATTAAAGAACAATTGATACCTAAGATTATTTTAGAAAAGTATTCGCCAAAAAACTAAAAAAATAAAATTAACATTATTATATCATTTATATTTTATAATTTGGATTTATAGTCGACTTTATGGATATGGATATGGATACGACTACGAATACGACTACGACCGACTCATACCCCAAAGAATGTGGCGAGGTGAACGTCCCTAAAATCGTTTTTATAATTCCGTACAGGGATAGAGTGGAACACAAAGAATTTTTCACAGTTTATATGAAACATGTTTTAGAAGATATTCCTAAAACAGATTACGAAATATATTTTGTAGAACAGAAAAACACCTTACCATTTAATCGTGGGGCTATGAAAAATATAGGGTTCTTGGCTTTAAAATACAAGTATCCAAATGATTACAAGAATATTACATTTGTTTTTAACGACGTTGATACTGTTCCATATAGCAAAAATATAATTAACTATGATACTACACCAGGTATAGTGAAACATTACTATGGTTTTAAATTTGCACTCGGTGGTATTTTTTCTATAAAGGGGGAGGATTTCGAAAGGACGAATGGGTTTCCTAATTTTTGGGCATGGGGTGGTGAAGATAACTATATGCAAAAACGTGTTGAATATGCGGGGCTGTATATTGACCGGTCTGTTTTTTTCAATATTTTAGATAAAAATATTTTACAGTTATGTGATGGTGTTAAAAGACTTATATGTAGGAAAGAAGCAGCTACAGTAGTAAACATGACAACGTCGGATGGACTTGTTACGATACGAAATTTAAACTATGAGTTTAAAGATGAGTATATAAATGTATATAATTTTCAAACAATGCGTGACCCAAGAATGCTGCGTTTTGAAGAACAAAATATAGCAGTCGAGTCGAAAATACGTCTAGAAAAAGAAGACATTAAAAACATACTTGACGTAAAAATGAATAAAAATATTGGTATATACCAGTCGCAACAGCAGCGCGCGCAAGTACAACAGCAGCGACCACCAGTACAACAGCAGCAGCGACCACCAGTACAACAGCAGAATATCATATTACCGAGTCGCCCTCATTCCGTTCCTTTACCGCAGCATACACAACATACACAGCATACACAGCATACACAGAACATTAGAAAAAATACGTATAGAGGAATAGGTATGGGTGGTGTACGCTGAAATTAAAAACTAGCATTAAAGTCGAATATAGTATCTGTTTTGGTTTTTTCCGAAAGAGCATATTCGCTAACGCGTTTTTCAAAAAAGTTAGTTTTACCTTCTATGCTAATCATTTCCATAAAATCAAATGGATTCGAAGAATTATATATTTTTTCGTATCCAAGTTGAAGAGATAATCTGTCAGCGACAAATTCGATATATTGTGACATGAGCTTTGAGTTCATTCCGATTAAACGACAAGGCAATGCTTCGCAAATAAACTCTTTTTCTATTTCCACTGCTTCTTTTATGATATCATGTACTTTTTGTTTCGGGTATTTTTTCTGCATTTTATTATACAACAATATTGCGAATTCGGTATGCAGTGCTTCGTCGCGAGATATAAGCTCATTACTAAACGTGAGACCAGGCATCAACCCTCTCTTTTTCAGCCAATAAATGGAACAAAACGCACCTGAAAAAAATATACCCTCGATGCATGCAAAGGCAATGAGTCGCGTAAAAAACGAACTTCTTTTGTCGTTTATCCATTTAAGTGCCCAGTCAGCCTTTTTTTTAATACATGGAAAATTATGTATACCGGCAAATAGTTTTTCTTTTTGTTCGCTGCTTTTAATAAGTGTGTCGATTAGTAAAGAATATACTTCATTATGAATATTTTCTATTGCAATTTGAAATCCGTAAAAGGCACGCGCCTCGGCTAACTGTACATCGCCCATAAAACGCACAGCTAGGTTTTCAGTAACGATTCCGTCACTTGCTGCAAAAAAAGCTAAAATCATGGAAATAAAAAATCGTTCATTATCGTTTAAAATGTCGCTGTTCCATTCGACGACGTCTTTCGATAAGTCAATCTCCTCGGCTCTCCAGAAACAATCGACTTGTTTTTTATACATTTTCCATATTTCGTTGTCTTGGATGGGAAACAATACGTAGCGAGAGTCATTTTCTGTAAGAAGTGGCTCAGACGATTTACTAGCGGGGGCGGAAGTTTGCTTTAAAGACATTCTAAATGTTATAATATTATATATATTTATAATATTTTATATCATTTTATAAATTTATATTTGTATAAGAATTTTATTATACATATATATTAGCATATCCAAAGTATAATACAATATTAATGAGTATTAATTTGTCAACTTCTAGTAAAATGATGAATCCTTCTCTATTAAATATGGAAGCTTTTGGACGAGATATAGCTTCTGCTGGTGGTGGTGATGGTGACGGTGGTGACGGTGGTGACGGTGGTGACGGTGGTGGTGGTGGTACTGGCATGCCATGTAAGTTTCAACTTATTATGGAGTTCTTTTGTTCTTTTTTATTTACTTTTATTATATATTTTTGCGTGTTTGCTTTTTTTCCATATGATGGTATTATTAAGAAAATTTTAGAATTCATACAAAATACGATAAAAAAATTCATGGATTTTTTAAATAGTCTAGTACCTAAGTCTGTTAAAAAGAACTCGTCTAAGTTATTTCCAAAATTTATTGAAAAATTTTTTAAAGAAACATTGCCTAAGATGTTGAAGGAAAAGAAAGAAGAGTTAACAACACCATTAAAGAAAAAATTAGAACAAATAAAAAAAGACACCGATGAGAAGTTAAAGAAAGAAAATAAAAAATTAAATAAAAATGATAACTTTTTATCTAGAACTAATTTGTATTTTAATGAAACATGGTTGAAAATAAAGGCAAAACTTTCAGAAATATGGGAAAAATTTAAGGACAAAATTATACCTGCATTGATTATTTCATTTGTATATTTTATTATATGGTTGATATTTTTTAAAGTTATCCCTCCTATTTTGAAATATTTAATAAGTGTTGCGCAACAATTTAAGCAATCATAGAAATATTGTAGATAATATGCCCAATAATAAAATACATAATAAAATACATAATATAAATATATAATATACTTATGTTAGAGTTTATATTTAACTTTACAAAAAATTTTTTATTTATTTTTTTGTTCATAATAATGATTCCTGATTTCTTTTTTAAGATTCCGAATAACGGCAATAGAATAATAGTAGCATTGATTCATGGATTAATATATGCAGCAGCATTTGTTATTTTAGATATAATATTTAATTCAAAACGTATTTACTTGTGTGCAAAATCATTGGGAACTGCCAGTGTTTAAGTGTGACAACTATGTTACGAATACGAATATAAATACGAATATAAATACGAATATAAATACGAATATAAATACGAATATAAATACGAATATAAATACGAATATAAATACGAATATAAATACGAATATAAATATCCATAATAATATAATGGTAAAACAGAAAATACAGAGAGGTGTATCTCCGAAAAATATAAGCGACTCTCCCAGTATAGACGAGTTTATGAAAAATTCTATGATAAGTCCAGCATTTCAATACGTGGAAGAGAATTATCCTATTTCTCACCAATCTCATGCATCTCATGCATCTCAACCCGCACAAGATGTAAGCAGTGGCGACGAGTCGTCTCTAGGTAGTGACTACGAAAGTCCCGACGAAACAGAACAATCAGAAGAATCTTATTCGAATACAACAATGAAAAAGGACGTAAGAATTTATAAAATGAAAGACATGTTACGTAATAAACGTAAACAAATGTTTGATAAAGAAAAGGAAATAAGGGAAGTAGGGAGGCAAAATTCTTTTTTAGAAACTGTTGTAAATGATTACGAGAACTATAATAATATTATTTTATACGAAAAGATAAAACAAAAAAAGGCACTTAAGGTATTGTCGGACCATATACGCGAAATTTCTAAGAATATTAAGAATGATGAATTTAAGTTGAATCGCGTTAAAATGGATCAGACTGCATTACTTAAAGAAATACAAAATATTCGAGACGAGATAGAATATGTTCTAAAGACGAGAGGTGATAACAATAACTATGTATCATCGAATGACGAGTACGAAGAAGAATACGATTACTAATATTTATTGCAACAACTTGAATAATATAAATGTAATAATAATTATAGTTGTTAATTATTATTATTTTATAATACCTTTTTTCTATGTCATATATATATAATACTTATAATGAAATCAAAAAGGTCTTCCCCTAAATTTTCGAGCAACTCGAGCAATATTCTTTCGAATAAATATGTGTTATATGCTTCTTTCTTTTTTGCAATTATAACCGCGGCAAACTATTTACTTAGAAATAATTTAGAAGCTATAGGAATTTTTATTATTATTGGATTATTGACAACCTTCTTTAGTAAAAATATGATTGTTGTTTTATTAACAACCACTATTTTAACAAACTTTCTTGTTATGTTCAGAAATAGAGATTTTTCCTCAATCATGATGATGGAGGGTTTTACTACAGAAGAAATCACAAAGTTAAAAGCTCTCATGGACGATGCAAAAGCAGCAATGGATAAAGAAACAGATGATGCAAAGAAAGCCGAGCTTAAAACAAAATATGAAGAAGCAAAAAAAACACACGATGCTGCTGTAGCTGATGCTGCCATGGAGGCTGCTACTCCTCCTCCTCCTGCTGCTGGAAATTCTACTGTTACACCTACTGTTACACCCACTGTTACTTCAAGTGATACTGTCACCATGGGACCTGTGTCTGCAAATACCGTGCAGCAACCTCTTAATGGTGGGAAGGGTACTATAAAAGACGGAATGTCGCAATTAAGTCCCGCTCCGGTAGGTGGGGAATCGATTAACCCGATGATGCAAGCAGCCGCTACAGGAAGCAATGCGCAAAAAGAACAGGCGCTTAGTGTACTGTCAAATATGGGAGGAAGTGGCGACATGGTAGCTCAGCAGAATGAAATGATTAATAATTTAAAATCGATCGAGCCTATCTTGAACACTGCTCAAAGTTTCCTCGATAAATTTGAAAATAGTTCAATTAGTAAGATGTTTTCAGGAAGTGGCGGATTCCCGGGAATGTCGTTATTGACGGGAGGAGCAGGCGGCAACAAAACAAGCCCTGCTCCCGTAGGAAGCTAATAAGATTAAGACAAACATTAAAACATGAGGCGTAACAGATGCGTGAGATTAATCGAAATTCAGTCAATAATTCGTAACCCATCATAAACGAAATATAACCCAATATAACCCAATATAACCCAATATAACCTCGTATAAAAATATAATATCCATATTTTTATATAATGGCAAAGAAATGCCCTCCGGGCGTAATATGTTTTGAAAATATAACACTTGTGATATTTCTATTTATTGCAGGTTTCATTATTTATTTAGCATATTATAATTTTAATAAAGACTCTCCTGTTCAGGGTTCACATCCTCATGCGCACCCCCATGGACACGGAGGAGGATTCTTAGATTTAATACCGAGTTTCGGTTCGGGATATACTCGCGGTCCAGCAGACGTTTTATTAAACCCGTATACTCCACCACTTCGCGATGATAGACTTTTCCACCCGCATGGAGCATCAAATCCATTAGATATCGCAATGGGTGGTGCAATGGGTGGGGATATAAGAGGAAGTGTATCGATACCGATTAACGTACCAACGCGCTCGGTAAATTCGTCATATCGTCAAGTAGGAATACTGACACGCGTCAATGGGCAGGAAACAATCCTATCGCTTATGGGGAGACCACTATTTCCAAACCGCGACAGGTGGCAATTTTATACCATGAGTGATAAAAACCAGTCTGTGAAATTACCGGTAACGCATAAACGGCGCAGCTGCACGTGTGACCAAGGATGCGATAATATATATAATGGAGACACCGTTTATGTTGAAGGATATAATGACGCATTTAAGGCTACGATATATGATAACGCTTTGCAGTATTCAATGCCATTTTAATATCATAACATAACATAACATAACATGACACATGATAAAATCTTATAATATATTTATAATCGATTTAGAGGTATACTATTATAAATATATAGTCCATACAAATATACTGCTGCAACTATGATACCTATGCCGAATTTAGGGGGTATTGGTGATATTATTTTAATACAAAATTTGAAAACGGGAAATTATTATATAGATGTATTTATCATTCTTTTATTTTTATTTATACTGCATAATACTGAGATTTTAAGTTATTTGACACATGGTATTCATATAATATATACAACAAATCGCGAAACAATCCGACAGATGTATATGAGTCTAAGAAAAGGAAATATGCATCGAATAATGTACCAAGGGAACCAGTATATTGTAGGATATCATTCTATGAATATTCATATTACGTATCCTTGTCCTATTATACACATACTCGATTACTACACGGATATTATTGAAGCAAAACGTAAGAAAAAGGAAATAAATGGATTAATTATGAATCTAAAATATATTGAAGTTGTTGATAAAAATAACAACATGGCAAAGATTTATAGCCCGCGTACGAATTTACCGATTGAAATTGAAGATGGAATATTTGTACTGATAGAAAAATTCAATACGCATCGCGGCGATTCAAAAAATTCGGATGTAAGGGAATTCAAGAAACTGAATTTCACACTTTTAATGGATAAAAAGAAACCGATTGATGCCATGTACAACTTTATCGAAAAATGCGAAAAAACATATAATAAAAAAATAGAAGACAAAATGACAGATAAAATATACATTTACGAGTTTATACAAAGTGAAAAATGCAACTCAAATAGTGACGATGATTATGGATATCAACAGGAACAGAAATTGTCGAATATTTTATGTTCTGAGTATCAGTTGAATACGACAAAAGATTTGAAGAAGAATTGTTTTTTCACAGATGTAAGTAAGATTATAAATCGTATTGATTTTTTTGTAAATAATAAAGCATGGTATGAAGTGCGAGGGATACCTTATCAGCTTGGGTTTTTGTTTTATGGACCACCTGGGTGTGGTAAAACATCTACGATGAAAGCGATTGCAAAATTATTGGATAGACATATTATTAATGTAAATGATATTGACAAGATTAAAAAAGTGTCGGATCTGAAAAATATATTTTACGGTGAATATATTAATGGGAGATATATTCCTACACATAAGCGGTTGTATGTGATTGACGAGTTTGATAAAATATTAGATACGATTAGTGAAAAACCGGCTGCGACAAATGCTGCTGCTGCGAATGCGGCAATGAAGGCAATGAGTGCGAATTTGTTAAGCGGGATTATGGGTTTCAGTGGAGTAGGAAATATGTCGGATACAAGTAGTGTAATAGTCGTAGATAGTGATTCGAGTAGCAATGGCAGTAAAGGCGTCGACGGAGACAATAATAATGATAATGATAATGGTGGTGGTGGTGGCGACTCATTTAAAAAGAAGAAAAGTGGAAACTCGAGTGGTACGATGCATGGACCTGCTAATTTAATGAAAACAAAGTCTGTAATAAATGACGCGGATATACTTACAATCCTGGATGGATTAGTGGAAACAAGTGGCAGAATTATTATATGCACGGCAAATGACCCAAGTAAGATTGGTGAACCATTTAAAAGACCAGGCAGACTAGATGAACATATTGAGTTTACAAAATGTACGCGAACGATGATAATCCAGTTACTGGAGTTATTTTACTCTACGACGCTAAGTGTGGAACACAAGGAGAAAATAAATAATATGGAAAATAATCTTCATCTTAAGTATTCTCCTGCGGAAATAAACAAATTCTGTTTCAATAATATCGAAAATATTGATGCTGTTATTGGTGAAATTTTGGAGTGATAAAATACGATGGAAATTAATAATTTTAATTTAATAGTAACTATGGGTTATTATTAAATTATATATTTGATATATTTCCCGTCATGTATGATGCACTATACTTTTTTTACTTTGGCAAACTTAACTTTTCTATTACTGGATTTTTTACCTTTTCTTTTTTTTGTTTTATTTTTATTAGACTTTCTATTTTTTTTGGATTTACTATTATTATTTTTTAAATAACCACCGATTAGCGTACGCCTTTTCTCATACCTATCAGTATTAGCAGCAGCTGCGGCAGAATCATCACCTTTTGAAGCACCAGCATCAGGAGACTCATCAACTTTTGAAGCACCAGCATCAGGAGACTCATCACCTTTTGGAGGAACAACAGTACTAGACTGAGCACCGGCACCAGCATCATTCTTCTTGGTTTCAGTTTCAGAATCAGTACTAGACTCAGCAGCAGCCTTCGCTTCAGCAGCAGCCTTCGCTTCAGCGGCAGCGTTCGCTTCAGCAGCAGCCTTCGCATCACTAGCAGCCTTCTCTTCAGCAGCAGCCTTCTCTTCAGCAGCAGCCTTCGCTTCAGCAGCAGCCTTCGCTTCAGCAGCAGCCTTCGCTTCAGCAGCAGCCTTCGCATCACTAGCAGCCTTCGCATCACTAGCAGCCTTCGCTTCAGCAGCCTTCGTAGCTTCAGCAGCCTTCGTGGCTTCAGCAGCCTTCGTGGCTTCAGCAGCCTTCGTAGCTTCAGCAGCCTTCGTAGCTTCAGCAGCCATCGTAGCTTCAGTTTCAGCTTTAAGCTTTTCATCTTCTGCTTTCTTCTTTGCTTCAGCCTCAACCTTAAGCCTTTCCTCCTCTGCTCCATAATCTTGTATCGTTTCATTGGTCATGCATGATGCAATTAGTTCATTTAATTTAAGAGTAACTGTAATAACTAAGTCATTGCCACTACACATAATATTCGTATTATTTCCACACGAGTCGCTACCGATTTTAATACCGTTACCGCTACCCATTCCCGAAGAAGAAGAACTCCCCATAGAACCTTTATTAAAAAAATTTGATAAAAAATTAGAAGCAGAACCAGTTCCAGATCCAAACCCTGTTCCCGGTCCAACACCCGATTTCACCAGACTAGTTGACGATGATGCAACAGTCGGTTCTGGTTCATCGGGGTTATAGTCAGCTTCCGCACTATCTAAATTAGAAATAAAATTACTTCTTGTCTCATCTTTTGTCTTACCGTTACCGTATAGCGTAATCATATTTTGATTATTTAGTAAGTTAATAGTATCTTTAATAATTTGTTCTGCTTTGGCTGTGTCTTCGGCACCCCCATATTGAACTTCGATATTACCACCACCATCATAATTTTCAATTAAATCACCATCATTTAATTCTTTTATTTTTTGTTCTTCCCTAGATGTAATTTTTTTACTCAATTCTTTATTTCTTTCTGACATACTCAAAACTCCCTCTTGCGATAATGCTCGAATCAATAAATCCATGCTTTTTACAGGGTCTGGTATCAAGTTTAAAGCAAAAACTAACTTAGTAGCTGTTCGAATAGGCTCACCATTGCTATTAACAAATACCCCTTCTTTCACCGTTTGCTTATATAAATTTTGTATATATTTTATCGCGCCTTTTCTATTGATAAGTTGACCTTTTGGAAGATAAAGTTTTCTGAATTCACCATTAATACGCTTCAGCTCGGTCTGAAAATCTTTTTTTCTATTTTCGGTATTAGAAGCTGCAATTTTTTCCGATGTTTTTTTACAGTCATTCGAATCATTAAGACCATTGGTTTCCATTATTTCTATCAATTTACTTAAAATTTTGTCGGGATTATCTCCTCTAAAATTTTTTAGTTCTTTTATAACTTCGCTAAAGTTAGGGGGAACAAAAACTTTTTCTAAACTCATATACGAGGGAAGACTATACTGGGGTAAACTACTATCACTACCTATATCTACTTCGGTAGAGAATGGAAGTTTACTGAACATGTTTTTTATTCCTTCTTTAAAGCGACTTATAAAAGAAAGTTTATATCCATTTGGTAATATTGGTATTTTATCATCTTTACAAGAAAACACAAATTTTCCATTAAGACCCATTTTTACCTTAGTATTAAAAGAATTCGATATATTACTATTATATGGTGTAAAACTATAATTTTCATCATTATATTTAAACGGAAGAAATTTAATACCCCGCAAGTTGGTTAAACTAAGAAGTTGTTGAGGCGTTAATTTTAATTTTTGACTTTCGAATGTTTTTCTTATATCGTTATACGTTTCATAAAACTTATTCATTTCCATTCTTTTATCTGAACCATCTTTATTCAAATCTTTGCCGGGTTTAAATCCGCAAACAATAGCATAAACTATGTCATTATCATATACAAATCGGATAGCATCTCCTACACTAATATCTACTGATGATGCGTCATCCATTTCTAGCGTTTCACCATGTTCAATAATATCCCCTCCTGCTTGGAGGTGTATTTTATGTATTCTAACTACCATATCATTTATTCCTGTGTTTGGGGAATGAATATCCATTGGAATCATAAGGTTATAATCTTCAGAGTTAAATAATCCGCCACCAACCATTTCATAAGAGACGGTGTTAGTTTCGTTTTCGCCTTCACCACTACCACCTGCTTGTGGGTCACCATCACCACCACCTATGATTTGAGGAACAATAGCAGTTGCGCTGCTAGGATTATCTTTTTTATCAAGTCCAGTTACTAATAGGTTAGATGGTTCATCGACTAAAACACCTGCTTTAGCTATTTTCATAAATTCCATAATTCTTGCATACTCACGTAAAATCTCATTGTCATTTATTTTTGATAACCCCGTTTTTTGAAATACACGCATAATAGCATTAAGAAAAAATCTTCTAAAAACTTTAATGTTATCACGTGTGAAAATATATGAAAAATTTTTAATTTTATTATTTGCATCTTTTACAGCTTTTGTAAGTTCTGTCATATCTGATGCTTTAACATTTGATGTTCCGGTAATAAGTTTAGTAGTATTCTCTGCAGCAGCGCCAATTGAAGTTGTCATATTATTATACAATTTTGTATATTTTTCATCATTTGTTTCATTTAAATTTTGCAAATAGTAGTATATTACTTTTCTGGCGATGTAGTTTAGTTGAGCTATTTTAGAAAAATATTTATCACTTTTTCGTTGTACGGCTCTAATCATATCTTCATATTGAAACATGACATCATGCACCTTTATTGGTGTACTATTATATTTTTTAAGAGTCATATCAAGAAATTCGCAAAAAAAATTCCTATAAAAAATATTTCCAACTCCAATTGTAGCAGGTGGAGAAATATTATCTATTTGAAATTCAAGCTTTACCATCTCTGTGGGGATTTCTTTTATGTCAAAAGGTATACTTATATTCTTAAATACAACACTAATCCATTGGTTTTTTTTTAACAACATTATAATAGAGTCACCCGTTTCAATTAAAGCAGTGCTACCACTTGCTGGTGTAATATCTGAATGTGTTTTTTTTATAACTCTTGTTATTTTACCATCAGTCGTATCAACTTTATATTCATTTAAATTAAAATCAAATTGCATATAATGTTGATATTTTTCATCAAAATATCTTTCTTTTTTTTCAATATTCATATAGTTGGTGTCGGAAACTAATCCAATAGTTTCAGGTTTCTTCTTAGTAGTGTTATTTGTATTGGAACCGGTAACAGTAGGGTTTGCATCATCAGATACATCTCTACTATAACGAGTTTCATATACTTGAAACGGAGAATTCGTAACACCCGGTTTTATTTTATTACTAATATATTTTATATATTTGTCAAGATATTTATATGCTCCATATTTTGTTTTAGATTTTAGTTTTTCTGCAATATTTTCAGCAGTAACACCTTCATCGGACTCTGCAAAAGGACCTGATCTTTCACTTGCATCTCTTAGTACAGGATTATCAGTTGTATCTTTACCATCTTCATCATATTTAACAGGTGACCCTTCATCAATAGCATCATTGGTTGCTTTAGTTATATCTTCTTTAATTTTATTCATTGAAGCAAAATATATTCCATCATGTTCTTTATCCGTTTGACCCTCATATATATAAGGAGATATAATACACTCTGTTCCTACAAGGTTATCAAAAAGATTAGAATCTTTAAAATATAAGCGTATATGTATTTTATTGTTACAATAGTAGTCAATATTATCCTTGTCTCTAGCAGATGAAAAAAAAGGTGTATTAGCAATACTAGGTATTTTAAGGTTAAATACTAAATCATAAGTATCTATACTACTGGTGTCAACTACACTAGTTTCTATGGACTGAAGTTCAGTACTTTGTGGGCTAGAATCTCCTTTAAACCTAGTAGAATCAAATAATCCAGCAAACCATGAGTCTTCTCTAAGTTTTCTACGAATATTTGTAATTACTTTTTGTACACTAGTCATGTTACTTGTTTACAATCTATATAATAAATATATATTATTTCTATATTTTTAATTTTATGCTTTAATTAATTATTAAACTAAAATAAACATTTTGATTTATATAAAATATATTTAGTATAATAATAATATATCAATACATAAAATAAAAAAATGTCACAGTCATGTGATTTTCCGATAAATATAGATACAACCGAAAAACAAGAAAACTGCAATATGTACTGTGACTACAAGTACGAGTACAATGACAGTTCGTGTGTAGTGTATAATATGGGACAAATGTTAAGAATAAAATATGACCTAAAATCTGACGGAACAGTTCCACAAGCATTTCTAAATAAAAAAAAATATAATGTTTCTGACATATACATATTTCAACCATCAAAAAATACATATAAAGGAGTAAGAGCAGATATCGAAGTTATAATAACTCACCAAGGAGATAACAAAGAGCAAATGATAGTATCATTACCATTTATAGTAGCAGCCGGTTCATCTTCATCTTCATCATCATCTAACACAAAGTCAGGAGGAATAGTTTTAGACAATATTATTAATGAGTTTACAAAACAGAGTGCAGGAAGGTCTGCAAACTTAAATGAAGGCTACCAGATTAATATAAATAACTTTAATTTGAATAATTTTATACCAAATACGCCTTACTACTTTTTCCGCGTAGATACAGCATCATGTAAGCAAAGTAATATTGCTTTTGATATGTTAAAAAGCGGACAAATAATAAGTCGAACAGCAGTTGATAAACTAAATGTAGCACTAGGAAAGACTAGACTTCAAAATCAACCTGCCGTAACAAAACAAACATTATACATTAACTCGAATGGACCCAACTTTCAAGGGAGAGCAACCGATGATAAAATATATATAGATTGTCAACCTACTGGCGAAGAGGGAAAAGAACTATATAAACAAACGAAAGATGATATTGGCAGTGAATCGCGAGCACAAGGTATGAAACTAGTTAATTCTTTAATGGAGTCGGGTTCAGTTCAGTTTATTTTAGCAATAGTATTAGGAATTATTGTATTAGCGGTAGGAAAGAGGGCTTTTACAAGGTGATAGTTTACATAATAAACAACATCTACAAAAACAACATTTACAAAATAAACAACATCTAGAAATTATATATTTTATTACTATGCTAACCAAATAGTAATAAAACGAGTAAAAAATGATTACTTCCACATATCACCGCATATCACCACATATCACCAAATTAATTTATGCTTACAGCATCATGCAAGTCATTTAAAATAGGAGTAAATGTTTTAGGACCCATATCAGGACCAGATTGCAAAGGAGCCATTCTTTGTACGACTTCCTCTTCTAATGTAACAGGAAACTGGTTAAAAGCGGATAACTGCTGGCTTTTAAGATTTTCGCTGGGGAGGAATTTAGTCATAGCGAGGGAACCAGTGGACATACTAGAACGCTTAAAGAGGAGATAAATGGCGAAAATTCCGACAAGTGTAACTAAAGGGTGAAGATTTACAGCCATAAAGGCGAATAACCCGATAATAATAACGTACCCGAGTGTTGAGTCCACTATATTCGCTAATGGTTCGGGTGTTTGTATATTAAAAATAATATAAATAACAAAAATAACGAGTAGCAAAAACTGACCGTTCATTAGTTTATTGACAGTATCATTTTTTTTCAACATTTCCGTATATCATAATATTATATTTTTTATTTACCAATTATTTTAGAATAATTTCGAAATAAGTTAAAATTGAAAATGGCTAAATAAAAATATCAATACAAGTAACCAAAGTACTTTATCTTTAAAAAGAAACAAAGCATAGTAAACCAACGAGCATGAGTAAAAAATCATCTTTGCCCCTTTCAACTATTACTTCGACTGAAAAAAAAAACGGCAATAACGGCAATAGCTACTCTACGTATTTGGGCGAAAAAGGATACTCCATTTTCAAAGAATGTTTATCAGTAGAAGAACAGCATTTTATAAGAACGGAATTAACCGTAAAACCGTTTATTCCTAAATCACCAATACAACCCAATCCATTTCCTATATATTTAGAATCGCCACTTAAATTGTATATGCCGCGATATTTCGGAATAGAGACATATGGTCCACCGGATAAAATACTTATATATCCTGGAAACAACATTTCGTTAGAATTTAGTGGCGAGCTGCGTCCATATCAAAATGCAATCGTAGATAAATATATAAAACATGTCGGAGAGTGTGGTGGCGGATTGCTAGATGTAGACCCCGGCAAAGGGAAAACAGTGATGGCATTAAATATTGCGGCGCGTCTAGGAAAGTGTACTCTCGTAATTGTACACAAGTCGTTTCTGCTAAATCAATGGATAGAAAGAATAGAGCAGTTTCTACCTGGCGCGCGTGTTGGTAAAATACAAGGACAGATTTTAGACATTGAAAATAAAGATATTGTAATTGGAATGCTACAGTCGCTATCAATGAAGGAGTACCCTAAAGATACATTTCGCAATTTCGGGTTGGCAATCTATGATGAATGTTTTCCGCGAAATACGCTTATTCATACGTCGCGCGGACCTATGGAAATTGGAACGCTATACGACATGTGGCTTACAAATGGTACAATGCAAAAGTATATAAGACCAGAGAGAGAAGTAGAGAAATTGGTAGAGGTATTGCCAAAAATTCTCAGCTACAATGAAACTACGCAGCGTTTCGAATGGTCGCAAATGACGCATGCGTGGAAAAAGCAGCGCAAGGAACTACTCAATGTATACTTGATGTGTGGTTCATTCGTTTGCACACCCGAACACAAAATATTGACCGAAAAGGGATATAAGTGTGCGAAAGACCTACTTATCGGTGATTATATTCAATGTATGGAGTCTATGAATAATATTTCCGACAAAGCGGATATTGGTATAGTCAACTTATATAAAACGGAAATACATCTAAAAGGCTTGCTATCACCAAACGCATTCTTATATACGGAAACATACATACCACCGGCGACCCCCGAATCCACTAAAATTTTCGGGAATTCAGCCGCGGGATATGACGTATTTGATATCGAGGTGAAAGATAACCACAATTTCGTATTAAAAATCCCAGGAAAGTATATTGGTCCGGTGGTAAGTAATTGTCATCATATGGGGGCGGAGGTATTCTCGAGATGCATGATGAAAGTGAATACAACATATACTTTGGGATTATCGGGTACGATGGAGCGAAAAGACGGGCTAACGAAAGTTTTTGAGATGTTTATTGGACCTGTGGTGCATAAAGAGAAGACGGAGTCTGAACACAGTGTAGTTGTGAAGGGTATAGTGTACAATGTGGACGACGAGGAGTTCAATGAGACGCAGCATGATTATATGGGGAATCCGAAATTCAGCACAATGATTTCTAAGCTGTGTAACTATAGTCACCGAAGCGAGTTTATTCTGCGCGTACTGGTATCGGAACTGGAGATGAACAGCGAACAACAGTTTATGATATTGGCGCACAACAAGTCGTTGATTACGTATTTACACGATGCGATAGCACATCGAAACATAGCAGGTGGATCGGTTGGATACTATATTGGCGGAATGAAAGAAGCGGCGCTGAAACAAAGTGAGGGGAAAAAGGTGATAATAGCTACATATGCGATGGCGTCGGAAGGGTTGGATATTAAGACGTTAACAAGTCTGATTTTAGCTTCGCCGAAGACGGATGTGTGTCAGTCGGTGGGGCGAATATTGCGGCAAAAGCATAGTTCTCCGCTTGTAGTTGATATTATAGACGAACACGACATTTTCATGAGTCAGTGGTACAAAAGACGAAAATATTATAAGTCACAGAATTATAAGATTTTGGTGTGTGATAATCACGAATACAATGACGGGCATAGCAAAGATGTTTCGAAATGGAAAGTGTCGTGGGAGCCGAAACCATCTTCCTCTTCGGGTCAAAAAAGTGTAGCACAACAACTTGCGCTTTCTCTTTCGCTTAACCATGCTGTTCCCGTGCCGAAAAATAAGAGCGGCGATGATTTCGAAAAAGAAGAGGAAGAACATGAAAATAAACGTAAAAAAGGGAAAGGGAAATCTGGTTTAGAAAATAAAGGATGCCTTCTTGATGTGTCGGCGTTATTTAACGAATAAAATAACAGGGCTAACTAATGTACTAATCGTGACTATTATAAGGCATAAAAGGAACAGGGTTTGCAAGAGCACTTGTACCGGATGTTAAGCCAAACCCTGGAGTTCTAAACCCTAATGAAAATGGGGTATTGCTCATATATTGCTGATAACCACCAGCCTGTGCTCTTCTTGCCCCCTTTACTTTTCTTGAACGCGAATGTCTTCGCGAGCGTCTATGCTTCATGCGGTATGTAAGACTGCGTTTACGAGCATACCTTTTCGATGAACGAGAGCGTTTATTTTTTCTGCTGCGTTTTCCGCTATTCTTGCGGCGTCTTCCACCGCCAGCCATCATTCTGGCACCACAAGTGTTACCACCCGCCATCGCTCTGTTTGCACCACAAGTGCTACCACCCATTTGTTTCTGAACGGAACTAGGCATTCCATCACCACCGGTTACTTTAAATAATCCTTCGCCGTTTAAAGCAGCAGCGCTTCCTCCTACATGACCAAATGCCGTATTTCTTGAATTTACAACAGCACCGGTTGGGTCGGTTGTAAAAGCTCCTCCGTGAACATTATTAGGATTCAAAAGTTGTGGAGTCATGAATAAAATAATATGAAATATATATATTTATAAAATATTTTATTTTGGCTACATACAAAAATAGACACATATAAACACATATAAACACATAGATGAGTATTATGTAACTATCACACTAACTCTATGCAACAATAGAAACCGGAACCCATTTCTTAAATTTATAGTTGAAAATACAACGCATTTTTATTATTTTATTTAAATCAACGAATTTATCGATTTGTATATTTTCAAATTCTTCTTCTTCGTCGCTTTCTTCTAAACTATCCAAGTTACTATTTTCTTTAATATTTCTGAATAACTTGTTCATTAAAACACTTGTTTTATAGTCCGGTATATGCGCTATTTCTTTTGAAATAACGTCAAAATTTGTAGTACTGGTTTGGTACAAGTAATAAATATCATTTTGTAAATCTGGTTTTATAAAGAATACCTTGTATATGTCACTCGACATTATTTTTTGTTTGATAGGTTCAGTCGTCGTTGGTGGTTTATCATTGTATTTATTTACATGGACAGTATAAATATCACCATTGCTGTTGCTGTTGCTGTTACTTCTATGAGTTACCAAATTATTTGTATCACTTGAACCACTTGGGCTACCAGCACCAGTGTTGTTAAAATGATAAAATTCTGTAAACGGGTGTGATGAACTTTTATCTTCAAAATACTTGTATTGAATAGAATAAACAGAATAAGGCAACTCCATTGCTTTGTCATAAGCTTCTGTAAAGTCGGTAGTCATAACTGGTAAACCAAAAACAACACCACTACCAAATGCCATATTATAACGCAACTTTGTATCGAATATTTTTTTAATTACATTTAACTTATTATGATAAGTGTATTGAGATATATCATCACCCTTATAATAAAAAATATCTTCTACTGAAAATATTTCACTACTCCACGTATTTTTTTTATCATTAAATTCTTGTCTAGCTTTAGTTTTGAATAATGTTCCATAAAATATTGTACCATATGATAGTACGTCGTCAAATGAAACATGGCGATAAAACATATTCATTATTTTATTCTGGTATCCTACTTCAAGAAAAACACAAATATTTTTTCTGTTTCGATGTGTAAACCATACAAAGTATTTTTTACCCTTTGGAATAATTACATATACATCTGATAAAACTTTCTTATGAGTACTTTTTTCATAAGAAAATTTAACGTTTGAAGGAAAACTTCTCAATATCTCATTCTGTTCGTCAAAAGATAAACTAAACGGGTCTCGTATTTCCCTTTTAGAATTATAAGGATTTCGAGTGTTAAAACTAGTTGTCATGGTGGTTCGCACGGTGAAGCGGTATAATGTATTATAATATATAAATATCTTTAACTATGTTACATATATTATATACCCCTCTATATACCCTCGATATACCTCGATATACCTTAATAAGTAGAATATGCAGATGAATAAGAAGACGACATTGATGGCGTACCATAATCAGGTGCAACAGCAGGGTTACTCGTGTTTGTATTGGGCAAATAATTGGGTATATTATTTACTCGCGTAGATATACCATTTGCCCCCACACCTGTTATAATATTACTTTGGGAATAAATACTGTTTGTATCTTCGTTGTTAGGTGGCAGAATGTCTACGTTTGTATTTAAAGCGCCGCTACTAGAGTTATTAGAAAAATTTAACTCTTTTAAATATTTTTTTAGTTCATCTTTCATACTAGATGAGTTACTACCATGGATGCCTCCCAAGTTACTCTTATTGTCTTCGCATACATTTTCTATTCCTACATCTCCCGTGCTTTTAAGCGAGTTATAAATTGTATTATATTTTTCCTGGGGTTTATTTACTAAATCTTTCAACTTTGGAGAAGTTAACATTGTTTTAAAAAATGAATATAAATAATGAAGTAGAAATATCAATAATAATGAAATCATAGTAACTTTTATTATCCAGCTCCACATTTATCTTTATTTTGTTGTATATAATTACCTATATAAGTTTAACCTCGATAAAAACGACAACGCTTCATCTTTTACAAATTTATTTAATTCTGTTTTTTTATTTTCATTATTCGTTATATCAGCAGACGTAATCAACATATAAAAGTCGTATATAGATTCATTTTCCATTTCTATAATAAATTTTATATTTGACTTAATATCATTTTTATATGTTCGAATTGTTTTATATTTTATGTTATGATTATATGGTATTTGATATGAAGCAGTATCATAGCGTTTCATATAAGAACCATCCAGTAATAATTTTAAATTATTATTAACAGTTACTTCCTTAATATGTTTGTCTACTGGATATAACTGAAATAATCCATTGTTTATCATTTCAAAAATTCCAGAAGAACTATAAATTATAATTTTATTACTTTCGTTTACTAAATATTTTGATATATCAACAGTACTTGTCTTGTCGGTCTTTCCCACCTTATTACCATTTTTTTTATTAGGAATTAAAATATCATTCATTTTATTTATTGAAATATTCGGGAAATAAACTTTTATTGGAGTTGGTCTATCGGTAGAACTCTTCGTATTTTTATCTTTTTTGTTACTACTGTTTTGTTTTTTATTATTATTATTATTATTATTATTATTAGTAGGATATGATTGTTTTTTATTATGTAATGTTTCCATTTACACTGCACACTATCGGCACGGCTCGGCTATATATACGATATATACGATATAGTATTTATATCTCTTTACGTTAAACTCTATATCTCTTTAAGTTAAACTCTATATATTATATGAAAAACTATTTAAACCGATTGCAATCAAATGATATATTCTAGCAGAGCAGTGATTCAAACAGATGGCAACAATTGGTGATGAAAAATCGAAATCAAAAAATGCAAAATCTGAAAAAATAAATGTAAAACTTAATAAAGGTGTAATCAATGAAAACGACAAAAGTGAAAACGACAAAAGTGAAAGCAAAAAAGTTAAAAAGAATGATAATAGTGTGACATTTATTATTGTTGAAAAAAATGGAAGTTTAAAAGATAGTGATATTAAAGAGAGTTTAATTTGTGCCGAGGAGTTATCAAAAAAATGCAAGTTTAAAAAGGTTGACGGGTTTATCAAACGAACACAATGGAGTTACACTTCAAAAAATGAAAAAGAAAATGTGTCAAGCAAAATAACAGTAGAACTATGGGCAAAAGATGATGGTATAGCAAATAGTGAAAATAAGTATGAGTTTCCTCCACCGGTTGACTCAGAATTGTTTTTTGGTGCATGTGCGCTAGTTGCACGGGACAGTAAAAATAATTATATAAACTTGTCAAAAGATAAATGGAATAAAATGTATGAATATTTGTTTGGCGGGTTTGAGTCATTGGTTGCGAACGACGACGATGACGACGATGAAGAAGACGAACTAGACGCAATTCCTAAAAATAAGAAAACTCGCGATGGATATTTAAAAGACGGGTTTGTTATAGATGGAGGAGCAGTATGTGACTCAGATGTAGATGTTGCAGGCGGTAGCGACGAGGATGATGACGACGATGACGATGACGACGAAAGTGATACAGATAGCGACAAGTCTTCTGAAAATGGTGGCGACGGTGATGGCGATGCGGATGGTGATGGTGGTGGCGATGGTGTATACTTTAAAAAAAATAAAAATACTGTTCCTAAAATTGTGTCAACAAAAATAAAACTCAAAAGTAAGCATAATGTAGGCGATAATGAAAAGTACGCTTTAAAGGAAGAAGAGGATGACTCGGGGTGGAAAACGGATGAATCTAGCGAATTAAGTGAAGAAGAATACTCGTATACTAAGTAGAGCGTACAGCGTAGAGCGTACAGCGTAGAAGATAACAGTGTAAAATATATAAAACTTTTTATGACATGTAAAACAAATATTACAAATAACTCATATATATATATATTTTAAATAATTTGTAAATATTTTTTTATAAATTATTATATATAGTATAATTTCCGCGATGTTTGACAATATTTGCACCCCTGCTCAGATTTATCTAATTGTTTCGTTTATTTTAATGGTACTTTCTTATTTTGGAATGAATGCGATATCTCAACAGATTACTTTGAACCAAGCAAATAATGCATTTTTGCAGAGTCTTAATTTCACCTACCAAAAAGATACAAGAACATCATATATTGTTCAAGCCGTGTTTATTGTTTTATGGACTTGGGTTTTAACATACTTGTGCAAAAAAGGATTTAGCCATCTTTCGTGGTTTTTAGTTCTTCTTCCTTGGGTTCTTATGTTTCTTGCCTTTTTTGTTTACATAATTGAAACCGTTAAGAGAATATTTTTTGATACAACCGGCTCTATCTCATCTGCCCTTAACCTCCCTTAATCTATTAATCCATATTTATATGTTTCTGCATTTCCGTATTTTATATATGTAGGAAAATTGAATAAAGATAAATAGATTGTTATTAATATAAACACTCTTAGTTAATAACAATCGCATCACAACCACATCTCAATTATAATAAAATGCGTCAAATATCAAATCCTGTACAGTTTCGCGAAAATGTTCGCACAAAATTGTCTACTATCGTTATAGATACAGAAATAGCAATGAATCTTGAAAAAGGTATTTTCAATAGTTCTTTAGGAAAAGCAAAAGAAAAATGTATTATTAGAAAATGGGATAATATATATTTTGTATCCATTTATTTAGACCTTCTTCGAACGATATACGTCAATTTGAAAAATGAAAGAATACTAACTATGATAAAGAATCGCGACTTTCAGGCACACAAACTGGCTTTTATGACCCACCAAGAAATGAGCCCGGAAAAATGGGAAAAACTAATCGAAGATAAGAAAATTCGAGACCAAAATAAGTATGAGCCCAAATTAGAAGCATCGACCGATAAGTTCACATGTCGCAAATGTCACTCAAAAAAATGTACTTATTATCAACTACAGACGCGGTCCGCCGATGAGCCAATGACCACATTTGTTTCATGTCTTGACTGTGGAAAACGCTGGAAGTGTTAAAGAACGATTTCCAAATCTTCGACCATCCAATATTCCGAACCCCTATTTGGTAATGGTCGTCTGATTATAAATGGTATTTTTTTCTCTTCTAATTCTTTTATGGCAATAAGATAACCATCGATAACATTTTCCGGTATTTTTACAAACGGTGTAGCACCATCATTGATTTGTTTTGCTCTTTGCCCTAAAATTCTTGTTTTCTCGTATTTTGTCATCATGGGCAATGTTCTGTGCAAGCTATCTACAATTACACCATTTGCATCTCGAACAACGCGAGCCAAGTTATAAATCTCGTCATAATTTTGTATGAGACTTTCGGGATGAAAATTTACTAAATAATCTTCTCTTACATCTTTGTCGAATTTTTTCAACTTTGATTCATCATCATCGTCATCGTCCATATTTTCATCATCACTATTGTCGCCTTCATCATCATCACTGTTATATCCTAGTTCTGCTTCTGTTGGTTGAATACCGCGTACTTTTTTCTTCCTAGAGGCAGAGGCAGAGGCAGGTTTTGACGAAGTTTCAGCCGCCGCCGCCGCCGCCGATTTTCCTTTACGTCTGCCTGCTTCTGCTTCAACTGCTGCCGAACCACTATCACTTCCTATATTACCAACAGCATTTTTCAGACTTCCTAGTAGTTTTGAAAATCCATTTTTGATACTCGGAACTTCTTCTGGTTCACCTTCCTCGTCAAGACCTTCACCTTCGGTATCATCACCTTCCATATCAGTATCGGTTTCAGAATCAGACACTTTGGGACTACCGTTATCAGAATCTTCATCACCAAATCCCAGTATTGACTTTACTTTACTTATAGTTTCTTTGTTGGTTTTACTAGCACTTTGTTCATCGTCGCTATTTACATCTTCACCTTCACCCTCTGATGCAGATGGTGATTCGGGTTCAGGTTCAGATTCATCGGAAGCATATTTGGGAACAGCTTTTTGCATTGAAAGTGTTTATGGTTATGTGGATGTGTATATATACTTATAATATATTGTGTTGATTTTATTTCAATTTTATATTAATATTAATATTATTAATAATCTTAATAGTATTAATAATCTTAATAATCTTAATAGTATTACACCGACCAAAAGAAAAATATTCATTACAGTAGAATATCGTTTCTAAATATTATTACATCGATTGTTCGGTATTCCAAACAGTGTCACATGTTGTACACATATAGACAAAGTTCATATTGACATCGTCGTAGCGGAGGTAAATAATTTCTCTATCTTTATCGTTTTCTTTTTCGTTGCTTTTGCAAGACTGGTTTGGGCACTTTATTGTATTGATGCGCGGCAAGGTAGGGTCCATTTTTGTATACTTGTTAATAATTGAATTATATTTTTGCTTGTTGTGCTTAAAACTTGTTTTTGAAATTGTAACGCTGTCTAGTGAAATATTCTTGTTTTCATGACCGCAGTTTCGACAATAGTATACAATCGAATTGGGGTCTTCTTCCGAAAGCCGAATATAATACATGTTGCTACAATTTGTACAAAAGTGCATACTGGTCTGGTGTAATGTTCGCTGTAATGTCCGTATATTATATTATAGTATTATTTGTTTATTTCAATTTTATATAATTACTTAAATTATATAAAACACATAAAACACACAAACACACAAAACATATAACAATAAAAACCAGCAAGTAGTGACACTACTATACTACTCTACTACTGCATCATATTTTTCCGCCGTCTTTATTAATTTTTCTAGTAATTCATCAAAATTTACGTAAAATGACATATTATATAAACCACTTATTGAATAAGACTTGTTATAGTTTTTTACCTTCATAGAATTCATAATAACTTTTTTTAACCCATTCGCATTTTTTTTAAATCGCTCCACCATAAATGTATAAAAATATTCTTTATACTCCATTTCAAAGGGAATAATAGTCGTATTCATAAATTCACACATAAGTCGTATGCAAGAAAACTCCACGTTTTTATACAAAATCATAGTATGATATTTTTGATAGTCCTGATGTTTTTCCGTAACACCTGGCTCATGTAACATCGGTTGACTATCCATTATAGACAAAAGCGTCAATAATACAGACTTTATCGTTAAACAACTCGTCCATTGTTCGCCCCTCCACGTATTCAGCATCGATAAACATACTCTTTTTGACTTGTAAAAATGGGGATGAAATCTCGTAACACCGTCATTTGTTAAATACTCAACAAGTGGTGGAGCATGTGGATAGTCGGGAGGAAATGTCACTTCGAAAAAATAGTACCCGCCAAAATATAAAGTATCCTCCTGCCCAACTATCATTACATATGCTTTCAAAATATTTGTATCCGAGTGTTTATAATAAATACCATCATTTTCAAGCGACGATACATATATGTCTTTTATGTCTTTTAATAGTCGTTCTATTGTCTCTTTAGGTATATGTACATTCGAAACATCTGGTGATGCTTGAGATGCTTGCGATGCTTGCGATGAAGACGGTTTCGCATTTATAATTTCATTTTTTACTTCATTTTTGATTTCTTTATTTTCATTACCAGGTACGACAAATGACGCATTCGCATTTGCGCTACCATTTGTATTTTTTTCCATCTATACTTCAACAATATATAACATACGCGTTTTATTTTTATGTCGTTTTTACACATATATTACTTTTCATTCAAACAAGAGTTGTCTATTTTTAGGGATATTTTTAAACATAAAAAATTGATATAAAAATATCTCTACCTATAATATACAAATGGAACCTTCAAACAACTCAACACGAAACAAATCACAATTATCAAAAATGTCATCATCATCATCTACTGCAAGTGCAAGTGCAAATGAATACGACCAATATCTCAAACAATATTATATAAAAAAAGGCGACCCCTCTTCTTTAGGGGTGTCATTTACACATACCCGAATCCCTAGTGCCGAACACGGTGTAACGGGCGGAACATTCTGCATTCCCTCCGAAAAACTACCCGAATTCTGGGCAAAATACTCCAAACATGTGATTACAAATAGGCGTCATGAATACTTAACCGAAAAACAGTTACAAAGTGGGGGACCGATTCTGGTTGATTTAGATTTTAGGTATGGACCGCACATTGACGCGCGACAGCATACGAAAGATGATGTTGAAAATATTATTGGGCTTTATATGGATGAAATTTCTAAAATGTTGAATATTGAAGAAGGGGATAAAAAAGAAATCAGTGTTTTCGTGTTTGAAAAACCGAACGTCAATACCGATGATGAAAAATATACAAAAGACGGAATTCACTTGATTATTGGTATACATGCCGACAGAGTTATTCAACACATGCTTCGAAACTCTGTTCTTAAAAAAATTCCCGATGTTTTGAAACACCTGCCTTTGAAAAATTCCTGGGACGATATCCTCGACGATAATATATCGCGTATTCAGAATCCCGTAGGATGGCAGTTGTACGGCTCTAGGAAACCTGGACACGAAGCTTACGAACTTAAATCGCAATTTAATTTTGTATATGTGAAAACAGAAAATACAGAAGATTATGATGAACAATGTGATGACGGTGACGGTGACTGTGACGGTGACGACAGCGATGATGGAAACGATGCAAACAAAAAATCAGAGTATATATGGGAATATCAGCCAAAAAATGTGTCGTTCTTTGACTATGCGAAAAACTTTAATCTTCTATCTGCTCAATATGACGGACATCCGCGCTTTGAAAACCGCGAGTGTATTCAGCGCGAATATGACGCAATCAAAAGCAACAAAGTACGAAAACCGACAGTCTCAAAAGCTGGTGGCGTGCGCCGGAGAGCATCAAATACAACTAGTAGCGATATATTAGAAATTACAAATCGCGAACAACTTACAGATGAAATTGATAGAATATTTGGTAGCCTTGAACCGCGTGAACACTTCATCAAGGAAACCAGCGACTATACGATGTGCCTTCCCGAGAAATACTATAATCAATACGGTTTGTGGATTCGCGTCGGTTGGGCACTCCGAAATACAAGCGACAAATTATTCCTTTCGTGGATTCTTTTCAGCTCCCAGTCTGAAAAATTCAGCTACGACAAAATCCCCGAGTTTTATGAAAAGTGGTTGACGTTCTCGATGGAAAACGAAGACGGTCTGACGCGTCGTTCGATTATATACTGGGCACAACACGATGCAAAAGAACGGTACAATCAAGTATATAAGAAAACAATCGACTACTATGTCGACATTACATTATCAAATGACCTGGTCAATATTAGCGGAAAACCAGAAACAACGATGGTTGACTTGGCTGTCGTTTTGTATAACATGTTTAAAAATCAATTTGTGTGTGCTAATTTCGGCGACAATACATGGTACGAGTTTGAAAATAACCGCTGGGTAGAATGTGACTCTGGAATTGCTCTAAAACAGATGATTTCAAATGAAATGTATAACGTTTATATCAATCGCATCGGTTCTGCTGGCGGAGCACCTGGTTCAGTAAACTCGAAAAAAGCGAATAAACAAATTGCGGCTGCGGCTGCGGCTGCGGCTGCGGCTGCGGCTGTGGCTGCTTCTTCCGGTGCTGCATCATCTACCGATGAATCAGGAAAACCAAACCAATTCCAGCACAGAATATCCGATATTTGCATTCGACTAAAACAAACCGGCATTAAGACAAACATCATGAAGGAGGCTCAAGAATTGTTTTATGATAAAAAATTCTCACAAAGCATCGACACAAAAACGCACCTTCTATGCTGTAACAACTGCGTAATCGACTTCAAAGAAAAGCGCGCCAGACAAGGACAACCAGACGACTATATTACAAAAAGCACGAATATCGACTACTATGCACTCGACCAGAAAAAACACGGCAAAATTATTGGAGAAATTAACGACTTTATTGCCAAATTGTATCCGGAAGAAGATATTCGAAACTACATGTGGGAACATTTGGCGTCGTGTCTTATCGGCATAAACTATCCGCAAACATTCAACATTTATACCGGTTGCGGCAGCAACGGAAAATCAAAACTTGTCGAGTTAATGTCTGTGACTCTCGGCGAGTATAAAGCAGTCGTTCCCATCTCCCTTATTACGAGCAAGCGTGCATCCATCGGTGGAACGTCGTCGGAAATTGCCCAGCTGGTCGGTATTCGATATGCCGTTATGCAAGAACCGTCGAAAGGAATGCGTCTCGAGGAAGGTCCCATGAAAGAAATTACCGGTGGTGACCCGATTCAAGGTCGTGCTTTATTCAAAAATATGATTACATTTCAACCTCAGTTCAAGCTTGTTGTATGCACGAATACCTTGTTTGACATCAAAGCAAACGATGAAGGTACCTGGAGACGTATTCGTAAAGTGGACCACAAGGCAATCTTTTGCGAAACCCCGCGCGATGATGACCCCGACAAACCGTATCAGTTTCTGATTGACAAAAGACTGGACGAGAAATTCAAAACATGGGCGCCTGTATTCTTGGCTATGCTTGTTGAAAAAGCGTTTCAAACTGGTGGTATGGTGAAAGATACTCCGGGTGTTCTTGCTAGCAGTGAAAGTTATCGTAACAGCCAGGACTACATCAATGAATTTGTGCGCGACAAGATACGCAAAGTTGAGGGACACTATGTTAAGAAGACTGAAATGTATGAGTCGTTTAAAGTTTGGTATATCGAACACTATGACCGAAATGTGCCTCGTGGCAATGAAATTTATGAAGTGTTTGACAAGAAATATGGAAAATACACAACGAAGGGCTGGAAAAATATCTCTATTATTTATAGTCACGATGAAGTAGAAGAGGAGAGCTAATGCTGACGACGAATACTTACAAAAATTACATTTATTAAAAATATAAATACGTATATAGATATTTATATTTTTTTACACCCATAAAAATGTTTATATACTAGGAAATGTTTTTGCTTTACTTTGCTTTACTTTGCTTTACTTTGCTTTACTTTGCTTTTTTAAGAATATACCGAAACTCTATTATGTACAGCAGCAAATATAAAATTCCATACCATCTGGATTTTTTCTAATATCCACAAAAATATCGGAGTCGAAAAATATGGATATAATATTAATCCGATAAGAATAAGCACCGAGACGGTTGTTACATTTTTCAAATATAACATGACAATACATACCCATAAAATAACTAAAGTCCAGTAAACTACGACCGGAATGAAAGTCCAATTTTCGACACTTTCTTTTAACTTGTTTTGATACATCGACCTTCGATTATACGTGTACAAATCACTTTTTCCTCCATTTATCATACTTAATAACTCTTCATTCTTTTCTTCTAAATTTTCCATTACTTTTTGCATATTTTCAACAGCAAGTTTCTGTTGCTGTATTACTTTTATTAGGTCCATTATTAGGTTATTTACTTCAATATACTTGTTGTTTAATTCCTCTAAATCTTTCGTCCCTTGTGCTGTGTATCGGTTCACTAATAACTCATTATATTCGGTTGTCCCCTTTGATAAGTTGTCGGATCCCGTTCCATATTTATTTATTGTGTAGTTTTGTTCTGCAATGTATTCATTTAACAGTGCAGCGTCGTTCGTCTTCTTTGCATTTTCATGTATTTTCAGTAAACTATCATCGCTAAATATCCCACTACCCGTTGTCGTTAAAGCTCTGTTTACTTTATCAACGACACCCATAACAGCAACCATCGTTCCTGTCGCTTGTTTTGTTAACTCGGGTGAACATCCACCTCCACCCATTCCTCCTTTAAGCTGAGAAGCATTTTTGTTATTGGATTCTTCAACATTTCTTGCTATTTCTTTGGCAGCTTGTTGTGACATTGTTATATTATTGTTATATTATTGTTATATTATTGTTATATTATTCTTCAAATAGTATTTTACTTATTTACAAATTAAAATACTATTTTTTATTTTTTAGTCGATGTAACTACAAAGTGCTATAGGATGAGTTACAGTTGTATAATGTATCCGTTGAAGGGATGGGAGACATTCCGTCGTCGATATTTTTTATCTTACAACTCGGATTTCTAAGCTGAAATGGTACAAATGATTCCTTTTTAATATCCTTACATACATCTAGTAGCACCCCTTGTCCAAACGTTCTATCCGTTCCTCTAGAAATAGTGTTTCTACTAGTATCTGGTACTTTTGTTATGTCAAAAGGGAAGTTGTACTTGTCGTAATCAATATTATTGCGTCTAGATAAATCATACACTTTTTTGCCAACAACTATAATACCAATACAAAGAGCAATAATAATAATTAAACTCGTTATTTGGTCGGTAATTATTCCCATTTTCATCAAAAATATTGTAAGAATTATGACACCACAGTAAAAAATAATATGTTTCATAATATCGGCATGTGCCTCATATCTTCTCGTATAATAATTATTCACACCAACCATTCTTTCAGCATTATCTCGAATTGTCATCGATTTTTTTAACTGATTAGATGTATTTGTCAAATCATTTTCAATAATATTCAGCGCAACGAGTTGTTGAGCATACGATTTTCTTTGAATATTGTAATCAGATTGAGTAATACCATAATTTGCCTTAATTGTTTCGAAAATATTTGTTCGCAATTTTGTTAAGTTATCGATTTGAGCAAATTTATCAGCAATTTGGATTTGAATACCAGGATCGGCAATATTTGGCGAACCAGCCAATTTTTCTAAATCAGTGAATAATTTTTTTTGTACATCCTGCAGTTCTGCGATATTAATAAACTGTGTATCTAAATTCTTTGTAAAATCATCCTGATATGTTTTCAATTCAGCTCCAAGCGATGACATGTATATACAATATACAATATTACAATAAAATAATAAAATAATAAAATAATTAAATAGTTAAATAATATTAGTTATATTTTTAGTAATATTATTTCGTTGTATAATTCAAACTCTATATTCCTATTCTTATTGCTATTCTTATTCCTATTCCTATTCCTATTCAATCTAATGTAGTTCTAAACGACTTAATTGCAACAATACCAGCCACTACTGTCACTATACTCCACAAAACATAACTGTAATTGTCACTAACAAGAAGCAACTCCGTATCTGTAACAGTTGCAGTATTTGTAATATTTGAATCGTCGAATTTATCTATTTGTTTTTTAACTGCTTCTTGTCTAGAAATTCCGTATTCTATCTCTTCCGATTTTGTGTTAATTGTTTCTTTTAATTCATTCTGATTTGTATAAATACCGTTTATAGAATCTTTTATTTGACCTCCTTTATAAACAGCAGCAACATTTTTAGTTTGTAATTCAGCCATACGCGGTTCTAATATTAACCCTAGTGCGCATTTTTGCTCTGTCGTCATATTAATAGTCTCCGGATAAGAAGTATATATAGCACTGTCTACATCATTAACAAACTTGTTGCAAGTAAAATGACTAGTATTCGAAGTATTAGCAGTTATTTTCTTCTTTCTAATATGCGTTACTTTCCCTTCATCTAGTATTCGATTTCCCTTTGGATATATGTCAGTCCCTATATATCTTTTACAAACAGAATTGGTATATGTATACCCAGCACATAAAGGGTCGTTATTACATGCTGTTCTACATGCATCTTCTTTTCTAGATGTTGCATCTACTGTTCCTGATAGAGAGTAAGGGTGAAAATCTTTCATTTGAATATAGTCATTATCAAACTCTGTCATGCTAGCAGGATATTCATGTAATCCACTATTTATATCGATATAAGCCATTTTACCTTTTATGTTTGGTTTGTCTACTTTAGTCAAATAATACTGTGAATAGTTACCCCCGTTTCCAATTAAGTTGTTATCTTTATCTGTACCAGTTGTCGCGCCTTGTGTTTGCGAGACATTATAAACAGAATACTCTAATACTAATGCTCCATTACCGCCAGATGACTTGTTAAAAATTAACCTACACTTTCCTCTCGGCGATGAAATATATTGTCCATTTACTAACGTCGACGGATTCATTGAATAAGAAGTCAATAGCCCACCGCGATTAATACTACTATTCACCCAATCGGGGCGGTCAGCCCATGGCATCATTGTTTTATTTGCACCTGCAATCGACACCATTTGCGTTTCCGTTTGATTCGATATTTGATTCATATTTCTATAAAGAATATCATTCGGATTTCTATTGTTTACGATTGTTATTTCCCCGTCATCAGATAGCCTCATAGAAAATGACGGATATTGTTCGTATAGTTCCCAACAACCTATACTAAAACCTTCTCCTAAATTTACTCGTCTTGACGTAGGTGTCATATCTTTTTTACCACATCTATATCTAATATATACATATCCCGCACCATGCCATGTGACATTATCTGTATGTGTACGAATTTCCCAATCGTATTGTTGATAGGTATACGTTTGTCCATACCATTGATAACTATACGTTCTTAAAACAGGATGCCAGTAACTATATTGTCTAGTTGTATTTAAACTTACTCCCGGCGTTCCAACAGGAGAACCGTTAAATATTTTCAAATTTTCCCAGTTACCCCATCCTTGTTCATAAGCATAACTAGCAGTAAGTTCATTAACGGTTCCACCATATTGCGGGCTTAGAATAGAGATGGGAACTTTTGTGGTACCCACAGCGGTGATTAACGGAGTTGCAAAAAGACTGGCAGCAGTTCCTGTTCCCGAGTAGATTCCACCATCAGCGGCAAAGCTCAATTTATCGTGTGACGGAATGGTTGTAAAAATAGTTGCTCGCGTAACAGTTCTAAAAGCATTAGAACTTCCACCATTAAGCAAATTGTTTCCAATATAACATTGCCCTGTTTTGGTTGTAGGGTTATAATTTGAAAGCGAGGCGTAAGACATACCGTTGTCCATCGCCCTTGTTACGCACTGTTTGACTGTAGAGTTAGCCAAATCTGTTTGCGGCGTTAAACCACCTACATTCGCCGCGGCTTGGTCATATACACCCACATATACCATGTTGGTATCATAATTAAAATCTATAGGTTTCGATACATACAAATTTGTTCCTGCATAATCGGTACAAGGAAATGCTCCACTAGGTCCTGCCGTCAGTGAAGTTCCGTAAAGTGCAAGATTTCCATCAGCATCTTCTAATACTGAATAGTCGTTCGATGATTTACCGGATAAGTCAAAACCCACCTTCTTGGGAATAGCAGGAATACCGCATTTACTAGCACCGGCTGGATACATTTGAAATAAACCTGCATTGTTTACGCGACCAAAACTACCATCGGTGATTTGTACATCTTTGTTTCTTAGAGTTGTATCGTCGCTTTTTTTGTTAATATCTAAAAAAATTCTTGCCTGGTTAGTAATATTTCTTTGAACCCTATTTAAGTCTGTCATAGAAGAATTATATCCTGATATATTCGTCCTCACGTCAGCAGTTTCTCTATTATTTTTTGCTATTAAATCCTTGTCATCTACTTCAAAGCCTTCAATAATTTCAAAGTCATCGTCTAGTATAAGATTTTTATTATTTTTATTTTTATATTTGTTACTTTTAAATTTATTAGATGTTTTACTAGTTCGCTTATTTGCCTGGTCTATAAATTGTATTCCATCATTTATACTTTTGCTATTAAACATTTATTTTTAATTATAGTTATATTTTTATTTTCTTAAATATAATTATACTCAGATAAAAATATTTGTTATATCAAATAACGAGAGTTATAACAAATAACAAATTAGGATGTATATTTAATTGATACAAGTGGATTGAAATCTATTTTGGGAATATCAGGAAGACCAAACTCTAAATTTTTCAACTTATATTTTAAGTCATACCACCCCATGTTCCATTGACTATACATGAAATATAAAAATAGACATATTAATAACAAAAGAGTTACTAATAACACACTAAATGATGACTCGGGGTCAATTAAATTAGTTATTGTAATATATAAAATAATAGCCAATATAATGAACCATATAATATAAACATAATACCTCTGTTTTGTAAGCAATGAAGTTTCGTGTTTTTTTGCAAGAGATGTATCAATATCATGAGTAGCTCTTGAATTATTTTTTTTCATTATTGCGTCTATCTCGATAATTCGCCGCTGAACATTGTCTATCTCTTTTTGCATTTTATTATAGGATGAAAAATCCTTGCCTGTATTATCTTTTACATTCGACATCATCTGTGCAGAAACATTTGCCATTTGTGACGATAGATTATGCAACCTATTTATCAAATCTTCTCTTGCTAACTTGTCTGCAGCTAATCTTTTTGCTGTCTGTTCTGGGGTTTCATTCACACCTGGTGTTATTGGTATTATACCTTTTCCTTGTGTGTTTTTAGCTTCATGAATAGCTGCGTTAAACATATCTAATGCAATTTTATACTGAGCCTTGAGGTCATTATAATATTTTGTAGCAGCTCCCGCTCCATCCATTGTTTCTTGAAACCCCTCTATATCATCTTCATTATTTAATACTCCAGCTGATTGAACCATCGCACTTTCCGAACCATGCGAATATGACACCATGTTTAAATCCAAATTTCTACCTACTTCTTTATTTACTTTATCTTCATTTTGTAGAAACTCTGTGCCCTGTAAAATGGCAGGGTCTGTGTATGATTGTTGTTTGTATCCATTATTAGAATTAGGTACTAAATCACTAAACATGTTTAATAGTTCCATTTTAAAATAATTATTTATAACATATAAATAGAAAATGTATTTTTATAATATTTATATTAATAATATTAATATTACTATTACTAATATTACTAATATTGCTAATACTCTTTTATAATGTTCGTGTTTATAATGTTCTAATATTCCAGTATTCATAAGTTTATTTGTTTGTTAAAAATTTTTTAACTTTTTCCAACTGTGTGTTAACCCACGAGTCGCTCTTATCCCTTAAACAGCTATCCGCAATCCTCTTTATCTCTTTTTCAGTATTCGTCTTTTCTACTGGCGGGTTTACTTTTCTTAATACATAGATTACAAAATAAAATACGGAAACTATAACAGCACTTATTAATACAAAAATCATAATATTTCGAACCATATTGTTAGACTCTGTTCCATCCGGATTTTGAGTATTGGCATTTTCTACTAATCCTTTTGCACCCTTTGCTGCATTTTCTGCAAGATTTTTAGTATTTGCAGCAACACTTGATGCAACTTCCATAAATGGCGTAGCTTGCAGCATATATAAGAGGAAAATAATACCAATAACTACCGATATACCATAAATCAAAGAACGATAGTACAGTAAACGTTCATTATGAAAAAATGGCTTTGATGTCGAGGTAGTATCTTCTATGGTTGACGCTGCACTTAATAATTCTTTATTTTCATCATTTAACACGTCTACTTTTTTCTGGATACTATCTACATATTTGGACTGTTCTATAAACATTCCTTTTAACTCGTTTGTTATATTTAAATACTCCTCATTTAAATCTTCTAGTTGTTTTTGCGTGTTTGCAAAAGCGTTATTATTTGAAAATGTATTAATACAATCAACCGAATTTAAATCGTTTCTTTTTAAACTACAACTAAATACCGGTATTTTAAACTCTACAAAGTCTCTTATATAATTTTTCGTATATTCGTCGTATTTATTGTTTAAATTATTAAGATAATTTGAATAATATTTTATTATTTCTGCCATATCTATAATATGTGATATCTATAATATCATAATAAAATATTATTTTATAAAAACAAATGTCAAAATCATAAAGATATATTATGATACAAAAATGGAAAATAGTTACAAGGAAAAATAATTATAACAAGAATATAATCTACACTACTCTACTGAGCCATCACTTATAACATTGTTTGTGTACAATACCTGTAGTAATTTGAAATAATTGATGTTTTGCTTGGTCGTTCTATGCGGCAAATGTCCCCCGGTCTCATTCCAATTGCTTGTGCAACCGGATCAAATCGAGAAATATCAGGTAATTTTTTTACATCTAAAATATTGTATCTTTTAATCATCTCTTTCTTTTCATCCTCGGTTAGAATAACATGCTTGGGGACATATTGATGTTCTAGAATGTTAAACTGTAATCTTTCTAAACTAAATAGTATAATAAATATTTTGTGTCTATCCCAAAATTCATTTAATATATTCATTAAGGTTTGATTCATATCCTGTTTTATTATTATTATAAGTGTATCGGTTTTTTTATCCAACACATTTTCTATATTGAACAAATCGTCTACGTAGTCTTGTATATTTTCGACTCGCAGCGTCTTCCCTAAATGAAATTTTACATATACACTTTTTTGTTTGAATGGTCCTTCGTTGGTTGTCAAAATCATATCCAACTGCTTTGGAACATCTTTATTTGTATACATTGCGTGAACTTCGCTCACTCCAAAATCCTCATATTCCGATGTATCGTATTTTTGTTCTCTTAATAATTCGAGAACTGTTTTTCTTGATTTGTGAATCATTGTTATTAATCCACTCGATGTTTTTTGTTGTTGTGCTGAAGACATTTGGTTACTTATTCTTTTTCGCTGTTATTTCTTTCTTATATTTATATTACAAAACAATAATTTTAATTCAATTTTATTATTGTTTTATTATATTCGTAATTCGTTATTTCGTTATTGTCGTTATTTCGTTATTGTCGTTATTTTGTTATTGTCGTTATTTCATTGAGGTTGTTGACCAAGATTAACCATTACTGTTTTTTTACCTTGTCCTTCACCTTTATCACCTTCTTTGGGGATTTCCGGAGTAACAGATAATACTCCTTGTACCGCGGGTTGTGCCGGTCCTCCTTGTATACCCATAGGCATTACTACTTGTAACGGATTAGAAGGGACTACAACACCCGTCGGTGAACCAGTTAAAACAACCGGAGAACCATCAGGGCTCATAATGGATGAATATTGCGGCGACGACGGCGTATATTGTGCAAAATTGGCAACTGTTCCAAACCGCAAGGGTTGTTGTTGTTGGTATTGCGCTGCCGCCATCGGCGAACTTCCATAAACAGGACTGGATGCAGTATACTCAGGAGAACCAGGGATATAAACCGACGATAGAGCACCTTCTTCAATACCTTGTTCGGCGCGTTGTTTTGCATCTTCCATCACTTTCTTCCGATACATTACTTTCTGAAACTCTTGCGATATATTTACATACGAGCTTAGCCAGTTATTTGGTGTCTGATTTCTAGCCAATTCATTCGCCATAATTTCATCCGGTATTTTTTCTCCACTCGGATATACCAAGTCTTTCTCCGCCCAACCAACAGGATGCGTATTTGGAAACTGTCCATATCCACCAGATGGACCATCCCATAATTCGGTAGGAGAACTGCGCTCGTCCAAAAGTAAAGATGCAAATACATACTTGTACCTCTTTGATGAACCTTCTCCTTCGGACCCTTCTATTAACTCGCGGCTTTCGAGTCTCCACCCGAGATTCTCAATATCTTTAAGCATTTTTTCTTGCGCCTTTTGGTTATCCAATAAAATAGCATTCGTATTCTCTTGTTTTTTATCCAGCTCAGACTTTCGCTCACTCCTACTTACCACATATCCGGTCGAACTTCTTTCTTTATTCGCTTCAATTACACTAGAAATAACATCCGTTGTTTGTGGCGTGTTATCAAACATAAGATTATTAATCGTCTTAGAGTACGACATGCTCTCAAGCTGGTCTATATTATCTTCTGTTATAATTCGCATCGAAACATTCATCGTCAACAACTCCTGCATGAGTAGTTTGAATGAGTACGGAATACGAATAATACTAAACGACCTACCAAATCTCGTTATTTTATCAATATTCATGTCGCTCAATAAATTTCCAGTAAACTTTATCGGACCATCCGCCATAGGGCTAACAAATAAGTCGCGCATACTATTATAAATCGCAATCGTTCCCGTCTTGTTGCATATCGCCATAAAATACTCGTCGCCACGAACCATCATAGACTCCTGTAGAAAATGACTAATACCGTGTCCTATTATCCCGTCACGTTCCATTTCACCTACACGCAACCCACCATCATTCGCCCTTCCTTGCACTGTTTGGCGCGTAAGAAGCGTCCTCGGTCCTCTAGCACGATAGTTAATCTTATCTTTTACCATATGTTTCAAACGCATATAATACGTAGGACCAACATATATATCCGACTGTATCTGTTCTCCCGTCATTCCATTATATAATATTTGTGTTCCGCTCGAATGAAACCCCTCGTTTACAAGCAACTTACCATACTGTTTTTCTTTCGGTCCCGTATTTAAAAACGCCGTACAGTCTCCAAATGCACCATATAAAGAGCACGCTTTCCCAACTAGCGTCTCGACCAACTGTCCAATCGTCATACGCGACGGTATCGCATGCGGATTGATAATAATATCCGGACGTATACCATCCGACGTGAAGGGCATATCTTGCTCGCGTATTAAAACACCGACGGTTCCTTTTTGCCCCGCCCTTGAAGCAAATTTGTCTCCTATACTGGGCATTCTTTCTTCGCGAATACGCACTTTTGCCAACCGCGCACCCTCTTCGCTTTCGGTAATAAACGTTTTGTCGACAAACCCAAGCTGTCCTTTTTTAGGAAATACGGATTCATCAATGGGTTTATCCGGATTATCTACATTCGTTTTCACTTTGCCGATTAATACAATTTTGTCATTTAATTCAGTATTTTCTTTTATCATACCATACATGTCAAGATGGTTGTATTCATATCCCGGCTTTAATCCGATTACATTTTTCTCACCCTCGATATTTACAATGTGCGAATCAACACCAACACCTTTGTTTTTGCTTGACTCTTCGCGTGTTTCATAACTGTTGAAATACGTTGTTCTAAACATTCCGCGTTTTACCGAACCTTCGTTGAATAAAATGGAGTCCTCTACGTTGTAGCCTGAATAGCACATGATTGCTACAATTACATTTTCACCACACGGATGCTCTTCATTATTTATGTGTTTTAAGTAGCGACTTTTAACCAACGGTATTTGTCCATAGTTTAACATCACTCCCATCTTGTCAATGCGCGAAAAGAAGTTTGTACTATATAAAGAAACGGCTTGTTTTGCTTGTCCGCACGCAAATGCATTCCTCGGCAAGGGGTTATTTTCCGGAAACACAATTTGATTCCCCATAAATCCGTATAATATAGACGGATGAATTTCAATATGCGTGTATGGTTTATCGCGCGCAGTATACGACAATGTAATTAAGAGCGACTCTTCTTCCGCCGTATCTACATATTCAATAACGGACGGTGTCTTGCTTCGCTGAATATTCAAAATTGTATCTACGCCATATAGCATCATCGGCGTATATATTCTCGGCGAGTCCATCGTATACCCTTCTACTAGTTTTTCATTCATACTAACCACCAAACTTTTCCAGGTGAAGTTGCCGCTCTGTAAAGCCGACAATATTTCTTTCCTTTCAAAAGCATATCGCATATCGATTGTATCATAATATAGTAAAGGTCTGCATAACCTACCACCATCCGTAAAAATGTACATCTCGTTGTTTTGTATTTCCCAATGCGAACTTATAAACGGCGATATTAGCCCAAATCTTCTATACGTTTTTATTTGTATATTTACCTCGTCGGGATTCGACAATACACCGACCCACGCCCCATTTATAAACACTTTCGTAGCACTAAACAAGTATTTTCTAGGGCACTCCTCTAATAGTTTCATACCTATTATATCTCGCATCCATTTTATCATCGGTTGTCCGGAGAATCCGGTGGTAATGTGGCACATTAGTGTCATGTTTTTGTGTAACCCGCAATTTGCACCATCCGGTGTATCTACAGGGTCGATTATACCCCACTGTGAACTATGCAATAGACGCGGTTTAATCGACTTTGAAGACGAGTCCATCGGCAAATTTATTTTACGGAATCCCGAAATAAACGAATTATATGAAAGTCGGTTGGCATCTTGGACAACGCCGATTTTTTTGGTATGTTCTACGGAACCCCAGTTCCCTTTGAATGCCTTTTTAAACCCTGACTCTACGACTCGGTCTTGAAAAATCTCATTTTTATTTAGCAAAATGAGTGAAGGAAATGTGCTTACGGCGTTGTATCTGGAGGTGTTACCATAGTACTCGCGGTCAATTGCTAGACGAATATTTGCTTGTTGAAGAGAATAGTATTCTTTAAATAAGTCGTATAAAAGACGACCAGGCGAGTCGACGCGTTTAAATTTGAAGTTATCGCGGTCGGTAGGTTTTTCGACTTTTGTATATACTAGCAGTAGCTTATAAACAATGTATCCTAAATAGTAGGCTTTATTTATATAGTTTAGTTCCCCCAGTTGAGGCAAAAAATAGTTCATTAAAATGTCGTGTATATGTGACACCGTTTTTGACTTTGTAAAAGTAGATATAAATTTTAGCGCCACCTCTTGTGTGAAAATTCTGCTTGCATCGTGAATGGACGGAATAAAAAGGTCTATCATACTTTCGTTTTTGTCCAAGTCTAATAAACAATGCTCTATAATATCTTTATCCGACAAAACACCCAACGCTCTCATAACAATAAAAAGGGGAATAGGTTTACGAACATTCGGAATTAGAACTACGATTTGTCCATTCGTGTATCGCGCACCTGGTGCAATGACTCGCACAGACATGGTTCGCTCTGGTTTCGATGCGTCTTCGGATACTGTGCGTATATCGGCGGAGTGACTATATAGCTCACCTTCGTCATCATACTCCCTAATATAAAGCATATTATCTGCAAATTTTTCCTGCGAAATAATGAATTTTTCTTTCCCGTCGATAATAAAATATCCGCCATAGTCATTGCGACACTCGCCCATATTGAACCGAACTGAAGGATTAAGACCATTTAAAATACATAACTCCGATTGAAGCATAATTGGAAACCTGCCTAGAAATATTTTTTCTAATACCGCCGTTTCAACTATTACATTATTTTCGGAGTCGCGCATTATAAAATCGACCTCTATATCATAATGAATGGTGGTTCCATATGTCATATTCCTCAATCTCGCTTCGTTCGGATACATAAAATGAGACCTTTTTACTAAACCATTATTTTCGTCATCATATATAACAGGTTTTCCGTAATATATTCTGTTACCCCTCTTTCCTCCAATAAATAGTTCGCATCTTAATTTGAAAATATTTTTGGAGACGTCTTCTTCTTTTTGCAGGACGATTGGGTTTTTTTCTTTGAGGATTCTTTTTATTCCAGTTGTCATAAAGTCATTATAAGATTCTAAATGATGCTGAACTAAAATATTTGGATTGTCGTCAAAATATTTATCTATTATCTGCCATGCTAACTCTTGATTCATTCCTGAAGCTTAAATTATAATATTATATATTATATTATATCATTAGTATTTTTTATACTTTTTACATTTATATTCATATTCAAATTCATATTCAAATTTAAATTCAAATTCATATTCAAATTTTATAGTAAATTTTTATTATAAAATTTTATTATAGTTGCATTTTAATATTGCCTACTGCATTTTTATTTTTTACTATTTCTAGCTACAGTAATTACTATTCCGGCAATTATTAAAAAGGCAATACCCAATAATATATAAGGAAACAAAAATAAAAACCATGATAATTTTGACCAGCCAAAACTACACAATAAGTTAAGAATGAATGCCCATACTAAAATAAATAATATATTTAATACATAGAATACAGGCTTGCTTTCTATTTTACAGCTTAAATTTCCTAAACATATTTTATCTTTTTCGTTTCTTGTTATATCATAATATAAAGACACTGCTAATAATATCAAACTAATAATAAAATATAGTTTTGCTGGTGTGCATAAATTAGACAAAAGGTTTAAAATCATTTTATACTATTTTATATTATGTTATGATATGTTATTTTTGGGAAAATAAAAATATTGAAAATAATATTTTTATATTCGTTTATATTCGTTTATATGCTGTTTTTATATACTTGAAACGACTATTTCAAAGAAGCCTCTTTGTATGAATTATCATATATATCTTTTAAATTCAATGAGTTATAAGAAGACGCCCCCGTTGTTACATTTCCTAAACCACGTGGAAATTGAAATGTAGGATTTGGATTTACGTTATATACACTGTTATCGTATCCACTAACGCCATTTACTGCAGAACCCATTCTATATACAATATCGCGCCCAATAGTTTGTATATCGTCTATAATGTTACCACCTTTTAGCCCTCTACCCCTTCTTCTACTATTTCCTTTTCCTTTTACGTTTCCTTTTCTTGTGCGTTTGCCACCGCCTGTCTGTCCTCCACGTATCGTGTAGTCGTGAGGAAGTATTAACTTCTGTGCCGGCCACGGTTGAATGGGTGGCATTGGACGGTTTCCCGCAGTTGATATAGGAGAACCTAATCCAGATGGCGAAATACCCTTATCGGATAATGGTATGACATTACCACCCAGACCAGGATTACCAGAGTTCCAAATTTTTGCAAAATTCCAGAAACTTCCTTCGCCACCTTTCATATGTCTCCCGCGTTTCATATGTTTTTTCATTCCTTTTCTCCCGCCTGCTTGCTGAAACTGGTACGGATTTTGACTACATACTTGACCGCCACTTCCACCTCCGCCATTTTGTCCACCTACGGCAAGTGGTGTATGTAACATACGTGTACCGCTGGCGGTCGTAGCATCAGACCGGCAACCAGGTATTCCACATGTGTTTGTATCCCACGCGGTACTACCTCCACCCATTTTTCGCGTTTTTCGCATTTTTCTTCGCATATGGTGTTTACTTTTTTTACTATGTTTTGATTTTTTATGTTTTCTATAAGAATAAGAACCCATGTTATATTATTATACTATATAATAGTACGATAATATATTATTATAAATGAAAAAAATATATATTATAAATGAAAAAAATATATATTATAAATGAAAAAAATATATATTATAAATGAAAAAAATATATATTATAAAAAAACGCACATTATTTTTACTTAATATTCGATATTTGGTATTTGACCATGCATGTAATTACTCAATGTCAACGTGAGTAAGAAAGTGACGACGGCAACACATTTTATTAAACCCTATTTTGTCTAAAACATAACCTTCGGGAGTTTTATCTACAAATTCTTGTGTTAAATATATAACCTTGTCATTCTTCATATCTTTCTCAATCTTTGTTTTTTTTACTTCCGATAAATAGTAACGATACTTGTCACCGATGACTTTTCCACATGTGAAGCATTTGATGGGGATAATCATTTTTCTGTTCTTTGAATGTATAGACTGTTTTTATATATGTATTATATAGATTTTTATAAATCAATTTTATCTAATATGTAATATGTGTAATATGTAATATGTTTAATCACGTAATCGCGTAATTGTGTAATCGCCTAATTTTGTGTTCGCCTAATTTTGTGTTCACCTAATTTTGTGTTCGCCTAATTTTGTGTTCGCCTTCTATTATTGTTTGGTTCATCATTATGAAACAAATCAGTAGTTAATTCAGCCATATCATTTCCTCCATGAACAGTACCATATTGCTGTTCGTATGCACCATCATATGCACTACTATATAAGTTTCCACTTCCTCCGTCGGCAGCTTCTACCGTATTTATATTCGAAGCAAACTCTTCTATTCCACCATTTTGCTCCATATCAAAACCTTCTACTACTTTTTGAATTTCTATTTTTTTAATTTCTTTTGAGGGTGGAAGATTCAAAGGGTTTGTGTGTGTCGTTCCCACCATCTGTATATACACTAATATACCTACTAAAATAATAATAACGATTATAATATAGATAATATTCTGATAAAATGAATCTCTTAATTGTGAAAGATTTAAAGAACTTGCTAAACTACCAAATGTTGATTTAAAAACATTTGTAACCGAACTCGTCGCTTCGCCTACTGTTTGCATCTTTGCTGGACTACTCATTTATATTATTGTGTTTATAGTAACTATATATATAAAATACTGCAATATATATAGTTAATATATTTTATTCGAGGTTTTTTCGAGGTTTCACATTTTAATAATAATTGGTCCACTAGACGTCATTACTTTACGATGCTGTTCTTCATTTGAATGAATTACATCATGACATTTTTCACAAATAGATACTAAATTTGCTACATGATTTTTGTGGAAGTGTCCTATAAAGTTGCGCTGGTCTGCGTGTTTTTGATGCTGAAGGTGATGTATCTCCGTTCCCATCTCGTTATTACACATTTCACACATATTTCTTATTTTTTTGGTATTATATTTGCTCGGTTTCCCCGAAAGAATACTCTGGTCGTTATTTCTGTATTTCAGTCTGATTTCATTCGCATATTTTAAAAAGTCTTCCGGCAAATGAAGAGACCTACATACCTCTAATCCATACATACTAAAACCAGGACCATCTTTCAACTTTCTATCATATACTAAAATGTCCATTTCTTTATTATACGTCACTTCTAAATGTTTCATCGATAACCTATCCATTGCTTCGACTTCTTCGTATTTATTAATCTCGTGCATATGTGTCGCAAATATAAAAGAGCATTTTGCATCATGCAGTTTTTTAAGACCCGCTACAAAAATACTAATCGCCGAATCCATTTCCGTTCCTGAGCATAATTCGTCTCCTAAAATAAGTCCATAGTTATTTGCCGATTTTAATATGACGCGTAATTCAGACATCTCCACCATAAATGTCGAAAGTCCTTTAAACAGGTTATCATTCCCCAAAATTCTCGTAAATATACTTTTATACGGTATATATTCAAATGAAGAACACGGTACATATAACCCCGCTTGTGCCATTATAATAGCTATCCCAAGTGCTCGTATTAAACTCGTCTTTCCTACCGCGTTTGTCCCGTATAATAGTATCCCATTTTGTTCAGTAGTATTTCCCAGTTCAATATCATTTGTCACATATAACTCATTCGTATTAATGTGTTCAATAAGACAGTGTCTCAAGTCGCGCGCATTTACAAATGAGTCGTCGCTTGTGTCTGCATTCGCCTTCGCCTTTGCCTTTGCCTTTGCCGGTTTTTTTATAACCGGTTTGCAGTATTTATTTTTCAATGCAACATATACCTGATTTTGTACAACATCAATCATAGTTATCATATCAACTATAATCTGAATATCTGTTTCAAAGTTGTTTTGTATATTTTTAATAAACTCAGTAAAAATGTTTTCTATAACAATGCGCATTTTTTGTTTGGATTTTATGATTGTACTACATATTTTGTCAATTTGCGTAGATTGAATTGATGAATTGCTTCCTGTTGCAACAGGATATGTTATTCCAGACAATTCTACACGTATAGTGTTTGACTCCTTTTTATACGTTTCGTATTGTATAGGTACTTCGGTTTTTGCAGCGGACTTCAATTGTTTTTTTAACTGTTCTTCGAGTAACTTTGCTCTGCGTTTTGTTGTTACTAGACTATACCCCATTTTTTCCGTATCGTGTATTTTCACATATTCATATTTTTTTTCGGTTTTTGAAGCTTTCTCACAAGATGATACTACGTCGCAAAAATAACTCTGAATCGTCTGTAGTTCTATATATGAGTTTTCGTAATCATATACAATGTTATCTAATGTTTCACTAATCAAAGGGCGAATGAAATTTTCCTCGAAATTAAGGTTATCAATAGTAAAGCATTTTTCCAATACAAGATGTGTCTCAATATAGGATTGAAGTTTTTTGCATAACTCGGATATATCCGGTATAGGTATTCCCTTTAGTCCATAACTATCTTTCTTATTTTCAAGCTCTGACGATATATACGCCATTATCGTAGTATCACTTTTCATTTTTTCATACATCGAAGAGATAGTAGTTAAATTATTATACAAATGAAACACACTTCTAGGGGTAACTTTATTATGAATAATTTGTCTGTGTAATTTTTCAATGTCCTTTAGTTCTCCCATATTTGTACGCCACTCTGTTATAAGCGTATCACCACGTTTATTTATAATATAGTCAGTAATATCATATTCTTTATTTAACTTGTCACAATCAAAAATCGGGTTGAGAATTTTATTTTTGAATTTCCTTGATCCCATCGGCGTAATGCAATTATTTAAAAATTTAGAGACAGATGAATATTTTCCATTATAACTATCGTCGTCTATAATATTTAATTGTTTTAGCGAATGATTTGCTAATATAACGCGTTCGCTTTTGTTATCAAAAACAGGTTCGCGTATTTTATTTACTAGGTTTGGGTTATGTTCATAAAGAAACTGTAGTAAGAAAATAAAAGCCTGGGTTGCATATTCGTAATGTGTTGTATATTCTATAAATGATGCAATAATATTGAATTTATAAAATTTATTCAATATTTCTTTTTGGTAGGTTTGTTTTTCGCATTTTCGCGCACTCTCTACCAAATAATTTGATGACTGTAATGACACAGGTGCGGTTACTGACGTTAGTATAACCTTGTGTATATTCTTACACAAAATCCCAGTATAATTTATAATATCGTCTAGTATTTTTTCGCCAAAATTAGTAATCATAATAATCTCACTCGGTTTATACGTGGAAATATATCTTTCAAGTTCATCATATGTAGTTGGGTTGTGTTTATCTTCCGCGTTATACTCGAAAATAGTAACACGTCCCGTATATATATCAACATTTGCTATCCCAACAACAATCGATTTGTTTTTCATATAGGATACCTGTTCAATCCATATACACATAGAGTTGTTTGATATTTCCGTGGATTCAGGATTAAAGAATGTACCTGGAGAATATATTCCTTCTACGTTTCGATTGCTTGGATTGTTCGGGTCTTGCGTTATTACGACAGCCGTATAACCAGCATCTTGCAGTTTTTTTAAATATTTGTCTATTTTTGTATATGTAAATCCAGCCATGACATATTGCGTGGTTTTTTGCGCAATTGTTAAATCGCATAGTTTAGATATTTCTTCTATTTTGCTACCTATAATCAAAAATGAACCGTCAATGTTGCTTGTTTTTTCGCCGTAAATTTCATAAAAAGAACCCACCATCATTAAAATGACGGTTTTGTCCCCATATTTATCAGAATACTCTTTTGTTAATTTCAAGTATGTGGTGATTAAAGACATTTTGCGTATATCTGTCTGTATGCGTATCTATAAAGAATAACCTTTTCGGTTCTTTTAATTTGTATATTTGTTGATATATAAAGTACTTAATAAGTCTTTAACTATGTTTTATATATAATATATACCTGTGTATGCCTGTATATGCTCACACGCTGTGTAATATATTCAATTTTTAATATTTATAAAAACAAACATATATATTCATCTAAAATACTATTTTATACATATATAGTATAGTATAGTGTAAATAAAATGTCTTTCAAATACGAAGATGTAGAAAATATATACAAAAAGATTAAAAGCATGAAACAAAAAGGTAAAAATGCTGACTACATCCCCGACTTGCAAATAGTTAACCCAAATATATACGCAATTTCGGTTTGTAATATAAAGGGAGAAATAATGAATTTCGGTGATTATCGAACAGAAGTGGGAATAGAGTCGACATCAAAAGTGTTTACACTTGCTCTAGCTTTAAACATGTATAGTATAAAAAAACTTATTTCGCGTGTAGGTGACAAGGATGAGAAACGCGAGTTCAACTCCATAAAAGATGTACTAGAGATAAAAAACCATACAATTAATTCGTTTGTGAATGCAGGAGCAATGGCAACAACAAGTTTATTATATGATAAAACGAAATCTAACGATACGAATGAAAAAGCAATGAATAAAATTATTTTAGAAAATATGGAGGATTTTGCAGGAAGAACACTTAAAGTCAACGAACATCTTTATTTATCCGAATATAAAACGAGCCACCATAATCAATTACTTATTGATAAACTTGTTTCATATCGCCGTTTTTATGGGGATCCGCAAACTGTGCTCAAGTCATATACAAAGCAGTGTTCGGTAATGGTTACTAGTAAAGACATAGCAGTAATGGCTGCAACATTGGCAAACAATGGTACAAATCCAATAACACATAAGAAACTAGTAAATGAAGAAAAAGTAGAATATATTGTTGACCATATGGCTCAACATGGGTTATATAATGAATCCGAGCAATGGTGGGAATCAACACATTTCCCTGCTAAAAGTGGTGTAGGCGGCGTTATCATGATTGTTATACCCGGAGTTATGGGTATCGGAATCGTCTCGCCACCTCTTAATAAATACGGCAACAGCTTTAAAGGAGTAGAAACGGGCAAATTACTCGCAAATATTCCAATTTATTGATGCAATAATAATTTATATGCTACCACGCCTTTTTATCTTCTAAAAAGTTATGAAGCCCAACTCCCTTTCCTATATTCTCTACTTCACCTGATAACATAGATGCTTCGTATATATTACGTATCACACCCGGTGGAGCTGTAGAGCCTATTTTTATAAGATTTTTCTCGACTAGGTATTTTTTTACTTCTCCTAATTGCTTACTTTTCAACAACCCTTGCTCTTTTTGTATATTTTTACGAGTATCATTATTTTTTATCCACACACCTACAACATTACCCGCCTGTTTCCCTAATTTAAATTTTTTAGTTATTGTTTTTCGTAAACGTCTTCTTATTTTAGTTTTTCTCAAACTATGACTGTTCCTATTTTCGTTACTATCGGATTCGTCGTTTTCGTTTTCCACATTTTCATTTTCCGCATTCCCATTTTGAGATATTGTCGATGCCTTTTTATTATGTCTATTTTTCAAATCTTTCAGCTTTGTTTGCCTTTCAGAGTACGTACTATCTTGGTTACTTTCATTGTCAGCAGAAAATCTAGTATTATTTTTAATTGTTTTGTTATACATTCTAAAAGTAGGCTTCTTCCCATCTTTTAAACAACCATATGGAGTATCATCCGACAATTTTATAGGAGAAAATGTCGTTGATGTAGGAAATAATGACGTACTACTTGAATCTATCATATTCATCGAATCTGCATCATTTTCCATACTTGTTGCTATATCGAGTAGTTCCGAATTATTATAATCTATTTTCGACATTTCTCTCGAGTCTATAGCACCTATAGGTTTATTATACACATCTAACTGAGGTAACTGAGGAAGCGTTTCTAACGCCATAGGTGATTCCGTCGCTGACGAAATATTATACACAGGAGGCGTAAAATTCTGTAACTCGGGTGGCAAATCTGTATAAACAAATGTCGAATTCGCAGGTTTACCAATTGCAAGATTTATCTTCGGCACAGTATTCGGTAGTATATTTGGCGATATATGATGCGCGGGTTTATTAGGGATTTGTAGTTCTATTTTTTGAAAAATAGGGGTCTGTTGTGGACGATGCAGGGGTGCGTGTGTGGGCGTGGGTGCGGGTGCGTGTGCAACATTGTGTTGTTGTGTTGCTTGCCGGTGCTGGTGCTGGTGCTGAACAGGTTGCGTAATGTATCCCTGTGGCGGAAGAGACTGGTTGATACTATTTGGGGAACGTGAAGCATGTATATTCGGTGTAATATTATTACTATGCAAAGATTTTAAAATATCATTATTCAAACTAGTAGATGGTGATGGGGACGTGGAGGACGGATTCTGCTTTTTTAATGTTTTCGTTTTTTGGTTATACCTATCGGTCTTTTTTTGACCAATATAACTATCTAAAAAATCAAGAGACTTCTTAAATTCGCTACTAAATATTTTGGTCTCTTTTGATATGTCTAAAGTATTGGTGTTATTGCTTTTGCTATTGCTATTGCTACTAAGAGAACTATCAGGTGAACTATGTTCCGCCTTTCGCTTTGCATTTATTTTATCTAATAACATTTTTTTCAACTTGTTCGGTTTAATAATTTCCTCTGACAAGTTACGTGTGTTTTTTTTTGACTTTTTATTTTGAGCATTCGATGAACTTGAACCAGCGCTTCCTGATAAAAATGACTTATTAATTACTATACTTTTTTTAGTAGGGTCGCTCATAATATAATTTTAAAAATAAAATATTATTATGAATAAAACCGAATACATACACTATAACTATAAATACATATTTTGGAGAATTTTTAGTTCACTATCATTGACGCGATTCTTTACTTCGTCGTTTTTGATAAATAACTCAAAACCATTCTCTAAATCTTTCATTATTATTTTTTTCTTCATTTCTTCCGGTTTACAAAAAACACGCCGACTATGCGCTATTTTCGTTTTCGTAAAAAGCGTCTCCATATCCCTACCATAGTATTTGAAATATTTCATATTCTTTTCAAACCACTCCACTTTTAACTCTTCATGTATCGACCACCCAAAGTCACGCGCCTTTTTTACAAATATATCGCGCAAATCTTCCGCTTCATAATTATCCACCTTGAACCTCCATATAAATCTAGAATCAAGTCCTTCATTATAACTAAAAAAACACTCGTTCAATTCCTTCTCGTACCCCGCAATAATTACCATCAAACTATCTTTATTATCGCTCAACGCCTCGCATAACGTGTCAATACATTCCTTCGCAAAACTATCGCGCTTATCAGTATTGCCTAGAGCATACGCTTCGTCGATGAATAACACTCCACCTAAACTATCCTTTATAACATCCTTCGTTTTTAACGCCGTCTGACCAAGATAACCCGCTATTAAATCGGAACGCGTAACTTTCTTAAACTTCGGGCGCGATGATGACCACGATGGCGACAACGACGACGAAGATTTCTTTTTATCAGACAATGACATCGGTTTACTTTTAATTACACCCAGGTTCGCATAGATTCTTCCTATTATTTTCGCAACTTCTGTTTTACCTGTACCCGGAGAACCATAAATAACAGTATGCAAAAAATCACCGGTTTCAACATTCGCGCGCTTATTTCCGCAACTCATATCTTTATATACATGCAAATTCTGCAAATAAAACAATAACTGGTCTACGATATTCTCCTTCAATGTTTTCATACCTATCATGTTGTTAAGCTCCACTAAATCGTCGTTGATTTTATGTAGAGACTTCATATCAATATTATATTCCACATTTTCGGCGAGTTTATAATCATTACACAATTTAATCAAATCACTAATATTATTTATTTCGGCATCTATATTCACCTTATTTACTTTATACGATATTCTGTTCTTACAATTCTTACAGTTTTTAATATAACAAGTATTTTTATCATCGATATCTATATTTATTTCGTCGATTTTAGCATTATCTCTCGCATCTGTTACGCCTATTGATTCGCGACTCGCCTCACCAACACCATAAATACTATCAGGGTTATCTCGCGGCGGCGGTAAAGGAACATGGTCCGCGTTTTTTGCAACAAATGTCGACGCAGCAGGATTCAAAACTGTTGTGGTGATGTTTACAAGAGACTCGGTATTTTCCCCACCTGCATCGTTATCCCGTTTATCCTCGTTATCCTGTTTATCCTCTTCCTTATCATTTTCCCTCTTCACTTCATTCATATAATAGTTTAAAATATAGTAATCGCTTTTGGTATCAAGTATATTTATAAATTCTTTAAAATACTTCTTTAAAACTCTTCTATTATTCATGTTGTTATGATGTTATGTGCGTTATGTTGTTATGTGTGTTATGATAATAATAGCGATATGTTATTATTTGTAATAGTAACGCGTTATTTATATATATATTTTTATTTTTATATATATTTTAATACTTTATATAATATTATTATATCGCATTATATTATATAATCCTATACTATAACATAAATGCGAAAAGCTTTACTAGTAGGTATTAACTACACTGGAACACCATATCGGTTATTCGGCTGTATAAACGACGTAGTAAATATGGGTTCCTATTTGCAAAAAGTTAGAAAATACAACTCATTAACTATTATGACAGATACAACAACTATAAAACCGACGCGTTCAAATATACTTGCAGGTTTTAGGGCATTACTACAAGGAGCAAAATCAGGCGATGAGTTATGGTTTCACTTTTCGGGTCACGGTTCGTTAGTAAATGATGCAAGTCGCGACGAAGAAAGCGGACAAGATTCGTGTATTTGCCCCATAGATGTCGCGCGTGCCGGATTTATAAGCGACGACGTTATTCGAAGTAACTTGGCAGCATTAGTTCCCAAAGGTGTGCGCTTATATATGGTATTAGATGCATGTCATAGTGGAACCGGATGCGACTTAAGGTATAAATACGACGACGAAAGTTATCTCACTAGTCGTCTAGCAACACTACCCGAAAAATACGTTCCGAATGACTGGTCATTGCAGCAAACAAATTACGAGTTTAAACGTTACAGCAAAACAGCCGGCGAAGTATTCTGTATTAGCGGTTGTCAAGATGAACAAACCAGCGCTGATGCGTTTTTAGGCGGGCAAGCTTCAGGCGTGGTTACCTATTTATTATTAAACTGTCTCAACAACAACTCGGAATCAACCTACAAGTGGAAACACCTTTTGAAAGATATATGCTGCGGTGAAAAGGTTAATCGATTTACACAGAGAACCGCATTAACATCTGGTAACGCATTAAACCTGGAAGACACGGTGTTTGGAACAGCTAGTTCAGTATCGACGCCGACATCCACTGTACAGGTACAAAAGTGTCAAAATTGCGGTGCCGCACAAAAGCAAGTCGCTCCTGCGTCGGCAAAAATATCGCGCGGTATTATGGAAGAGGCGGGAGCATCTACTATTTCTGTGCCGTCTATATCATTACCCAAGAATATCAACTATAATCCGAAACTAAAAAAAATGTATATTAGTTATAAAAAATAAATATGAGTATCACATTTTGTACTATAATAATCGCACATTATGTTAAAATAAGTTGTTTATAGCAATTTTGCAAATATATGTAGTTATTATTATAGTATTACAATAACCGATTTACGATTATTATATATTATAACAAATACGCTTAAAAATAAATTGAAATAATAAATAAGCAATAATTCGATAACAAGAATTAAAAACTCAGAGAAAAGAATGTCAAAAGCTTCTGTATCAACTGGTAAATCGGGTAGAAAAGGAAAAGACAATACAAAATCTCATGGGAATATAGTTTTGAATGTTACCGACATCGTCGTAAATAATATAAATAATATAAATAGTGATAATAATAATGCGGATAATCATAATATAAAAACAAAAAAGAGCAAACGTGAAAAAATTAATATTGGAAGTACTGGAAACGTTGAAAACAAATCCAATGAAGCCCCAGTCGCGGAGTCGTCATCGGTCACAGAATCTATTCGCGTGGAAGAAACGAAAGTCGACGCAAATAAAAAAATAGACAATACACTAGCGGTTGCAATGAAACCGTCGACGATTCCCTATATCGAGACACCGTGGTCTATTATTGGTGCATACTTTAGAAACCAACACTTGAAGCGTCTTGTTCGCCACCAAATCGAGTCGTACAATGATTTCGTAAACAATCAAATTCAGCGGACAATCGAGATGTTCAATCCGGTACTCATTGCGTCGGAACAGGATATGTGTCGCAGGACAAAAAGGAATAAACTAGAGTTGCACGTAACATTCGACAAATTTAATTTATATCGTCCTCAAATTCATGAAAATAATGGAGCTACAAAAATCATGTTTCCGTATGATGCACGGTCAAGAAATTTCACATATGCATCCACAATGACGATTGATATTAATATTCGTTATGTCGTAAGGACAGGAGAAAACTTAGAAAACGCACAAACATTTTACAAATCTATTCCAAAAGTACACATTGGGAAGTTGCCAATTATGTTAAAATCATCAATATGTGTGCTCAGTCAATATACTCATATTAATAATAATGTATCGGGAGAATGCAAGCACGACGCCGGAGGCTACTTTATTATTAATGGGAGCGAAAAAACAGTTTTGGGGCAAGAAAGAGCCGCCGAAAATCGCGTATACTGTTTTAATACCTCGAAAAACAACAACAAATGGTCATGGACAGCCGAAATAAAATCCGTACCTGATTTCAAATGTATCTCGCCCAAACAAATCAATGTCATGGTCGCAAACAAAAATAACGGATTCGGGTGCCCCATATATGTTCAAATTCCGCGCATCAAGCAGCCTATTGCGCTATTTGTCGTATTTCGCGCGCTCGGTGTTATATCCGACAAAGAGATTTGCAAGCATATCGTATTGGATATTGACGACGAAACTACAAAACCGATTCTCCATTCTCTACAGGCGTCGATTATTGAAGCAAATACGACTATGACACAAGAGGATGCGCTTAAAATTATTACTTCAAATGTCATGTACACGCCAATGAATATGGACAAAGAAGCTGGAGCGGCGAAAAAGAGAATATTTACGCAAGACGTTCTTGGGAATGACTTGTTCCCGCACTGTCACAGTCCGATACAAAAAATATACTTTCTCGGATATATGGTAAATCGCGTTTTAAGGTGCAGTCTAGATTTGGCAAAACAAGATGACCGCGACTCGTATGTGAATAAGCGCGTCGATTTGACAGGTGCCCTCTTAAACAACTTGTTTCGAAACTATTTCAATAAGCTCGTTAAAGATATGTCGAAACAAATAGTCAAGGAAATCAATACGGGTTCGTGGCGCTCCACCGACGACTACATGAATATCGTCAACAAAACAAACATCTATAAAATTATAAAGTCGACCACCATTGAAAACGGGATAAAGCGTGCACTTTCAACCGGCGATTTCGGTATTAAAAATGTTAACAGTAACAAGGTCGGTGTTGCTCAAGTATTGAATCGTCTCACCTATGTGTCAAGTCTTAGCCATCTTCGCCGCATCAACACACCAGTTGATAAGAGTGGTAAACTTATTGCTCCGCGCAAGCTCCACAACACGACGTGGGGGTTCTTGTGTGTCGCCGAAACACCGGAAGGTGGCAGCGTAGGTGTTGTGAAAAATATTAGTTATATGACGCACTTGACAATCCCAAGTAGCTCGGAATCTTTGCACCAACACGTCGAGCCGTTTATTTCTCGAATGGATAACTTGACCCCGAAGGATATGTTTGTCAATATTAAAGTATTTGTAAACGGCGCATGGCTTGGTAACACATCGACACCTATCGAGTTATACAATACATTCAAGGACAAAAAATCGAAAGGTATTATCAATATTTACACGTCGGTTGTATTTGATATCAAAAATAAGGAAATTCGTATTTGCAATGATGCGGGGCGGCTTACGCGACCGGTTTTGCGCGTAAAAGAAAATAAAGTTTTCATAAATGATAAAATTATCAAGGAACTAAACGCCGAAAATCTTACCTGGGACGACCTGCTAACAGACACGAAAATCGACGAAGCGATTCTAGAATATATTGACCCAGAGGAACAAAACTTTAGCATGATTGCTATGAAACCCGCCGATCTTGTCAAGAAGGAAGGTACTAACTTCATCTACAAGTTTACTCACTGCGAAATTCATCCAAGTACTATTTTCGGAATTCTTGCTTCATGTATTCCTTTCCCTGAGCATAACCAGTCACCGAGAAACACGTATCAATGTTTAGATATAAATGAGACAGTTCTTATGAGCAATGGTATGCGTGTTCCAATCAAGGATGTAAAAATGGGAGATGAGGTGATGACATATGATCCGACTACATTTGAAATATCAAAAACTAAAGTTGTTAACCATTTCATTCAAGAAAATACGCATCCCGTGTACAAAATAACTACCCTATCTGGTCGTGAAATTATTGCTACCGAAGACCACAAATTTTCGACAAACAATGGATGGAAAACGGTTAAAGATATGATTGATAACCCTGAGTTGAAAGTGGGTGTATTTGATATCACGGTCGACGAATGTTCCATTGAGTTTATCTGCATCAAGAGCATTATTCCAGTATCTAGTCGTTTGGTTTCAGATATTGAAGTTGAAAGTGAAAATCACTCATTTATTGCTGGAAATGGTTTTGCTAGTTCAAATTGTGCTATGGGTAAGCAAGCTATGGGCATGTATGTTACAAACTATCAGAACCGCATGGACAAAACCGCCTACGTTCTTACTTACCCCAGTCGCCCCCTCGTCGACACCCGCGTCATGGGTATGATTAAACTCGACCAAATCCCCTCCGGTTCGGCAGTCATCGTCGCAATCATGACGTATTCCGGCTATAATCAGGAAGATAGCATTCTCGTAAATAAGGGTTCCATTGACCGCGGTTTATTCAATGCGACGATTTATCACACCGAAAAAGACGAGGACAAGAAAATCAACGGCGACGAGGAGATTCGATGCAAACCCGACCCTTCAAAGACAAAGGGCATGAAATTCGGCAACTACGACAAGGTCAATAACAAGGGTCTCGTACCGGAAAATACATTTATTGAAAATCGCGACATCATTATCGCAAAGGTTGTCCCCATCAAGGAAAATCGTAACGACCACACCAAGCTCATCAAATACGAAGACCACAGCAAAATTCATCGCACTACCGAGGAATCCTACATCGACAAGAATTTCATCGACCGCAACGGCGACGGATATTGTATCGCGAAAGTCCGCATCCGCACTTCGCGCAAACCAGTCATCGGTGACAAACTATCGTCTCGTCACGGGCAAAAGGGTACCGTAGGTAACATCATCCCCGAAAGTGACATGCCGTTCACCGTCAATGGTATGCGCCCCGACATTATTATTAATCCCCACGCTATTCCATCTCGTATGACGATTGGGCAACTCAAAGAAACACTCCTCGGTAAAGTACTCGTCCAGCTCGGGTTGTTCGGCGACGGCACATCATTCGGCGAACTAGCAGTAGAAGATATTCGCAAGGAGTTGCTAAAGGTCGGATACGAGGCACAAGGAAATGAGCTCCTCTATAACGGCATGACTGGGGAACAGATTGAGTCGAATATTTTCATAGGACCAGCATTCTATCAGCGTCTCAAGCATATGGTAAATGATAAACAACATAGTCGTTCAATTGGACCCATGGTAAATCTTACACGACAACCGGCTGAAGGGCGCTCGCGAGATGGAGGGTTACGATTTGGCGAAATGGAACGTGACTGCCAAGATGAAGACACACCAATTACGCTCTCAAATGGATTAAGTGTAAAAATAAAATCACTCGATGAAAATAATGGATGTGTAAATATTATGGGGTGGAGCGAAGAAAAAAATGGAATGGTTCCTTCTAAGCAAGTAGCATTTATGGATAAAGGAACTCGCGAATGCGTTCAACTGACATTTCAAGATGGTAGAAAACTTATATGCACCGAAGACCATCCTGTTTTGACATCCGATAATACATGGGTTAAAGTTAAAGATATTGAATTGAATGCTACTAAGATTAAGTCAAGTATAACCTGTCCTCTTGTTGATATTAATGAAGAAATTAGAGAATGTGCCGGATGGACGCTTGAATTTGGGACAAGAATACTCGAAACAAATACTCGCGAAGAATTTATGAAAACGCTTGCGTTTGCTCGTATTATTGGATATTTGATTACGGATGGACACGTGAATTCAAAAATTAAAATAGCTCACTTATTTCTAGGACATATGTTAGATGTTGAATCTATAATGAAAGATATTGAATTATTTTGTGAAAGCAAACAAACATGCTTTAACACTAGAAATTTATATATAGTTAGAATTCCAGCAGAATTAAAGCATGATATTGTTCGACTTCCAGGATTAATAAGTGGCAAAAAAGTGAACCAACCTGGAACTCTTCCCAACTTCATATTGGATGAAAAATGCCCTCGTCCTATTGTGCGCGAATTTCTTGCTGGGATGTTTGGTGGCGACGGACACACTTGTGTTCTTGGAATGCATAGAGGAAAACGCGACATCCTTTCATCGGTTTCATTTTCACAAACTAAAACATACGAACATCGCGCCTCGTTACAAAAAATGTTTGAAGATATTCAGAAACTATTGGCAAAATGTGGTATTCACAATACAACTATTCAAAAACCAAAGGAGACATCATTTTCAAAACAGAAATTCGAAGGAAAGGATAAAGCGGACAACTCAGAGCGCAGCTTTCAGTTAACACTCCATGTACCTATGGAACAATTGGTTCCATTCTCTGAAAAAATTGGATTTCGTTATTGCTGCCATAAATCTCAACGTTTGGAAGCCGGAGTATCATATCGCCGTCTGCGTGAAGAAGTGACGCGTCAACACAACTGGCTTGTAAATCGCGTAAATGAAATTACAAAATTTAAGGAGATTAAGGAAAAGAATCCCGAAAAAATGGTACCAACGAAAAAAGCTATTATCGACGCTGTAAACGAACTTAAGAAAACAGAAGGACTCATACATGAATACGCTATCCCGAGTACACACGACATAACGGACCACCTTATCAAAGGAACAGAGTTCGGAAAATTCACAGCAAAAGGATTCCCCAACGCCGAAGAATATCTCGAAAAAATTGGCGCACTAGATTGGTTCAAGAGTGAAAGCGAAACTGCGTCGTGTGATGCTGACGTAGACGTAGACGCAGAAGCAGACGCACAAGAAATAGATGATACAGATATCGCAGCAAACTATGGCGTCACGCGCGACTGTGGCTCTATCCCAACAATGAATCTAACTGTCGTGTCGAGAATACCTGTTGGTCCCAAACAAGTATATGATATTAGCGTAGAAGATACACACTCGTTTCTGGCAAATGGAATTGTAGCACATAACTGCATGGTCTCGCACGGGGCAGCCAGATTTACACGCGGACGCTTATATGACGCATCGGACAAATATCAAGTTCATGTATGTCGCGATTGTGGTATGATTGCAGCTTATAATGATAAAATGGGAATTCACTGTTGCCGAACATGCGATAACCGGACGAGCTTCGCATATGTAGAAATACCATACGCTTGCAAACTACTATTTCAAGAATTACAAACGATGAACATTGCTCCCAGAATCATGACATAATAACGGAGAGTAACATGGCTGATGTTATGCAATATATATAAATATATAAAACTATTTAGTGGATACTTAGGATACTTATTTTTATTTTTATTTTTACTCTTTTTCTTTTAGTATGTGTAAAGTCGAACAAGTTTAGATAAACTGAATTATATTTTGTAATATATGATATATTTTGTAATATATGATATATTTTATAATATATATTATATATAATACATAATAAATAATGTCAAACTTAGGAGGTGGTTTTCAAGGTATTGCGCCAAAAATGATCGGAGGTGGTGTAGGAAAATATGGTAACGGTGGTATGATAGGTGGTAGCGAAAGAGCACAAGATAGGTTCTCCTTGGTACAAGGATGGAACGGCGCTGCCGCAACAGGTGTCATAAACGGTTATCAGCGCAAAATAGGACCTTTTAGAGTCGTTAATAATGCCGGCGATTTTCTTTCTCGTCAGAATTATACATCGGGTGGGTCAAATCAGGTCAACAATATTCGCGGCGGTTTAACAGGTTATAAAGTACTCAGCGGGTCTATTCAAGCTCATAAAGATACCACCGGTATTCCATCGGCGTCGTGCAACCCTCGTTACGTATATGATGGTTCCGACTATGTTCGTTTTAAAAAATTACAAGCTGTGAATAGAAATTTCAATGACTCCACTTTTGGCGGAGACGACTTTTCGGCGTCACAGTCTGCATGGAGAAGAGTTCGCAGAGCTTAAGTATATCGTATATCGTATGATACTATTTACGTTTAGCAAATAGTGTACGTCCTCGTCGTCGTTGTCCTCGTCGTATATATATAATAATATTATTATTATAAATATTATATATATACATATATTACCATGACATCTGTTCCGATTAGAACACTTCAATACTATTTTAATGGTCCGCCATCGCCAACGGTTATTATAAAACAGCGCGGCAATAATGGTATCCAAAGTTGCGTTGCTCCTGCACCAAATCAGCAGTACCCGACCGACCAAACGGGTAATATGGCGAATGCACGCGCATCGTTTATGAATGCACAAAAAACAATATATTCTACAAATCCTCTGCAGCCTTCTACTAGCAAAGTCGCATCGCCGAATAATTTCACTACAAGCATGTTTCATAGTCGATACCAACGACAGGTTTTAGCGGGCAAACCGATTCCCGTTCCTATATGCGGAGACCAATATATTAACATGGTCAAATATAATGCCATTGGTAGATCGGCATATAAAGTCGGTCTTCCGGCTGATGCAGCATACCAGACGAAAAATAACGACAGCACTATTCGAAACATCCGTCGTCAAAGGTGTCGTAGTGGTGGATGCGTAGCACCGAAAAAGAAGGGAGCTGTTGAAAATCCGTTTCAATCAGGTGGTTCGTCTATTTTGTCATCTTTCGGAAACAGACAAATTTATTCGTAGTGTTTGTAATGTTTAGCAAATTTGTCGGAATATATCGATTGTACATTTATATTTTTATATATTTTTTTATATTAAAAATATATAAAGTATTTAAATATCATCATGATGAACAAGTATTTAGTAGAATTTTTAGGAACAATGTTCTTTTTATATGTAATTATTGCAACAGGAAATGCTTTCGCCATCGGCGCTGCTCTTGCGTTAGTTATTTATTTAGGCGGAAAAATCTCAGGTGGCGATTTCAACCCCGCGGTTACTGTAATGATGGTTGTAGCCGGTAAACAACCAAAAGAAGAACTAATCGGATATATTTTAGCACAAGTTTTAGGAGGTTTAGCTGCCTATGAGTTATACAAAAGATTTAATGTTTAATTTTTAATGTTTAATTTTTAATGTTTAATTTTTAATGTTTAATTTTTAATGTTTAATTTTTAATGTTTAAATTGCACTTTTACATTTATAATGATAAACTTTAGTAATAATAATAATAATAAGTTTTAACTATTTATTATTATTTACCGTTAACTATAACTATTTAGTAACAATTTTAATTATAATTATTCATTTAGAAATAATTTATTTCTTTGTGTAATATATAAAATAACAGATATGCAACAACAACAACAGCAGCAGCAAGCACAGGAGCAGCAGCAAGCACAGTCACAACAAGGAGGTCGTCGTAGACGTAGAACCGGTAGAAAGAGCACTCGTCGTCGCGGTCGCCGTGCATCTATGGCTCAAGGTCAGGCTCAGGCTCAAGGTCAGGCTCAGGCTCAGAGTCAGGCTCAGCAACAACAGGGTGGGCGCAGAAGACGTCATCGCAGCTCTCGCCGCAAAACTATGCGCAGACGTCACCGCAGATAAATAATCGGTAAATAAGTAATATTATTTTTATTTTATTTCTGAAATTAACTATATATTAATATCTTCGTTTAATATATAATTATTCACTATTATCATGACAAGACATAAATCTAGAGTTGCTCGTAGAAGCAGACGTAGAGCAAGAAGAGGAACTAGAAAACAATCGGGGGGATTGTTTGGTTTTTCGCTTAATCCATTCACCTGGTTTAAAAAACCAGATTCTGCTCCTGCTCCTCCTGCTGTTGCTCCTGCTGTTGCTGCAACTGCTCCTGCTGCTACTGCTCCTGCTGCTGCTACTGGTAAAACATCATTGTTAGGTAAGTTAGGTAGTTTTTTTGGTGCTTCTCCTGAAACTGAAGCGACGAAGGCTGCTGCTGTTGCTCCTCCTCCTCCTCCTGCTGCTGCTGCTGTTCAGCCTCTTCCTCTTGAACAGGTCGGTGGTAGAAAAACTAGACACCGTCGCCGCAGCCCCCGCCGCCACCGTAAGTAAGTCAAAATATAATCCCCATCTTACGTTTACATTTATTAACGAATAATAATAAATGTAAATGCTATATTACTAATATTTCAAACCGCACCATATTAGTCCCGTTTTTTGTACATATTTGCTAATAATTTTAGAGCAACATATACAGACAATCCACCTAGAGAGTAAAATAATACTCTCAAGAATACGTCATCAGGCATCATCAGTTTCATATTTTTACCATCCGCGTCATCATCGTCATCATCTAAGTTATAGTAGTTTTTATATAATTCCGCATTATTTTTATCCTGGTTTGTATTGTCACTTTGCAGCGTAAATCCTTGTCGAGTACACACGGCTCCTGTAACGGGATTTTTAGGATTTAAATCGTTTGATTCTTTAATAAAATTACAAGGCGATATTTCTTTAATGTCGCTCACCGTGACAAACTGTGTATCATTTCCTTCTCTATTATTTATATCTATTGTTTTAAGCTTAACAGGCAAACATTTGGGTATTCCTGTTTCGGTAAAAACGGAAAAAAAGTCAATCTTGGCTATTGCCATCACATCTTCTATTGCTCCGGGAACGAGACCGCGAAATTCTGAAAACTCTTGTCCTGTATCTTTTAAAATTCCAAGATTACCCGTAGGGACATTGTCAAAATATAAACTCCTTTTTTCCTTTTTTTTTGTATTTTGATTTATACAACTTTCCGATGTCCCTAAAAAATATTTATTCCCCAAAGGCTTACCGGTTGTTGAGGCTTTGGACCTACCTTCTACTAATAATTTTACATAACTAAAAATAGCCGCCACGCCATTTGATACATTACTTAAACTGTCTCCAACTTCTACATTCATCTGTTTGGGTGTTTTTATAAATTTAGAATAATTATAATTATTGTCTACTTCTTCGGACATATCTTTATTTTTTTGCTAATGACTATATCTATTATTAATGTATATAATTATTTACACATATAATTTTTTATTATTTGCCAAAATATTAAATTGCATTATTTATTTCCGATGCAGAAAAAGGAGGCACTTTATCTTGTTTGGAAACGGCAGTAGCTTTTTGGTTATTATCAGAAAACGTATTTAGTTTTGAATTCGTTTCATCTTTTATTCCCTGGTTAATCTCATTGCTTACATTTGTTACTTTTTCTAAAAATTTATTTATTTTAGGTTCGACCTTAGTTGTAATAGTATTATCCAAAATTTTTAATTTTTGTTTCATCTGTTTTATTTCAACGCTATCTTCCTTATCTTTCTTACCTGCATTACCAGTAGTTTCCTCTTTTTTTGTTGTAACTCCTTCTATAATTGATTTTTTATTGCACAGTTTTCCTAAACCATGATATATTATAATCAATCCAAAAACTACTATAAAAAAAAGTAATATTTCATTTTTATATTTAAAATCAAATTTCATCGGACTCATACGTAGTAGATTCATTTGTATTATATTTGTATTATATTTGATTTTACTTGATTTTATTTCTATTTTTATTTCTTATTTCTTATTCTTTAAACTTTTCAAAGTTTCCGCATTTTCTTGATTCGCCTTTTCAGCTTTTACTATTTCATCTTGCATCTTATTTACTCTATCTTCTAACTTTTTGAATCTTTCATTCATAGTCATATCCGCACTACCCGATTCCAGTCCTTCAATCAATCGATTGCATGTAGCTCTCACATAAATCGAGTGTAATAATATGAAACTAAAAAGTATTATAAATATTATTATAGGTATATTTTTCATTTGGTAGTGTTAATTATCTATAATAATAATACAGTTTTTATTTTTATTTTTATAATTATAATAATACAGTTTTTATTTTTATTTTTATAATTATAATAATACAGTTTTTATTTTTATTTTTATAATTTTATTCTTATAATTATAATATTATATTCTATTATAAATGACAAATACTCATCCTAAATCAAATCTTCCCCTTAATTTTAGGGCATCAAATTCATTAATTACTACAAAAGTTCCTCATTCTTCTACCAAAGACGGTTCAGCAGTTAGTATTATTTCCGGATTGAACCGTCCTTTAGCTAATGGTGTAGACCCAAATGTTGCCGAGTTACATAAATCAAATGGACCCAACTTTAAGGCTCGTCCCATAAAACACTGGCGCCGTCAGTTGCGACCTTCTACTTTCGGAGGTTTAACGAGTTCCGGTAGTCGTGTTGCTACCATACGATTGGCTACAACACCCGGCGGTGAAACATACCGCGCAAATAGTGCTAACTGTTCATGTGCAGACTTGACGAACGGCGGAAACGCATATACCATTTCCGAGAAATTTACAAAACAAGGAGAGAATAGTTTGACTCCTGCTTCGCTCGCAAATGGCGTGAAAGTTCAGAATAACGGGTATGTGCAAATCGGTAACCCTTTATTGCTCGCCGGAACGGATGTAAATTATCAGATTTTAACCGGTTTATACAATACAAAATGTATTTCGTGTACCCCTGAAGCAAGAGTAATAAAACCTTCTACTACTCTTTTGAGCAAAGCATATTATACGACACATGAAGCGTATATGAAGTCTCGCACAAATACGTATGAGCAAAAACAGCTGACTGTGCCTATTCAGGGACAAAACGATAACTACTATGCCGCAGATGGAGAACTTAAGTGGCCGTCCGATTCGCCCACCGGTCCCCAAGTATATGCAACGACCGAAGAATACAACCCTCAAAGCACGCAAACATGTAACGGTCGCAGAGCAGGCACAACGATATTTAAGCCGAATAATCGTCAGTATTCTTGTCAAGGCGCCGTTGATAGTAGCACGCGACTCGACCGCCTGAAACTAACGACTGTTAATAAAAATGCCGCGTCCTTAAAAACCGCGTTTGGTGCCGAAGGTGCGAGTGCGTGTGCCTACCGCGGTATATCTGATACGCCGTATTTTCTCAAGAGTAAGTATCAACCGCCGATATGCACGCAGAAGAATTTAGGGGCTATTTATAGACAAAATCGCACCGTTTGCTTTCCGACAATGTCTTCTGATTTGGAAAAACATTATACTACGCGGCTTACATATTATTAATTTCAGGATGTTGTAATAATATTAAAACACTACACTCATTTTATATCTGTATAGTATATAGTATATAATATGAATACTCGACGTTTAACAAAAAAATATAAATATAAAAATAGGAATAAGAAAACTAGGAGAAATAATAGAAGTGGGAAAACTAGGAGAAGAGGGAGAAGTGGGAGAAGGATACTGAAAGGTGGGGTGAGACAAAGTGTTATACCTAATGATAGTAGAGGTAGTGTTAGACCTAGACCTAGTACTGGTAGTTTTAGACCTATAATTGGAACACCATTTAAACCCCCGCAAAAAACTATATTTGACAAAAAAACAGAAATAGAAGAACAAAAATTTATAAAATATTTTTTTAGTGGGTTAGAACATAACCGTTTCGATTCTGCGTTATGCGCTTTACATACTTTTTACACATGCAGTATTGATATTTCTGATATAAATAAAGTTATAAGTTCTGAAGAGTTTAAAACAATGTATGCTAGCAAATTGTTTAAAGAGGTAACAAAATATAGTCACACTAATATCGAGCCACAAGAGAGACTTATGTTGTTTCTATCATATATATTTAAAAAAATATCAGAAGGAGCAACTATACGTTGCAGTAATGGTGTAGTTTTACATTTTACACCTGGTACTGGTAGTTTTCTAAAAATATTAAAAAAATTTTTAGGTTATTTAGATACTGCGTGTGTTTTAACTATATCATATTCTATAGATAAAACAACATTTGATGTAATACGTGGTTCAACATATGCTATAACTGGTAAATTATGTCATAAACCTCTTGGAGTAACAAACGGTCAGCTGGCTTTATATGATTTAGTTACAAGTTTGGAACTTTTGGCAGAAAAATACCCTGAGATGAAAAGTGATATAACAAGATTGTTAGGACTTATGACAACGGGTAGTGGTAAAAATATGGTATATAGTTTTAATACAACAAATATATGTACTTTAATTAAAATGACTCAACAACTTTTTACATATTTTGATGAACCCGAACCTTAAAATAAAACAAAAATAGTAAACAAAAATATATTTTTAAACCCCCGCCACCACCACCAAAAATACAATTAGTGAAATATATATTTATATATAATACATATATACATATATATACATACATATATATAGACATATATATGGCTACACCGCCGGAGAATGATGATGCGAACCATTCAAACGCACCTCTCAATTTTAGACATTCAAACTCGCTTATTACAACAAAAGTGCCCCACTATCCCACAAAGCTCACAACAGGAATGAGTATTATTCCGGGGTGGAATCGTCCCAATGCCAACGGGCAAAACGCAAATATAAACGACAAAGATTATAACGGTCCCAATTTCAAAGCGCGACCTTTAAAACATTGGCGCAAACAGTTGCAAGTATATAACTACAACGGTCCCGCCAACAATTCCAGAACGGCAACGATTTCGGATCTCGACCGCCCTGGCACCACCGTATACCATTTTACACCGGACTGCACTTGTGTTTCCGAAGAAGGAGGAAACTCGTATATTATTTCAAATAACAAATTCGGCTATGAAACAAAGGATGACGACTACTCAAAAGGGGTTCTCGACGTTAAAGTACAGAATAACGGATTTACCGTTGTGCCTTATGATGCGACTACCGCACAAATAAACGACCCTACAAACCAGTCGGCTTATAAGATAATGACAGGCATATATAATACAAACTGTATTAATTGCTCACCACAGGGAAATATAATTCGCAGCGGAATTGCTTTTCAAAGCCAGGCATTTTTTTCATATAGTAACGACAAACTAGAAACAAGGTGCCAAACATACGAGCAAAATATATCGACAAATAAAGAACCAGGGTGTGTATATTTCGACGCGCAAGGAATTCCGCTCTGGCCAACCGATACGCGAAATGGACCCCAAGTTGTTGCGCCTGTTAACTACCAACCGACGCGCTTATTTAATAAGCCTTGCTTATCCGAAACAATTTACAAGCCGAGCAACGTCGCCTTTGCAAAACAGGGTGCTGTATCGGGGTCGACGCGTCTTAGAAAACTAGTATCTGATACAACGATGATGAATGGCAGTTCATTTTATAGCGCAAGGGGTGCCGAGGAAGCGAATCTTGGAAGATATCAAGGAACGAATCTTTCGAGCAACTACTATGTAAAAAATAAACCGGTCGTTGATAGTTGCCGCGGAAGAATACCTACGTCGCCAACACACCAATGTTAAGCGTTCTTTATAGAGATACATATACTATTACATTCACCAGGAATAAAAATAACAATATTTCAAATAATAATATAAAATATTTAGTTTATATTATTACTATAAGCGATGCAACAAGAATCGTCGTCGTCTTCTTCTGACCCATCTAATCCCTCTAATCCTCCAAATCCTGCAATTCCTCCCATTCCTCCCCACAAAAAACTATTACCATTCCAAAAAACAAAACAGGAAAGAAGTTCCGATATAAAGCCCATAATACAAAAATTAAACGAATTAGAGATAAATACATCTTATCCTGCTGTTAAACGCCTATACAAAGAGATTGGCGAGTATGTAAAAGACGGCGAATCACGTAAAATCAATATCGCCTTCCCCGAAGTGAAGCGGCGTATTAAAGGATTCTTGTCCGACGATACACGCAAAGAAACATGGGTGAAACTAGAGGCAGACGATTAATTTTTCTTATCAATCTGTATTTCTTTTCCCAGATTTTTTAATATTTTCCGCTCGTAGTTATCGTAGTTTTCAATAGGTTCGCAAATCGAACGCACCATTGTCAAGTAATCCAGTTGTTTTCTTTCCGTTTCCATCCAGTCGGGATTGTCGAACGCCCACTGTTGCAACGCCGTTCTCTCCTTGTCTGCTATCTTCACAATCGTGTTTTTCATCAGCTCGTGATTCTCATCTTTGCACCACTTGTCTTCATCCTTGATATACATGATGTCGCGTTTTATATCTGTACAATGAATTGGACGTTTGTGAATGTCCAACTCTTTGAGTCCTTTTATCATCACATCGGTAATCCCGCGCGATATCCCGTTTGTCTTTGAAAATAGTAAATCCTCTAGCGTTATCTTCAGCGAATCAATAAAGTCTGTAATATTCAGCGCATCTTTGCAGTGCTCGTTTAGAAAAACATTGAGGTTAAAGTTGTTCGTAGTATTGTTCGTCGTGTTATTGTTATTTGTAGTATTACCTATTTTCGGTATAATAGTTATCATTTGTTCATGTTGTTCTTTAATCTGTTCTTGTTGTTCTTTAATAACTTTCATCATCTCTTCACTATTCTTAATCAATGTCATAAACATCTCACTTGTTATTGTAACATGATTACTAGGGGATATAATAATATTTTTTTCGTTGTCGTTGTTTTCATCATTATTATTTACATCATTTAGCGTATTATTTATATTTTCATATATTAATTTACTTGCTAGTAAATTATGTATTTTTTTGCATGTTCGCTTATGCTTTGCTAGACTCGAATGATGATTATATTTGTTACCACATACGCAAATAAATGTGTTAGATGATGATTTTGGCATTTTTAATGTAGCATCATGTAGTCTTTTATGCTTGTTGGTCTCAATATGTAACTTGTAATTAGATTCTTTAGAGCATTTAAAGTCACATTTTTCACATATAAAAAATAGGCATTTTCCGGCTGTTATTTGTGTAGTCATTTCTATATATATAGACTACATAAAAAATGCCTAAACCTTTTTTATATAATATATATAAAAATCTCAAAAAAAATATGGTAACAAAATTTCAAACTTAAAAACACGATTTAGAGCATTATGCTCTGAGTGATGAATGCAATGAATTTTTTATATTTCTACCCCCGGTTTTCAAAAATGGACAAAAATAAATGTCCAATTCTGAAAATCCAGGTTTAGATTTGAAAAAAACAATCATCATCACTTCTTCGGCGTCCGCCCTCCCAATTCCGCGGGGTTACCTTTATGCTGTGGGTGGCGATGCAACGAGGTGGTCACGTGGCGACCATAATGCTGCGAAATATAAAAAGTAATAAAAATAGGTAAAAAAGGGGAAAAAAGGGGAAAAAAGTGTAGTTTTCAGTGGGGTATTCTTTTGATGTCCGTTTTTGAGGAAAGTCGTTTTTCGCAAACATGGTTGCCACTTTTTTGACCATCGTGCGGGAACCCTCGCGGGGCAAACTATGCTGCTCCATTTCCCCGAATTAATAATACGTTATAGTTGATAAAAAAAACAATTGGGATAATGTAACAATATAGTTTTGCATAAAATATGTCATCTACTTTAGAAAAAGAGGGTGTCGAAGAAACGAAGAAGAGTTCTTCGAAAAACAGAAAAAAGCTTAAAATGATAGAGGATAGCGCGATTCGAAAGTTTTGCATGTATATCTATAAAAAGTTTAATTTGAAAGACGTACAAGAGAGCACGCTTTATCGCCACATACATGACACATTTATTTTTTTAGTTTCTTTTATAGCCTTGTTTAGTATGAATTTAACACATATGACTGTTCTTTTTATAATCGTTTCATTTGATGCTTTTGCGATAGTTGTTAGACACGGATGCCCCTTGACTGCACTAGAACGAAAGTATATTAAACGATCATCGTGTGATGACCGCGATGAGATATTGGGTGCACTTGGTATATCCTATAACTGTAACCACGAATATGAGAAACAGGTGGAGTTGCTTATTAATGTCTGGATGTTGGTTGCTGCAAAGTGTATGTGCATTATAGTAATGAAGATGTTTAATATCAAACTATTCAACTATAATAATATATATTCGAATGATTGAATAAAATAGGTAAAATAGTAATAAATAAATATTAAGTATTATAATTAAGTATTATAGTTAAGTAGGTATAATTAAGTATTAAAATATAGATAAAATGGATTTTATATTAGAAAAAGCGAATCATATTATAAACATTTCACTGAATGATTTATATAAGTTTTTGAATATATTTTTCAGACCGAATTTATCGGAAAACATAAAAGTAGTGAATAATTTAAAAGAAAATGCAGCATCGTGGATAATAATGCTAAGTACTATTTCTATCATTTCTTATCCGAATATATTTTTAGGAGTACTTACATTTGTGGTTTTTATATTCATTGCTTATTTTTTTCATGTAGTGGCGCATGTTCATAAAAATATCTTTTCAATTGTTCATCATTATCATCACGAAAATGATAATTTCTTCTCGCATTTTATTCAGATACTATTAGAGTTATCGATACCGTATCCTTTTGTAATGGTATCGTATTTTTTCGGAGTAAAAATATTAGACCCCTGGATAATTCTTTATTTTATGTTGTTCTATTGTTCGGTTCATAATGTTAACTATTCAATCTTCAAAGTAAATGGCGTGCATCGCTTACACCACACAGAGGTGAATTTAAATTTTGGACCTGATGTATGTGATGTAATGTTTGGTACAAAACATAGCAGCGAAGACTGTGTAGAAAATACGAATCACTATATTCCAAATATAATAATAATTACATTTATTGTGCTGATACTCAAGTACGTATGTAGGACAGAATGGGTAAAAGATAGTTTACTAGTTGGTCTGATAACATTATTATCTAGTGGTATTCTGATACTGTTTTTTTCTTCTATTATTCTGTGGCATTTAGAGTGTAAAAAATATAACAATAAGATAGAAAACCGATTATGTGGGGAGGGTGTGGTTGCGAAGGATGAGGACAAGGGGTGTATTGAAAAGGATGCACCCGAACCCGAACCAGAACCCGTCGAAAAATAAATTATAAAAATAGTGAAATGTTGTTATTTTTATAATTTATCTAATCAATATATAATATAAGATAAAAATATAAGATAAAAATATAATATGAGTAAAATAAATGCCGATTTAGATAAAAGATTAAAACAAACAGAGCCGTGTTATACCTTCGAAAAACTAAATTACGAATCCGGATTTTTAGATGCAAGTGTAGACGTTACGTACATTATTCATTTAGAGAATAGCCAGCGCTATGATAATATTATCAAACAACTAGAAAAATATAAACCTACAAAAACAGTTTATATATTACTGAATAAAGGTTTCAGTAAATGTAACAAACAAGGTATTACATCTGCGCATTCCGATTTAACGGATTGTTATTTACAGATATTTAAACATGCACAGAAACTGAATGTCGGAAATATTCTCATTCTCGAAGATGACTTTGTTTTTAGTGAAAAGATAAAAGAAAGCGAACATATTACAAATATTAATAACTTCCTTGAAAAGAAATCCGGCGATAATTTTATTTATTTTTTAGGCGCTATTCCATGGTTTCTCATTCCGTACGACTCATACAATTACAGATGCATGTGTTCTTCGGGAACACACTCGGTGATTTATAGTAAGGCACATCGCGACGACTTTTTAGAAAATTTTAACAGAAAGTTGCTTGTAAATGATTGGGATATTAACTACAATATTAACTTCACGAGTAGGTTCATTTATTATATACCCTTGTGTTACCAAATATGCAGCAATACTGAAAATTCTAAAAATCCCAAATTTGAAAATAAATATTTGTCATTTGCTTCCGAGGTTGTTACGTATTGTAACTATAATATTATTTTTAGAATATTGGGTATGGATAAGAATCCAGAACCGGGATATTCTTTTTTTTACTTTTATGCCAAATTCATATTCTATATTGCTGTTTTATTTTTGATATATTCGCCATTCCTTATAGTGTATTGTATAAAAAATTATGATACGATAAAGAGATACATACTTGAATTTATAAATACTGTTAGGGGCATTTCTTCTAGTTAGTATACTTTCTATTACTTTTTATATTTGTAAACCCTTCTTGTTTTTTTTCTATAGATTTTTCTTCTTTGACTTCTTCGACTTCTTCGGCTTCTTTGACTTCTTCGGCTTCTCGTGTATTGACTACCACCTATCTGACTTTTATTTTCACTTAAAAATACTAGTTTTTTAACTAATGTAGCATTTTTTGATAATATTCCCGAAATGTATTGATAACTAACTTCTTTATCACTTACCTGTATTGGGAGGTCGTGTCTATATAATTCAAATATATAACGATGTTTTCCTGTTTTAGGTGGAGGAGATGGCTTATAGTAATTTTTTATAGATGTACCGCTACTTATATTATTACTATTTTTTGGTATATTTATTATTAACCAGTGAATAAATATTCCTTTTACAGAGTCAGGGTCATACATAATCAAACTTGAATACTTTGATGGAATACTATTTATCGTTACTGTAGGTTGTGTAACTGTTTGAGTCAATGGTAACTCTTGATAAGGTTTAGTTTGAGTTATAATGTTGTTACCATTATATGCTATTTCCATTTATTATATATATTTATTGCGTATATATACATATACATACACAATAAAAATTTAAAAATCAAAGTTAGTTCACATTAAACATGAATATTAAGTATTAAAAAACGATATGCTCATCTATCCACTTTTTTATTCTACTATTTGTTGGTTCTAGTATTTTATTTAGTCCATCAATATAAATATCAAAGCTCCCGTCATTTTTAATCATAATATGTAATGTATTGTATATAATATTGTATACTTCTTGTGTGTATATATCTGTTATGCGAATAAAAACGTCATCAATATTCTTTACTTCGGGAGATGATGCATCTAAAGTATAATCATTACCAGATATGACTGTAT